AAGCTGCCAACTAGTATGCGTGGGAGGCTTACAATAGGGCGCATGGTGCTAAGACCAAGGGTATTGAAACACACTTATCAAATCTTGGCCTCATTGGTCAGAAATGGTTATCTCAGCGCATTAAGAATAAGCAATATGGAGATGTGCTTGATATGTATCAGCAAGATCTCGATAATAAGAATGCTGCTTTAAAAGCAATATATGGTATAGATACTAATGCTACAACTGGTACAAAAAGTGCAGCAACAAGAGGATCTATACCTATCGATTATAAAAATATAGCTCCAGGTTGGACACCTAGCTAGTATTCTCCATTTTCAGGCACACCAAATATTCCTTATCAAAGCACAGGTATCAATAGAGGTGTATTAGGTTTGGAATATGGCGACTATTCATTAAATAAGCTTAATGCCCCTTATGGGAAATATTGGTATCTAGATCTAGATAAAGTTGCTGATTCTGCAAAATCTACAAGAAATTGGGCTAAATCTAAAGAATAGTATTAGAGGGGCGCTTTTGGCACACCATATGAAAGAATTAATTTCTCTAGCGATTACACTGGTGGATTTGGTCCTAATGGATTATTCTTACCAACATGGGCTGGAAGTGAATTTGATTATAACCCATATAATAAAATTAGTTTAAGACAAGGATAATGATAGGAATGTATGACGAACCAGTAGCGGTCCCTATTATAGACCTACTGGACAGCAGTATGATGTCGTAGTACATCAGTGCTGCAAGAGAACAATATAACTAGGCTGTACAGGATTAGAAAGAGTTTGCTAAGGAGTTTGGTGATCTGTACAGTCCTAGTTCAGGGCTTAATAAAGCATATTACGATTAGACTAAGGGAAGAGTAAACAAAGCTATTGACTATATGTATTAGAATGGTATAGATCCTCTTAGATCAGCAGAAGGAAGAGCATATATAGCTAAAATTATTAGAGAAGTTCCTTATGATAAGATCTCTAAATGGAAAACAGATGCTGATAATATGAAGACATTCTAGAAGGCTGCAGCCTCAATGGTAGCAGAAGGAAAACTTACCCAAGATTAGCTTAATTGGCAAATGTAGAAATATGGATTGGATTATGATAAATTTGATCCATATACATAGAACTGGAACACTTTAGCACCTACAAAGATGGATACGCTCGAAGATCTCACAAAGATTCCGTACAGTGTACTCAAACCAAGCAACCTTACATAGCAACAAGTTGAAGCTATGGGTTATAAGTATGATCCAAAGAATGATTACACTGGTATTACAGATTAGATGATTATTGATACAGCTGGAAAAGCTATTCCGTCTGTTATGTCTACAGCTGCTGGAGAATATTATTATGATAAAGCCAAACAGTAGTTACAGTAGGCCGGTGTATCCAACCCTACAGATGATTAGGTTAAATAGCAATTATAGAATACTGTAGCACAACTTTGGGAAGGTAAGAAGAATATAGCATGGGATCCTAATAAATATTCATTGCTCAATTATTAGAATATACTTGCTGATTAGCTTGATGCTAAGAAGTCTGCTAGAGACCTTGCTAATCAAAAAGCAATTATAGACTATAAATACGAAGACGATGTAAAGCGCGCTAATAATCCAAGTATATAGAATTCGTCAAGTTCGTCTAGATATGGTAGAGATGGTAAGCCAAAAAATCTTTGGACAATATTTGATGTAGCGTACAATAAGCCAGGCTAGTCTGCTGGACTTGGTACTACAGACGATTATTAGAAAGAAGGCGTCGCTTTTTCTGATCCAGGAGTACAGGTAAGACGAGTTAAGACTAATGGTGAGTATTAGACAGTTGTGACATTTAAAGTTGGCGACGCACATCCTGTAAAACGAGGAGGATTTAAATCTGATGGAACCACAACTCCACCTTGGAAGAAAGCTATGAAAGGCAGATAGGTTAATGCTACGGTAATAGGTGGTCTTACATATAATGCAAAGACAGGAAAGTACTATGTAAGATGTAAGCTTGATAATACTAGCGATCAGACAGACGAAACATTACGTAAATTGAGTAGTGTTACAGAATTCTGGCTCCCTGTTAATGAAACACATAAGGGTTCTCCGTCAAATACAGAGAATCAGCAAGAACCAAATGATTAATAATTAAATTATGGCAAATTACAATTTACTTAAGTCCCCAGCAGAGGACTATTTTAGAGGGTAGGCTAAAAAATTTGGTATAACATTACCAAATCAACGCAAATCCGTTCCTAATAAAAGGACTTAGGCTAATGTACCAAGTTATATATCAAGACAATCTGGTTCAAGATTGGAATCTGATATAATGCCGCACGGAAATTGGTACAAGCCTAGTCAAAAATCTATTCAGAGATAGAAAGACGCTATAGCCGAATATGATTGGAATAAACATATTGACAGCTTGTACAAGAAACAATATCAGTCAAATAGGCAAAAGATTGATGCTCAAGATGATTCTGAAGACATGCTTTCTGATGCAGAGAAAGAGAAGCAATCTAAACTCGAAGAAGAAGCTCTTCATCAAGAATATCTAAAGAGTCCACTGCACGCAATATTCGGTTCTATGGGCTCTCCTTTAACTGGATCTTATGATGGACTTGGAGAAACATTATTTAATATTGGATAGAGGGCTGGTTTATTCTCATCTCAGTCTAGTGATCTTGGAATTGAAAGCACAAAGGGTAAGATTGCTCTCGCACAAACAGATCAAGCTAAAGCAGATGCATGGGCTAAACGAGAGCGATTAAAAAGAGATTTAAAATCAAAAGAAGACCAATGGAACTATCTTAAAGCAAATCCGAAAGCTTAGGTTAAAGGCGACGCATGGAGAGATACGTATCTTCTTGGGTAGGATTTACTTAAGACTTACGATTAGTTATAGGATAAAGATCTCAACGAATTGGCTGACGCATATAAATCTTCATGGATGAAAGAACATAATGGAGATGCTGTTGAAAAAGCGTTTAAAAATGCATTTAAAAACACTTTTGGCTGGAATAATGTAGCAACAAATATAACTTCTCAATTCGCAGGATGGGTGTCTAGTTTTATTCAAAATAGAGCAAGAGAAGCTGGTATGGCTAGCTCTAATATTGACACGTTTGATGGTACAGGTAGATCTAAAGAATAGATGGCTAGAGATTGGCTTGATAATTATAATAAACAGCTATCTGATAGATTCGAGAAAGCCCACCAAGGAATGAGCTTGGATCAAAAAGAGATTGAAGCTAATCAATTTAAAGCTAAGCGTTAGCAAGACCTTAAGGATTACAAAGAAACTCTTGACGATCAAATGCGTAGGGCTTCTAAGTGGAAAAACTTTTGGAATGTTAGTAAACATGCTGAGAATCTTGCCAATATACATGCCAACGACGACCTTTTAACACCTGATTATTGGTTGTGGAATTTACCACAGCAAATGGGTTCTTCTTGGTCTTCGGATACAGGTAATATAGGTAATCTTATTACAACTGCTGGTACTATTGGTTCTTTTGCTTTAGGCGCAGCAGGACATCCGGAAGCTGGTTTTGCATTGTACAATGCAGCTAATGCGGCAGCACTCCCATTTAATTTACAAGGTGCATAGGATGAGAACTACGCTGAAATTGCTCAACGTTGGACATAGAATTATCAGTAGAATCTTAACAAATATGAAGCATAGGAAGCATTAGGTAAAGCACAAGGTATTTCTGCATCGTATAAAGATTTACAAAAGCAGTCTGTAAAATTTGCGATGTAGAATGGTATGTCTAAGAAAGATGCTGAGGCTAGATATGACCTAAGTACACAACAAGGTAAAGAAAAAGTTCTTGGAGATTATTTGATGGGTGTTACAAAAAGTAACGATCCGCGTTTATCTAAATCTAAACTTGGTACCACAAAAGGTCTTGAGCAGTAGTTTATGATAGATAACGTCAGAACTATGGGTACCGAAGTTGTACAAAACGTTATATCGTATGTACAACCTGGCAACAGTCTTTCTAATCTATACCGACAAGCCGTGTATAAGCTTCCAACAACTAAGATTGGTGCAAAACTTGCTACAAGTAAAGCTGGTAGACTAGTAATAGGAACAGACTATGCTCTTGCTGGTTTAAATGGCGCTATTGAAAGTAAGTTTGCACAGGCTGGACAGTATATTAATTCTCTTACAAGTACAGCTGGTAAAACAGGAGCTAAAATTGGTTCTACAACAATGGATGTACTTGGTGGTGGAGTTCTTGGCCACTATGTTGGTGCTGGTATTGGCGCTGCAGTAGGAGAAACTGCAAGAGGCATTAAAGGTCTTGCCAAAGAAATAATGCCACAAGCTCTTAAGGATGCTGGCGTAATGGCCAGTGAGGCTATTGCAAAGAAAGCTGAAGCTTTAGCCACAATGGTTGGAGCAAAAACATTAAAGAGAAAACTGTTAAAAGCTGCTGTAAAAAACCCTAATACAATTGCCACTCTTAAGATGCTTAACAAATATGGTATTAATACTGTTAGAAAAGGTATCATAGATAGAGCGTCTGAAGGTAATGAAGAAATTATACAGCAGTTGAACGCTAATGCTGCTGAAGAGTTTGCTAAAACATATGGATACGGATCAGCAGACTTGCTTAGTCTAGCGTTCCAGGATATGGCTTACAGCAAATAGGTAACGGATTTCTATAAAGGTATGTTTGGCCTTGGTGAATCTGAGCTTTACAACGATATGGAGATGTTGTCAAACTGGCGAGGCGGTTTTGCTATGGGTGGTATGCATCCTATGGTAGCTATGAACATTTATCACGCTGTTAACGATATTAAGAATACTGTACAAGTAAAAGACGCCATAATGCATAGCGCACTTCTTGATAGAGAGCAAGGTAAGATGAATAGAGCTAGTAACGCTGTAATCTCAGACCAGATCTCTAAGGGAAGATATAATTAGTTGACTACAGAAATATAGCAGCTCAGAGAGGCTGATTTGAAGCGAGAGAGACCACGTTTCGGTGAACAATATTGGAACGACTTACAGTCTAATGTTGAACGTATTTCTGCTCTCGTAAACAATAAATAGATTGAGCAGCAATATCGCCTTAAAGGTATCAATAAAGGCACAGAGCAATACAATGTAGCTATAGCTGATAGGGCTAATATCGAGCAATAGTTATCTGCTAATAGAAAAGCTTAGTAGGAAGCTGAAATTAGACTTCAATAGATTTACGGATAGCAGGGTTACCAAAATCAGGTAGAATAGGCTGTAAATAGACAAGAGTAGTCAAGAGATCCTCTTCTGACTGCTATAAATGCAGCTACAGCAAAAACTAAGGCTATTGAGTCTTATATTAACAGAAAAGTAGATGAATATAAGAAGTCTCTTAACACAGCAGCTTTACCTCAAGAAGAAGTAGAAAAATCTGTAGCAAAATATAAAGAGTCCATTAAAGATGAGGCTAATGAATACGGTGAAAGATTTGTAGAAAACTCTCAGAAAGAAGAGCACGATAGACACATAAATAACTTCCAGAGAAATTCTGAAGCTCACAATAGAATGAAAGCATTGCTTACGCTTAAGGCTAAGATGAATTCTATTGATGATATATTTAAGTTTGCTCACGATAAACTTGGATTAAAGACAGTTAGACCTGATGCTAAGTTATTGTCAGCAAATATAGATAAACAAATTGCTCGCGCAAAGCAAAGTTTGGCTAAAGCTTATAAGAATTTTGACGAGAAGTCTACCGATGAATAGACATTACAATTCTTGAACAATTTTAGCGAGTCTGTTGGATTTAATGATAATGAGATCCAGGAGCTTGAACAAGCTAGGGCTATGTATACAGCTAATGAATCCTTACTTAACTCTACATTATCAATTCATACAGAAGGTGTTACACGTGATGATAATGGTAATCTTGAGTATAATCCAGATGAACTTAGGTATCAGAGAAAGTAGGCTGAGTTAAAGTAGAAGCTTGGTGATAAATATAAGCCAGAAGAGCATACTAGAGCTGCGGCTAAAGATGGATCTAAGAGTAAGCTTAATGAGCGTATCACAAAGATTATTGATGCAAATAAACAGAATGAAAATATCGACTGGATGTTGTCTGATATATATTCTGGAGACGCTGTAACAAAGCTTACAGAGGATTACTAGAATGATATGCTTAAAGCTGCCGAGGAAGATATAAAAGACATTAATGCTCAAGCTAAATAGGCTGTAGATCCAACAGAAACTTAGCAAAAACACACAGCTACTACAGAGGAATTACAGAAACATGTTGAAGAATACAAGCGTCGTAGAGATAAAGCTAGAGAGCATTATAGAAAGAAGCGTAAGACTAGAAGAAATAAAGCAAGAGTATCATTCTTACTTGGTTTTGATGAGCTTGCAATGCAATCATTTGATGGACTTATGGAGAACGCCAAGGTTGGTTTCTATAAATTCGAATAGCTTTATAATGATATAAAAACTATTCTTCAAGAAGAAACTGGACAAGATGGCGGTCCATCAGTATTGGCTTTAGCAAAAGCTATGTATATTCGTCATTATCTTACATCTACACGTAAAGAGAAGGAAAATATGAACACTCCTATGGATGTGTAGTCTTATGGCGCGCAGGTTGCCACACATGCTTCATAGGACACGTCTTTTGACGGATATAGAAAAGCTTTGAAGCAACAGCAAGATAGGGCTCTTGTGCATTGTTTTCATACAACTATAGCATATGATGACAATAATGCTCTACATGTATTTGAAAACATAGATGAGATAGATAGACTCGAAAAATAGTCTTTATATCCAGATATACAAGAGTAGATAAATATTCAAGACAAATAGTAGGCTATACAATTTCTTACTGAGAATGCAGATAGATTTGGTAACCGTGATTATACAGATATTCTTGACGAACTGTTTAAACAGGATAATAAAGAAGAGCTTCTTGATGGATTTGCTCACTATTTAGCATCCATTGATACGCAGTACAATAATGTGTAGTCAATAAAGGATGGTGAGGCTATTAGAGAATTAGTTTAGGCAATAATGCTTGGTAATGACTCTTATGTAAGCACGTTACAAGACTTTGAAGGTATAGATTAGGCAACATAGTATATAAAATCAGTAAGAGATAGAATGCTTAATGGAGGGTAGTATAGGATTCTTAATACAGACATCCCTATATACGGTTACGATGATAAAGGTAGAGCCGTACAATCATAGGCTGATATTGTTCTTGTGGATAACGATGGTTAGTTACTTGTAATTGATGTGCGTTCTTCATATTTACCTGATATAAAGGGTAGAATGCTTAGTGGCTAGAGAGTTAATTCTATGGCTAGAGAAAGCATGATAGACCAGGAAAAGAGATAGCTGATGAGAACCAACTAGATTCTATACGATATATTTGGTTCTAACATAGAGGGTACATACGTTATGCCATTCTATAGTGATAGAAAGGCTAATAGAATGTTTGCTGAACCAGTATTTAAAGTAGAGATGCTCGATTTCAATAAACCTGTAACACCTTACTATAACAAGTCTAATGAAGATATATCTAATGAGGTAGTTAAACCTTTACAAGACAAAGTGAACGATCTTATATCAGATTTGCAAAGTATATACGATAGTATTGCTGAAGCTGGTGGTGAACGTAAAACCGTACCATCTTATGATATATTTAAAGAAGGCTCAAATAAGGACGAATTATTGCTTCAGATAAGAGATCTTTACTCAGCTATAGAATCTATCCAGAGCTTAAAAGAAGACGCTCAGATGCGCTTAAATTAGCTCCTATAGCCTAAATAGCACGAGAATACCGTACCTGAATTCTACCCAGAAGATGCGTTTGATCACGTTATTGTAGATGAGCAATATTAGGCAGGCTTAGATACTGTACACGAGATTTGCAAAAAACTTGATACACTGTTAAGCTCTATTACAAACCTTAACATTACAACAGCGGACGAACGAGCTCAAGTTAATGAGCTTATTTATTCTATATATGACGCATAGACGGCACTTGACCAATTCTATGGTAGTGATCAGTTTAAAGTTGGTGACACTCTTCCAGAGCAAAAACTTATAACAGCTGCTATTAACAAGCTCGTAAGCAATAGAATGATGTACGGAGATGCCGCAAACAAGGCTTTGCAAATGTGGCAGACTCAATTTGCATCCAATATTGGTAATCCTAGCTTTACTTATTTTAACAAGATCAAGTCGTTTCTTGCTACATTTGATGGTGAGTTTATGAATAGTCTTGTTGGCAATAAGAGTTTACAGAGATTCTGGAGTACAGTTATAAATAATTAGCTTAAATTCCTGGCTGATAATGCAAAGAACGTACAAAAGACTAATACAGCTCTTGATAATGCGCTTACTGATACTATTTACGATGCAGAAGACTTCATTAGAGAATATAACCAGAGATTCCCTGTAGATCCAAATATTGATGATATACTTGATATAAACAACGCGTAGAGTATCAATATGATTGACGACCAATGGAGAGAGTTGTATAGTGATACTACTAAACACTTCCCTGCATTTAGGGCTAAACTTGACCCACATTACTTCTCTATAGCGCTTGATCCACATTTGATTTATCCAGACGCTTCTGGAAAATCTGGTAATGCTGAACTTGTGTGGAGAAACAATGAAGTTCAACTTAAGCTTGCAGACTCTAAAGGTAGAACAATCTTTATGACATTCGACCAGGGTAACGACGCCGGTCCTAGAGGCGTAGATCCAATATACTTTGCTAGAAAGAAGGCTGCAGACGCTGTATTTGTGCAGAAAGTTAAATATATGCTTGACTTTATGAAAGCACATCAAGGATACCATATAAGTATGAAATTAAGTCGTTCTAAGGGCTCAATTAAGAATGGTAGCGAATTATAGCCTGTAAGTAAATTCTTGTTCGCAGGAACGCTTAATTAGCATGATTTGTACAATATTACATGTGACGCTGGTAACAGAATAGGTTTTCTTAAAGCTACGCAAAACGTAAACACTGGCGATGTAACAAAGATGGTGTATGGCGGTCCAGAATTATCAACTTTAATCAGTGGATTTGATCTTGAATATATAAAACGTACAGCTATAACACAATCTGGCAATATAGTATACTTCTATGATACTGGTCAGACTGAGAAGGCAGTAGATAACAGATGCATTGGTACGCCGTTAATATAGCCTAAGTTTACGTCTGGTCAAGGTGGTTAGGCTAATAAGATTGCAGACCTTATATGGTATAAATGTTATCAAGGTTTAAACGAATATCAAGGATACTCTATAGATGACCTGCTTAAGTAGGTTCTTTATATTAAGGCTGACAATAAAGTACTAAACGAGAAATATAACTCAATAGAAGGTCTTGTTACATTAGATCCGGCTAACAAGAGAGTTATTATAGGCAATGTTATTTATCCTACATAGAATCCTAGTGTAGACTATGCTAATATCTATAATGCGTTGTGTAATATGTATATGACAAAAGACGCTGCATTTGTTCAGTAGAATATGCAGCAGTATATATAGTCATCACATAATAGTGTATTATCTAAACTTAACGCACAATATGCATCAGATCCTAATCTTGATAAAGTTGAGCTCCCAAATGGTCTTACGTTTACAAGAGAAGACTTTACTCACGACGGTAAGGGTACAACTGGTCTTGGTTATATGTTGCGCAACGGTTATTTGATGTCGTACGCAGCTAAGTTAGAGCCACCTACAGTATATGTAGACAACGTAGAGCTTGTGCAAGACCATCCGGACGAAAGTGCTCAGCAAGTGTCTAAAACAGTCGCTAAACAAGATATTCAATAGCAGCAAAAGTAGGCTGAAGACACATTTATGTCTTTATTCTATGAACAAGATTTAAGTGAGTTTGATGGACAGAAAGAAAAACCTTCGTTTGCTAACGCTGTTGACGAATGGGTTAGAAAAACCACTGGCATTACTCCACAATGGGTAGAGAACGAGAGGTTATCAGATGCGGCTTACAAAAGGAATAGTGCAGTACTTGCTAAATGTACAGACGCTGTTATTTAGATGTCTAATTCAGTTCCTTATACTATTGGTTTCCACGAAGGATTCCATAGAGCGTTAGAATTACTTGTAGAGCCATCTATTAGAGAATAGATGTATTAGGCATACAGAAAAGCTCATCCAGAAGCTGCTACAGAAAGAGATGTAGCTGAGGGATTGGCTGATTTATTTGTCGATTATATGCTCGGCACAAAAGATGCTAATAGTATAAAGAAACAAGGCTGGATTAAGAGGAATATAAAGAAAGTAGCTAACAGATTAAGTATATTATGGCATTATAGAAACAATGCTAAAGCGATTCTTACGCTATTTAATGACATCAAATCTGGGAAATATGCAGATAAACAGGTAAATAAAGAATAGCAGAATAGATTCAAAAAGTTGTTTGGCGAAGACTTGCATTATGAAATAAATGGACGCAAGTTTGATCATATAGGCTCTGCTGCTGAGAAAGAACATATGGCTAGAGCCCTTGGGTACATTATAGTAAAGTCTGCAAAAGATGCTACTGATATATATGATGCTGTACACAACTCTTCTGAGCTTCCTATTAAATACATACCAATGAAGGTCATAAACAACCTTATTGGTGAGCCTGGTTCTGTTAAGCCTGTTCTGAATGGATAGTATATGTCTGTGGATTCGGTTACCCCTACATAGCAAGCATTTAGAGAAGTATTTTACGCAGAATTAAATGATAAAGGTGATGTTATATTCCCTAATTTCTCAGCTATATCAAAAGAGGTACAGAAATATCTTACTGAAATAATGGATGTCTATGATGGCAAATATCAACATGATGACGATTCCGAGACAAGCGACCAGGAGGAGAATGATTATGGAAAGTCTATCGAAAGATATGATAAATCTGCGTTCGAGTTCAACAAGCTTGATTCTGTAAGCAAACCAGTGAAGATGTTCTTTGCTACAATACCTTATTATAAGTTTAATGATAATGGTAAACTTACACTTGATACATCTAAGAACATATATGGTATTCCTACATTTATGCCTATTAAACAGGTGTTTAATGTGGTTGTTAGTAAGTTGCATGATGTTAAAACACCTTTAGACTTATTGAATAGATTACAAGAGTTATCTACATAGAATCCTATGTATATGGCTATATATCAGAAATATAGTGATCTATACAATTCTATCTACACATTCAATAATGACGATCAACTTGAAAAGATAGACTTCGATAAAGAGGCGTTTATGATACAGATATTTACAGCTATCAAGGGTCACGAGCACAATTTTATTATTGGTAGGTCTATACGTAATAAGAATGGAGGTGTTGAAGTTAAGATATCTGATGCAAACTTCGATAGAGACGCAAGAATGTACCCTAAGCTTTGGAATTCATTCTTATCTTCTGGTCAATCTGGTTTATTGTAGAGATCAGTTGGGTAGAATGGATAGATGCTTCTTTCTACAAAGTATAACACAAAGAATACCTAGGTAGATATGCCTACGACAGTAGCAAGAAATGCATTTAGGTTCATATCTCAGTTTTTCTCTGATTTGTAGTAGCAGATACTGAATGATTCTGCTAGCGAATTTAAGATAAACGGAAGAGTTAGAAGCGCAGCATCTAATAGTGATATCGAAGTACTTAAGGATGATATATGTAAAGAATTTAATATGCTTGGCATAAACTTTACTAAAGAAATGCTTGATCATATGTTGTCTACAAAGTATAACGGTGTTGGCAGAGAAGCTCTTAAGAAGTGGATCACATCTACAGGTGTATCTAACATTAACAGTTTTATTGATGCCGTAGGCAAAACTGTACAAGCTAACGGTTATACAACTCAAAGATCTATAGATGAAATATTTAAGACTGGTTTTATTAGTGAATTAGGTAACTGGGCTGGAGCTTATATGAAGATTACTACAGACAAGATGTCTAATGGTATGGATGGAACTAAGTTGTATAATGAGTCTCAGAACAATAGTATTAGTAATACTACAGAGAATCTTAATAGCCACGATAAGAACAATATGGTAGTAAAAACAATACTATAGTCTAGCTACAATATTATGAACAATAATGGTGTAAATATGGGTTCTATTGTTGCTAAGCAGTTATAGAATGGATAGGATTTTAACATTAGTATTTACACACCTATTGGTTTTAAATCTGATAATCGTGGAGATAATGGTTCAAAGTATAGCAATCTTGCAGAAGCTGAAGACTATATCAATAAGTTCGCAATGCTTCAGAATGGATACTGTATATTCCCAACACTTGCTGATAAGGGTACATATATGGTTCTTGGCGGCATAAATATTCCAGGAATGGAATTCGGATAGTCAGATAATGGTGCCTATACTGTATCTGGTGCTCCAAAGATGGTATTCTTAGATAGTACGCACTATTACTTACAGCCTAATCAATCTGTATTAAACTAGTTTATCGACTATGCTTATACAGAGCGTGAAGCTATACTTGATTGTAGAGAACAGCTTGGCTTACCTGTAGATAATCCTAAAGGTTTACCTGTACTTAATGATGAGGATAAGATAATGAATTATCACATCGGTAAGAAGGGAAAGTAGCCTGGTGGTATTCAGTTTAAATCACTTACAACACTTAGAGTGTATGAAGATGGACAGATTAAACGCTACGAAATAAGCAAGATGTCTCCTGATGAATAGCTTAAAACTCTTAATGAGCAATTCTTCGACAAATCTAGAGAAGAGCAAGAACAGGTAATGTCGTTAACTCTTTAGGAGCAATATGAGAACGAAGTAGATAAAGCTGTTAGCCTTGGCGTTGTATCTAAAGATGAAAAACTTGGGTATCTTGGACTTAATAACATAAATCTTAATCAGAGCCAAATAGACGCAGTAGAACGCACTTTGTACGCTTAGATGCATAAAGACCTCACAGAGAAAGGAATAACGCCTAATACGCAAAATTTACAGCGTACAGCGCACAGTATGTCTATTGCTGCTATCTTGCAAGACGCGACGAATAGGGCTATTATTTCCTCTGAGGAAAGTTTAAGATTATACATCGGTAATCCTGGATTCTTTAAGAATGTAGAGGATATTCAGAAACGTATTGGTGGTCTTGTATCTACTGGTGATGACAACGTTACATCTTTACCAAACTACGATGGTTCAGACGGAGAGCTTTATAGATGTGCTGAAATATCAGATTACGAAGTGGCTTCAAACGCTGATATTATGAGTGAACTGCAAGAGAAGATGCGCGATGGTGAACTTAGGGAAATTTATGGAAACCGTTACGGATTTAAAGGTGTTGATGATTTAGATATTGGTGCAGTAAGAACTAGGCTTGTAGATGACTTTGGTGAAGATGCTGTTAAGAAAATAGAAACAAGAGCTAACAACTTCTATGAAGCCTATACGGGCGGTATAAATGTAGCTGATGGTGCATCTTATATTACCGCTGATATGTGTAAAAGAATGCTTAGAGCTAGAGGTGCATTAACAAACGATGTCGCTAAAGCTATTAATATCCTCGAAAGTTCTGATAAGTATTCTTGGATGGATCAAAAAGATGCATATAAACTCATCTATGACAAAGTAAATCTTGTTACTACTAAGTATACTGCTTACGGATTTAGAGATCACACAACGAACGGAAAGAAGGTTTCTAACCTATCTGTGCCATACTACAATAAGTTTGCATTGTTCCCTATATTTGATTGTATAGCTACTGGTAAACTTAAGAATGTGTACGATAAGATGAAGGAAAACAAGATTGATAACCTTCTTATGACATCTGCAGTAAAAGTTGGTCTACAAGGCCATTCTGAGTTCGATGGCGAGACTATTAGCAAGCCGCTGAATGTTTATACACAGAGACTCTCTGCGCTTCGTAGACAGCTTAATACAGACCCAGAGGAAGGTGATGTTGTAGCAGCTGGTACACAGATGATTAAGGTTTGTTTATCTAGTTTGCGACTCGATAGAATGTATGGCGATATGACTGGAGAATAGCTTAGAGATAAGCTTATGGGGTCTATTAATAAGCTTTCTAAACTTGGCGTAGATAAGTTTAAAGACAGATTTTATTCTAATGGCATTATAGATCAAAAGAAGCTTAGCGAGTACCTTATAGAGCAACTTGGCACAAGAAATGCTAATAAGAATCTTATAGATGCTCTTACATATAACCCATAGACAGGCTCAATGAATGCGCCTATTGCGTCTACTGCTGATGCTAGCTGGATGGAGTCTATGCTCATATCTGCTGCTAATAAGGATATTATTGACATTATGACTCCAGGTAGTTCGTTTATATAGAGATCAGTATTTGCTATCGAAGGAAAGAATGGAGAAGGTAGTATACAAGGATAGGAGATCTATAATGGTAAGAGATTGTAGATGATAAACGAAGAGGGTTCTATGGATGCTGTAATATCTATAGATTACTTCCAGGATATTATTCCAAAGAACTTGTCTTACAATGAAGCTAGACAATGGCTTTTAGATCATAATATAATTGGAGAAAAGGCTACGTCTAATACTATCGGTTACCGTATTCCTACACAGGCTCAGTCATCTATACATGCTTTACGTTTTGTAGATGTTGTACCTGCAGTTAAGTCTACAGTAATACTTCCAACTGAGTTTACCAAGATCACTGGCTCCGACTTTGATATCGACCACCTTTATTTAGCACGTTATAACGTTAATGAGAATGGCGGTTATGAATTTGACCCAGAAAGTGCAGAAGGATTATAGAATAGCATTATAGAGAGTATTCTTACAGTACTTAAGGACAAAAAATCACTTAACATCTTGTATAAGTCTATTGATAATGATACAGAACTCGTAACAAGTATAGCTGATGAAATTCCAGAACAAGGTAATACAAAGAGTGTAGCATACAACTTTGGTACATTACATGAATAGGTTACTCGTAAGAATGACTATATTACAGGTAAAACTGGTATTGGTCCATTTGCATTGAATGTAACAAATCACATTCTTACAACGTTGTATGGTGTTAAATTTAAAGAGTCTAGTTTTACAAATATAACAGGCATCACTGGTTTTGATTAGATTCTAGACGAAGATAATAATTAGATTTCATCTTGGCTGTCAGCGTTTATTAATGCACACGTAGATATTGTAAAAGACCCATATATCTCTAAGCTTAATGTAAACGGCTTCACATACAACATGATTAACTTACTTGCTAGAAATGGTAAGGGCAAACAAGGTCTTTATTTCTTATGCTAGCCTATAATTAGAGAGATGGCTAAAGCTGATATAGATGCTAAGTCTCAGTTTACTAGAGATCCTAAGGTATTTAGGTCTGCTTTCGAAATGAGAGATAAAAGATTAGCTGAGATATTCCCTAGTATTACTGGTAAGACAATAGATGATTAGTATATTAAAGATGCTACTGAACCAAATAAATCTAAAGGTGAACCTGCTAGACGAGCAGAAATAGTAAATTCTGTACTTAACAATATGGATATGCTTTAGAAGATTGCTAAGAATCCAGACTTAGTCTATGCTTAGACTGAAGATGGAGAAAGAGCTAGAGCTTTCTAGGTTAATTGCTACATAGCCTGGAAGTGTCTTGAAAAATATTCTAATGCATTAAATAGTTTGGTACAGTATACTAAGATTGATACTCGTAAACAGGGTAAGAATTTCCTTGAAATACAAGCTTACCTTAGAGGTTACGAGAACCTTACAAACCCAGAAACAGATCAGCTGTTTGATATGGATTCTATTAATAATCTTATACATGGTACTTGGATTGAATAGAAAACAAGAGACGCTATTCAAGAGCCTATGAGAGTTATGGCTGGACAATCGTTTTAGGGTACACCTTAGTTTATGGAACAACTTATAAATCTGTCTGACGACTTTAAGTATAAAACAAATGACAGGGAGTCTGATTTACTTAGAAATGCTAAGACTATGAAGAAGATATCGTAGGCTGCTAGTAGTCAGATTAAGACTAGATACGCTATTAGATTAGCTAAATCTTTAGGCATTGATGTTAAAGGTTTATTTGACGGTAATACTACAATATTCGATAGACTTAACTCTATACAGGCTTGTATACAGCGTGATGCATATGGTCTTGGTAGACTAAAAGATAACTATCTGCTGTCGCATCTTGCTCCATATATTTAGGATTAGGAAGTGTTTGTAGCTGGTAAGCTTACAAGTAAACCTAAATTTATTAGCGTTATCAACAGTATGGATGAGAGCAAGATGTCTTCTGATATGTTCATAGAGTCTTGGGAAGAGCTTCTTAATGACCCTTAGGCTAATGTTAGAAGATTTGCAAATGATCTTATATTGTATGCAATGCTTACATCTGGTGATACAAAAGGCTTCAATAAGATAGCTAAGTATATTCCTATGAGTTGGCTTGAATCTAGACACGATGAAAGTATAGTTCCATTCTCTGATTACATTAGAGAGTAGCTTGATGCACCAGAAATTGATCACGATCTTATAGCCTAGAATAACTATATGGATAGCGATTTAGTTAGTAGAGCTACATTCAAAGATTATTATTATGCTTTCAATGCTTAGTATTCTCCTGCTGTAATAATTAGTAAGGATTCTCATGAACACGACGCTTTGTATGTATCAGTGCGAAATGATGGTGCTGTATACAGTGACCCAACATCATACACTTTGTACAAAAAGGTTGGAGAAGCTATGATTAATGGATCCAAACGTGCCGTATATGCGTTATTACCTAAGAGGGGCTGGTCTGATAGAGATGGTCTTAATATATATGAAGCAGGTGATATTAATCTTAGTGTAAATGGTATTCCTATGAGTCAAGAAGTCATTGAAAGCCAACTTAATAAACTTATGACTTATCTTAGTCAAATGAAGCCGAATATTACTGACGAATAGCGCAATAACTGGATGACGTGGTTTAACCAGATGTATTACAATGCTAATTCTGAATATCCTACAATATCTCAAGCTGTAGAACAATAGAATGCATAGGATACTGTTAATGAGGTAAAACTTGACGGTAAAGGACCTTCTGGATAGACAGTTTACATAAGCAAACAGTTATTCTATAAAGATTAGCCTCAACAACACCCAAATGTACAGTACGTATTCACAGATAATGCTTAGGCTTATGCTAAGGCGCAAGGTTTACCTATGCAAGGTTTCGCTAATTATAACCCAGTATTAAATGTAAGTTCTGGTGCTACTGGTACAAATCAAGCTTGCATTAGAACTGGTAGCGATGGAAAGATTACACCTAATGCGTTTGGTCTTGTAGTAAAGGTTAATCAGCAAGACGCTTCTGGTAAATGGTTGTCAAAAGATGGCTGCTTCTAGGATAATCAAGGTGATATAATGGCATTTAAATCATGGGTTAACCATATGTTTGCAAGAACAGATAGTAGTAAACCAATTGTATTCCCATCATAGATAGCTCTTGGTAAGGCAGCATTACCTAGAGAGGCTGCAGAATGGCTTAGTTTACAATTACTGTCCAGATTTAATATAAAATCAACAGTTTAGGAAAACACTAGATCTGGTTATACTGGATATGGATTATCTATAGAAGGTGTTGTGGATGATAATTATGCTAACACATTAATTAAAGAAGAATAGTAGAAGTAGGCTTTAGCATAGATTAATCTTACCAAGGAAGATATAGAAGAAGCTGAAAGAATTAGAAAACATTGCAAAGGAGGTAAATAATGAAAGAAATATGTCCTAATTTACATAATAAACAAGTAGCCAAAGAATTTGGTGAATTAAAAGATTTGTTCGGTGAGGATACTGCGTATTTACTCTGGAGCAAAAATAATGGATATAGTATAGATAAGGCGCCAAATGGCGCCGACTCTATATTATTTGGAGAGTTGTTGAATATTACTAATGGAGATAGAACATAGGCTCTTATATTAAAAGCAAAAGTATATTCAAATGAATTTTTTGATTGGTTTGGAGATTGGACATCAAGCGATAAGGAAAATGTATCAAAGGTAGTTGATAACAATGGAGAACCATAGGTAACATACCATACGGTATCTAAAAAGTACGATCCAAATTTTAAGAAGTTTGACACAAATATCGAGGGGTTTAAAACAGCTATATATCACACAGATAGTATTACTATGTCATCGACCTATAATGATGTGACTAGTGATATATTATCGTCGTTTAGTAATGTAACATTAAAGAAATATTCATAGTGGTACACAGATTCCAAAAGGACCGTTATTAGCATTTTGAACAATGTTGAAGAATCCGATTTTAAAGATAAACGTAATTTCGATTGGTTTAATAATGTTGTTAAGCCAAACTTTATAGAAGCGATAAATTCTGGTAACATAAAAGGCGCAGAAGATTGTTTGTTAAAATTAGATGGACTATTTGTTGAGTATTAGGATCCAAATGTTCCTTTTAAATTAATTACTTCTGTATATGAAGATATAATAGGATCGTTTTACAATTTTAGTGATATACATAATAACGCTAATCCAGAAAAATATAAAAACATATTTGAGAACAAACTTTATAATAATATAAAAATTGACTATTTAAATATTAAAAACCCAAAAATAATTGATGCTAGTGGAAATTATTGGAACTCTATTCCTAATGAATCAATCTTAACAGAAGAAAAAAGCAAATAGTTTTACATTGATAAATATAAAGAAATTTATAATAAATTATACGATTACTAGATACAAGAAGAATTTGATGATCCATTTAGTGACAATATTACATTGTCAACAAAGTCTGATGTTTTAAATATATTAAACGATGCTATTAATAATAATTATATATTAAAATTAGGAGTAGATATTTTTGGTAATAAATCAAAATTGATTGAACAGCTTGGATTTAACATAGAAGATATAACTATTAATAATTCTAAAAACAAAGATTTTGTATCAACTAGAGATTTAGAAAAGACATATCTTACTACTGATTATTCTGATGCAGAAGTATCTGATTCTAGAGCAGAGCTTTATGCTAGATATAAAAATAAAGATTTCTCTAAATTTGATTTATATGGAGTTACTGTTAGTGTAAATAAAAACGGAGATGCTAATTTTTATATAAAAGATAATGTTATTACTATAAAGGGGTATTTAAATTTAGATATAAATTAGATAAAGTAGGAATATTAGAAAAATAATATACACTTTTATAATCCAGATTTTCATCATGACGGCGTAATAATAAATAACGTCATTGATTATGGATCTCATGCTAAAACATATGCACCTCATACAGTATATGAATGTATAGATAATTCGTAGGTAAAATCTGTATTTAATAATGGAAAATTTTCTAATCCAGATGATATGTACGCATCTCCTCAAGGAGAATCGAATATGGGTGCAGCAACTAGGTTGTCTAATATACCTTCTAAGGGCGACATATCAATATTGTAGCAGTATTTAAAATCTCGTAGAAGCGGCATATCTAGTACAGCTTTAAAGCTCGTTATGGCTGCCGTAAATAGGTATTTCAATGATAAATAGACTGGAATTACATACGAAATAGTAGATAACCTTCCAGGTGGAGAAGCAGCGCATTATGATAGAGTAGGTAAGATTATTCGTATAAATAAGAATGCTAACTTTAGAAACGAAAGTTAGTCACAAGCTCCAGAGATACAAACTATTGTACACGAGATGCTTCACGCTGTTACAGAACACGCTATTAGCAATGATTCTAGGATAAGAAAGTCTTTTATAGACTTGCTTAATAAAACTAAGAAAACACTTGGTGAAGAGGCTAAAGATTATGGTTTATCTAATGTGTACGAATTTATCGCAGAGCTTAGTAATGCGCAGTTTGTAGAGAAACTTAAATCTGTACAATATAACCGCAAACAAACACTGTTTGAAAAGATTAAGCAAGCTATAAAGAAAATATATTCTTAGATTTTTGCAAGTTACAAAGACTTTATTGGTTCAGACAATGTGTACGAAGCTGCTGTTAACGATTTATTTGCAGTAATGTCTCATAATGAACAAAATGAGGATAATGTTACAGATAATGAAGTTAATGATAGATTAGCCTCAATATAGGCGTCTGAAGATAAGATTAACCAAATACATCATAGAATAACTGAGCTTTTCCAAGGATTATACAAGGACTATAAGAAACAACTTAATAAGGGTGCTAATAGACAGCGTAGAGAAGACCAAGTATGGTCTACAATATAGGAACTCAAGTCTCAAGAAAAGAAAGAATCTTCAAGAATAGCTATACAATCTGCTTTAAAGACTATTGGTGTATTTGCAAGAGACCCAATTGATAATACTATTTTACAAGCTCGTAGAGATACTATTTTAGGCTTCTTGTAGGAATGTTAGAAGAATAATTTTGATAGTCTTACGGCTGAACAAATACACGATATGAAGTCTAATATTATAGACTTCTACAACGATCTTGTAAAAACGTTGTCTGACAACTAGATGGATCTCGATGCTAGAGATTAGGCTGATGTTGATACGCTTAATGCTACAGTAAGACAGATTAATCAATTGTGGAAAGATGCTGCATAGATTGTAGCAGACAAAATAGTTGATGAAAATGTAGACAAATACATTAATGAATCTGAAGAAGAGAAGAATAAGATAAAGACAGTAGCTAAAGATTGGCTTCATAAGAATGATATGTATGGAGACGAATCTAAACTTACATTATTCTTTAATTACTCTAGATAGAACAGTCCTATTATTCGTCAAGCATTCTAGATGATACAAGATGCAGATCAATAGACTAGAAAAGAATCTTTGCCAGTTATGTAGTAGATAGCTAAAGCTTTTGATAAAGCTAACTCTATCATAGATGATCTTACTCCAGGGAACTGGTAGACAATGTTGATGGAGAGATATACAGATGGTCCTAAGAAAGGAGAGTTTACAGGCTTATTTAGATCTGCTGTTAATAGAGGTTAGTTTAAACAGGACTAGGAAAACTTTAAAGAGAAACTTAATAAAGAATGGCAAGACAAATATGGTTATTTCTACTATAAGGATCCTATTACCGGAGAAACTTTAAGAAGTGACACGGAATCATCGGTAGAAGAAGAACAATGGATCGGAGATCAAGAGCCAAACTATGTAACATATCAAAGAAGATACGAAGAATGGTTATGTGACCACGCGCACAGAAGATACTCTAAGACATACTTTATTGAACGTCTTAGTAAACCTTATGATCCAAAGACTAGAACTGGTCACGGTTTATCTCCAAGAACACTTTCTAGACAACAGTATATACAAGATCAACTTAACTATTTATTATAGAAATGTTCAGATAAGTAGACTGGTTTATCATACCCAGAAAAACTTAATCCGCACGATTATTAGAAACTGTAGATGTGGAAGGATGCTTTACAAGACCTAGGTAATCCTTTTGATCAGGAAGGCAATCTTAAAGAAGGCGATGAGTTGCAAACAGCTCTTGAGATATAGTCTTGGAATAACTGGTTAGCTAAGCAAACTGACTATTCTACAGATTTTGAGGAGTTTGATAAAGAATACCAGAATATCGTAGACTAGATTAAAGCTGGCGAGAAAACAACATAGGATCTCTATAAGTTTATTGATGCTAATTCAGAGTATGGTATAAACCCAGAATATCTCGAATATATCTTTGGCAAAAACAAGTCTGCTAAAGAAAGTCTGTAGAGAATGTTCTAGAACTCAATGAAGAAGCTTATCAAAACAAAGAATGGCTTTGTTAAAGATTTTAGTAATGTAATCTTCTCTGAGCAGCCTGATGGCACAGTAAAAGTTCCAGATATGTGGTTCTATTCAAGATCTGCTGATATTAAAAACAATGAAGAGAATAATGCTACTGGTATAGACCCAGAAGAATTTAGAGATGCTTTTGATATCAGAGAGGTACCTTATACAGATCCTTCTGGAATGCAATTAGCCAAGGATGGCGCAACAAAGTTTGATCCACGAAATAATCCAAATGGTATAGAACCTATGTCTTGGTTTGAATATATACTTAAATAGTACACAGATGCAGCTCTTGATGGAAGAATGCCTAGGTATGTATCACTTGATGGTAAAATAGCAATAGACTTCTCTACGCTTGGTGGTAATAGATAGTCTGTAGAGAAATGGATAGCCGAGAACATTCTTATGTATATAAAAACATGGGAGGGTAAGGATGGTTCTATGAAATCAAAGCAAGTACCTCTTACAGTATTCTCTCAGATAATTCCAAAGAGGGCTACATTTGGCAATAATTAGCCTACATCTAGATATATACCTAAAGGTCGTTTTACGACAAAGAAAGGATCATCTACATCTTCTATATATGACGATAAATTCTATGATGGTGATAGAAGTGGTTTGTAGCCAGACTTTGATAAGTATGGAGATAATGACTTTGTTAAGTTTATATAGAAGGGTGATGCTAGAGCTTAGTATTACAATCTTCTTGTACAAACTATGGAATAGCAGTGGGATAAGCTTGGACTTGATCCATCGTATAATAGATTTAAGCTTCCGTAGATGGAAGGAACTTCTGACATGAAGAGATCTAGAGCGTTAAGTAGTCCTAGTAAGTTCGTTAAAAATAAACTTTAGAATGCCACTGGTGCTACATCTGATGATATAAATATGAGAGACGAAGGAGATTTTGTACAGCGTAATGGTAAATGGGTTCTTAAGACTGCGCCAACACGCTTTATAAATGAAATGGAAGATCCTTCTATGATTAGCTCAGATTTAGCTTATACTGTTGGTATGTTTGTAAATATGGCTAACAACTTTGTAAACAAATCTAAAGTACAAGCAAAACTTGAAACGCTAGGATATAACTTGTCTGACGAGACAAGAGATTCAGAACATCAAGGAACTGGTACTAGACAGCAAGAGCGATACACTAAGATGTTGAAGCAGTTGTTCTATGAATCTAGAGAAACGAACGATAATCCTGGAGAAAAGCCTTCAAAGAAAGCTATTGCAGCAGCAAAGCTTGTAAATAAGACAAGAGGTGCTTCTGCTTATCTTATGCTTGCAGCAAACATTCCATCAATGTTTGTAGGTGTATGGGACTCTTTCACACAGATGCCGGCACAAGCTGCTAGAAACGATCAATTTGGGTTTGTAAGTCTTATAAAGGCTTTTATATTTACTGGTCCAAATCTTATGAAAGCACTATTTAATATTGGTAATCCTATAGCTAATTGTAAAGCTGTTGCCATGATGCAGAAAGATGGTCTTGTTAGAACAAACGACGAAACATTTAAAGATATTTATCGCAACAGAATTACAAAGGCTTTAAAGCAATCTGCTACAGGTGGATATACAATTGGAGATTATATGATGAATATGCTAGCTCAAAGAGCTACATATAATGCCAAGAAGTATTATCCAGGTAACACTATTGTTAAAGAAGGTTTTTATACAAAGACGGAATTTGATAGACTGATGGTCAATAGCGGTCTTACACAGAAAGAGATTAATAGAGATTGGAAAGACAATCATGGAGAATCTATGTGGAACGCATACTATTTTGATCACGGTATAGCAAAGATTAAGCCATTATATACTAATGCTTAGGTTTAGGATAGTAAGTTGTCTGCTACTATATAGCAAACTATGGCATTACTTAATGGTAACTCACCAAAGAATGATCAATCAGCCGTTAGTAACAATGTCTTACATAAGTTCTTTTTCTTGATGCGTAATTTCTTTATACGTAGAGCAGAGCATTGGTTTGCAGGATATACATCAGACAACGTTATAAGAGAGATTGAATAGGTAAAAGAAACTGCATAGAGAGGTGGTACTACGACTATTAAGACTAAAACTATCCGCAAACCTCTAACAAATGAGTAGAAGGCGTAGAGATGCATGTATGACTATAGTACAGGCGAAGCTAATCCTGCTGTATTAGTAAATCTTATGAGAGGAGCACACACACAACTTAAATGGTTTAACCAATATATGTTTAATCGTCAAGCCAGACTTGCCGATCCAATTAAATTTAACAAGAATGAAGTTAAGTCTTTTAGAGAATTTTTGACATGGGGGCTTTGTCTTGCATTGCTTTCTGTAGGATGGATGGCATTCCATAGATACGTATAGGATGATACAAAAGATCTTAAACCTAAGACATATGAAGACTCATTACCTACAATAAAGAACTTTATAGACTAGAAGGTTTATCTTAGGCTTATAGACCAATGTATGTTTAGAGTTATTGATTCGCAATTCTAGTTATATAATGTCTATTAGTTTGTAGATATGGTTAAATCTGCTACAACCGTAACATCTGCTGTAGAAAAATTTACAGAAATACCTACCGCTATTGCTGACGCAACCGGATTAACAGGAAACAACCCAACTGACATTATTAAGTCTGACTCGAAGTACAAATATTTCCCACGTTGGCAAAGATCGCTAATGACTGCCTCTGGTGTCTTAAATAATATACAAACATGGGGATCTAGTAGAGGTAATGATAAAGTTGGTAGATGGTACTTTGATAACACCGTAACTGGTACTGTGTTTAAAATGGGTGGATACACGTGGAAAGACGGAGAACAGAATAGTGGTAATGGATTAGTTCCACCACCACCGCCTCCTGCTCCAGTTGCGCCACCGCCTCCACCACCAGCGCCTTAAAAACAAACGCGTACTAAGATATTTCACATAAACTAAACCAAACAAAATAGGGGAGCAATACCGATAAGGTACTGTTCCCCTTTGTTGTTATATAAGGTTTTCTAAAAAGAGTGGAGCCTCGTCTGCTAACGGCATAGCGTAATCCGTTTCTACAGACAAGGTGCTATTACATAGCAATAATCTTCCTATATCTGAAGTAAGACCCCAAAACTGCAAAATTCGAGTCCTTTCTTCTAGAGTCGGAGAGATTACTCCATCTTTCATCTTACATATCGATGGCATCATACTAAGCTTATACACCATGTATGGCATATTATTGCACCGTTTAGTATAAACGCCTTTCAAACTAGGTGATTTAATAAAACGTCGTGCTCTATCTATAGATAAAGCATTCCGTACATCGTCATTAACGACGAAGTAGATACTACGATAATCCCCTGGACTGTCAGGGTCATATGTATAGATATCTACAAACCCTGATTTTTCAGAGAAGTCATCTAGCTTAATATCGTTCATAATCAAAGGCATTACTACCTTTGCAAATTTACTCATAGGCTTAAGGTTTCACTACCGTCTCCAGTGTAATAATCATAACTGTGGTCCCAGCTATTTGTTCTCAAGTGCCATAAATAAACGATCATAAAATCATGTACTGCTACATCTCTAGAAGTAACTTGAAATGCAGACAATCTGAATACCCTTATTTCATTGCTACCTGTTGTATCTATAGCTATGATATAGAATTCAAATCCCCACTTATCGATTTCATCATTGCTTAATTTTAGTACATTAGCCAGATACCAATATACTGCTTTCTGATAAAAGCACAATTGCCTACAGTAATCAAATTCTTTCATACTATCTTCAAAGTGCCATAACTTAGCTGTAGTTTTGATATCCATAATTGTACACGTTCTTGTATCAAAGTTAAATGTACAACTATCAAGCAATGATTTACATGCGATAGTGGCGTAAGCTCCATGATTCAGCTCATCTATAACCCAGTAATCCCAGTTTATCTGGAACTCATGGTATACGTGTATGCTTCCATGATCACCGGCTCTTCGTATTAGTTGTCTTGCTAGTTTATGTTCTCCAACATTGCGCTGAATCTTCATAAGCTGGTCTAAGTCATACTGAGATATAAGTATTTTCTTAGACTTAATAGCTTCGATATAATCCTTATACTCTACGCTTATTTTAAGCGCTTCTGAAAGGATTTTATCTTCACTCTTGCCAACTATACTATAAGACTTGCGATAAGCTTCTGAGAGCTGTTTATTTAGCTCTATTTCAACGGTATTTATTAAGTTTTCGCAGAACTTTTGTGCCTGTGCACTTTTAGGCTTGTCACCATCGAACAGAACGTAATCATTCCAGAATTGGTCTGGTTGAAGTAGGAACTCATGTATCATTGTTCCTTTACGTAACTGTGGCAAATCTAAGCCTTTCTCTTTACCATCCAGCATATTACGAAAATAGGCTGGCCCTTTATTCAAGAACCAGCCTATCGCACTATTACTAATGCGCGTATTATCTTCGTAGTATGGAATGTCGTATTCCGGTATTTTGTACTCTGGTGTAATCATTAGCATCCTGCACAACAACAATCACAACAACAATCATCTGAAGCTGCTTTCTTCTTAACATTCTTCAGACAATTAGTTTTGCAAGAACGAGCGTGAGGTTTTATAGTACCTTTTGAAGAAAGGTTCATATCCTCAAACAACTCCTCGAATGTTGTAGTAGGGTAATCATTAGTTTCCTTTACGAAAGATGCTATATTATCAAAACTACATACTTCGAAGTTATCCTTGATAAAGTCTGTTAAAGACTTAACTTCTTTCTTGTCGTTAAGTTTGTCGTTCAATACCTCCATTATAAGAGATGGAGACATCTCATCAAACTCACGCCAATAGCGGATACGAGAGCAACGGTCTATCAGATACTCTGATATCTCATCGTCATCGTTACATGTAAACAGAATCATATGTTTACCTTTAGTATCGGAGCCATCCAATACCTGTAACAATACAGAATCGTCATAATCCGCAAGAACTTTATCAAGTTCGTCGAACAAGAAACAAACACTTGTATCACCAAGCTTTTCTACAAGATTTCTAAGGATATATGGACGTATGTTTTTGTCTATATTTATAATTGGAAGACCACTCTTATTGGCAATTACCTTAGCCATCACAGTCTTTCCAGAACCCTTTAATCCTGCAAGCATCACACCAGTAAATCCGCTTTCAGACAGATTATAGCTATTAATAACCTTGTCTATAAAGCGTTCGTCACGTTGTGTACAATATACCTTAGAAGGTAAAGATAAGCCGCTAGACTCTTCAAGTGAAATAGCATCAGTGTAACGGTCTACGTTAATATTGTAAACCATTCCTGGAGTTAAATCACACTCAAGACCTTCTGTGTTAAACTTAAAGTTTACGCTCTTACCTACTTTCAAAAATTTCTTTTCCATATTTACTGATATTATAATACTCAAATATTGGTTATTCATCTAATTTAATAGATGGGTATTTTTTAACAAAATCAAGTTTTGCTTTCTTTAGTTTATTTTCCAGCTCTTTGATTCTGTCTAATTCGTACTCATATGTATGAACATAATGTTTTCGTTTTAAATGTACATCTTTATATGTATTGTTATATAACGACGTACACCATTCTAGATTGTCAACACAATTGTTGTGTTTATTCTCATCTTTATGGTTTAAAACTGGTTTGTTTTCAGGATTAGGTATAAAAGCGTTTGCAACTAATCTATGAACCGTAAATGTTCTACCTCTATCTAAGTTAGACAAAGCTACATACAAATATCCATTCGTTTTGTTTTCTACGCATGTCATCATATGTTCTTTTACTGTTCTATACTTCCCTTTGTATCTACCGGGACATTTATGCTCCAAACACTTTACTCTACCAAGATTACTAACTTGGTATAATCCTTCAAAATTTTTTATATCTTTCCAAATTTCATTCATAATTTTGTGATTTTATCTTTTCAACCAATTCATCTACTTGTTTGTGATTTCTCACAATATAATAACGCATTTTACTGTTATGTCGTTTCAAGTAATGCTTAAAAAGTTTCCACCTTAATGGAAATGAATCACCCATTAATCCTTTGCATTCTATTACAAAAGATCGTTTTTTATATTTACCAATAAAATCTGGAAGATAAGTTATTGCTCTTACATGTTCGCCGAATATCTCGAACTTATCCAGTAATACGAAATGCTTTGGCTCATATTTAACTGGTATTCCAGCTTTCATAAAAGCTTCATAAGTATAGCATTCGAGTTTGCTCCTAAAATGGAGACCATACTTATCGACCTTAGTCGCATTTCGCACTCTACCTTTAGATTTCTTGCCTATCATAATAAAAATTCTTTCCCCTTATCTTGGATACAGAAGTTCTATTAAAATAGACAATTTCGCCGTCAGTTACTTTTTGTTCACCTTCGTGATGGACACACGCACATATACACCCATCATCACTATAACTATCCCAGATAGTCATTTGCAATTTATTTGGAAGACAAATGCGCATAAACCCACCTTTACTAAGGTGAATTTTCTTAGTCAGCTTCTTTGTAAGCCATTTATGCAATAGAGGAGACATTACTGCACCTCCCAGCACACCAAGCAGGCATCCTATTACTACATCAATCATATTTCTGTAACGTTTTTGTTAACCAGTCTTTCATGGTGCTAAATCCGTTGTCACGAACAGCATCTGATAGATCTTTGGCTTTAAATTTCTTATTAATGAAAAAAGCATCTATATTGTATTGTTTACTATATTGTCTAGCCTTAAGCATACCGGTTCGATCTCTATCATATAGTATAACTATATGTTTCCATTTGGAACGTAGAGATCTTAGTATATCTTCAGGTATAAATACAGTTTCACTAGCAGCAGCTATTGCATTAAAACCCATCTCGTAGCAACACATCACATCTTTCAGTGACTTTGTTATTATGAGTAGGTCGCCTCCTTCCTTAGGCAATTCGGATAATCCCTGTACGTGCCGATTCGTCAGATTGGTACGCCATTTAGTAAACTTGGAAGCAAGTGGACGATAAATCTTAAACTTATCATACACTTTATATGCATACATAGGACTATTTTCTTTGTAGATACTTCGGACGATACTATTACAAAGAAAGTATTTAATGCTGAATACATTGAACTTTTTTAGAGTATCAATATGTATTCCAAACTGTTTCCAGTATTGTTTGTCTACATTGGTAAACGGCTGTCGAACTATTCCGATATCAGTATCTCCTTTCGGTATATCGTACGTATTTGTCCTTACGGTTGTATTAGGATTTATTCTGCGTACGATTCTCAATAATTCTCGTTCAAGTTCTTCTCTAGTCGTTATACCTTTGTATTCTTTTATGAACTTTAGAGCATTTCCATACTCTCCGGTTCCAAGGTCTTTCCATAGCAGTCCTCCGGTTTTGGAGTGAAATATTCCAAATGACGGGTTTTTATCTCCAGACCTTAAAGGACTATTCATAAGCTTTCCAACTTTGAATTGTCCTAGACAATACGTATAGATGTCTAAATCATTTACTTTGTCCAAGATGTCTCTCAAGGACATAGTAATTGCTGTTCTAGTACTATACATAACTTATAAGTTAGGGGCTAGTTGCGGATTCGAACCGCTTCCTTGCAAGGATCCAATCTAGCCATATTGTGGAGAGTACCGGAATCGAACCGGCAAGACACGCACTCGTTGTCGTCAACCAGATGCCTGCAGACTTACTCCCCTTATAAATTAGCGTATCTCCATGGAATCGAACCATGTCTTCATTCTGTCACAATGATATAGCTTACCACCTACTACTAGAGATACAGAATGAGCAGTTTAATGACATGCTCAGGTCATGACGGACGGATAGTTTACGGACATATCCAGGTCGGGGACTTCATTAGTACATCCCAGATCCAACTTAAGTATGGTTCACTCATGAAATCTGGCGCCCCAGGAGAACCGGGGTGCAATAAAAAGAGTGTGCACCTATCCTCACGGACCGGAGTTTCCTACATATATTTGTACCAATGAAATTGTGGCTATGCTAGGAATCGAACCTAGCAGAATGGATAAAGAAAATATACTAAAATAAACCATTCTTGTCATGTGTCTCACGACACCCTGACTAGCCTTATTGGAGGCATTTCACCTCCAAAGGGTAACTGAATTACCTAGCTCCACCAACACCCTTTTATGGCAGTATTACCTCCCTGGGGTGTATCCACTTGTCGTATAGTTTGACACTCCTGCTATATAGACGGTATAAAAACCATCTACCGGATTTCATACAATCAAGTAGTATTTCTATTTCTTCAGGCGTAAATCCCTTAAAACGGAAGATCAGATGCGCCTGCTGCATCCGCAGTTTCCGGAGTAACGGTTGGTGGCACGTTAAGCGGATCGTTGTTTTCCTTATCAGCAACAACTGGACGCTCCATAAGATCGTTCTTAAAGAGCTTAATCTGCGAATTTGTGTTAGACATGTCTTCAACGAAGATTCCGAGCTTACTTACCTGAGTATAGCCCTTCTTGTCGTAAATAACCTTCAAACGGAGCTTCTTCTTAGTAGCGATCATAGGATCAAGCATCTGCTTTGTCCAGTCGATCATCTCCTTAAATGTAGAAAGCTCTGCATCTGGTCGCTGTGGATAAAAACAATCGAGAATCTGACAAACTCGTCCAAACTGAGCGTTATCACGCTTCTGCAGGTCTTCATCTGTCTTGATGTACATTCCCTTTGTATTCTTCCACTCTGTCATAGTAGCTGTCTGACCATTCTCATTCTCAAATACGATCTCAAGAAAATCGAGACCCTGAGGAGACTTGTTACAGTTTACCTCTTTAAGAGTGATATTCTGGTTGATGCCTACTGGCATATAACTACTATTACTAAATTCTTCGTTGTTAATTGCGGCTGTCTTTGTACTAAACATAATCTCTATTATTTTAATATACGTAATGCTAACATATCAAGTTTATTCTCAGCATAGTATGCTGTTGATCGAACAAATCGATATATCAATTTACTTAAATATTCTATCCCAATGTGTTGTAAGTGTCCCATCTTCATTACCTTCTGCAATGACAATATCCTTTCCGGCTATATGTCTTGCGCGAGCCTCCATAATGGTATCAGATGTACCACCTTTGAAGGATATATGTGTTTCATTTCCTTTACGATATACATAACCAACCGCATCGGCTAATCCACACACAATTTTACTCAGTTTACCAACTAAGTCGAGCTCTTTTGCAGAAACTTCAACACCGTCTTTTTCAGTTACGGTGTCTTTAACGTGACCTACAAGAATAAATTCGTCACACAAATCTCGGAACATATCAACTACTTTCTTTACTGCATCTCTAAGATACTTATAGCCTGCACCGTTAGGCAAAGTTGTTACGTCTGTGCCGTCCCACTTCTTACCCATTGGAGTCTGGCGATATAATGTACAAGCATAGCTCATACAAATATCCTCGAGTCGTGTAGCATTGTCAATAGTGATATGCTTATAGAAATTATGACCTACTTCTTTATTCTTGGCACGAATGGCACTTGCTGCTTCTCCTAAATCATTGATCGTACGACACTGGATGGCCATCGCATCAACGAAGACAGAGCCTCCCTCAAGGTCTATGATAAGGTTATTATCCAGCTGTGCAAGACAAGATGTCTTACCAGCCTTTGGAAGACCATAGAGTATAAGATATCTAGGGTTTTCAGAAACTGCAGGAATTTTACTAGTAGGTAATGTTAAACTCATGATACAATGATACTAAAAGTTTTAATTAAAGCTTAATGTTAATATTAATGATTGTCTTCTTAACCTCTGGACTAAGTGAAGAGATAAAGTTGTAATCACTAAAATCAGAATAGCTATAAATGTCGGTACCAATCTGGATCTCATCATTGTAGAAAATGATAGGGAGACCGTTCTCAAGACGGTAAATCTTACCAAGCTTAATACCCTTCATAGTATTCTTCTTCTTGCCATAGTTAGCAAGAATATCACAAGCCTTTGCGAACAAAGTGTCGCCCTTCAGAGGCTTGTAGATATAAGTATGATCCAACTCGTCGAACATGGCATCAATCAGATCATCCTCCTTCTTTGTGTTAAACAAATAAGAGTTGTTCTTCTTTACAGTAGAAAGAATAATATTATCGAGAATCTGAGAATAAATGTTACCATTGTTAGTGTTCTTAATGTTGTTGTCAGTAAACTTAATATCGTATGTTGTCATAATTCAGCCTAAATTTTAATTGCTTAACTTTCTATCAAGTTGTTATATGCCAAGTCATTCTGGAATTCAAGTATGCAGGGCTTTCCTGCGTCTCGATTCTTCAAGATGTGTAAATACACCTTGTTCTGAGTAGGTAAATGGCTCGGGCCGTATTCTTGTATTCCAAGAATTTCAGGCCTATGAATAACTATAACATAATCGCTAGCTTGAAATAAAGCATCAGCAGATGAAATGTCGCTTCTCATAGGATAATGCGACAAAAAATTGTTTATTCTTTCTGGTGATTCGATATTTCTATTCATCTGTGCTAGTTGCAACACTGATGTCATAGGATACTTTTTAGCACTTATGAAAACTCTTTCGAGTTCCTGCATGGTCTCTATAACACTGCCTATAGGCTTTGTCAACAGAGCGTGGTCATACATTATTATAAAGTGTTTATTAGTACCTTTTACATATGTATTATAGAAATACCTAATAATATCTTCTGCTTCCTTGGGAGTTGTAGGATTATCTACAAACCATATAGGATACTCCTTTAGTTGATTAGATACTGAGATGACTTTTCTGAAGGTATCGTCATCTAGGTCCGTTTCCGAACTATACAGAGTCGAAGTCGTTTTCCTAAGCTTACTAGAAAGCGTTCTTCCAACCTGCCTAAATCCAACCATCTCTAATGAGAAAATCAAAATTACTATTTCTTCATCAGGATTCAAATCAACAATATCAGTTGAGATCTCGTTTGCAAACGAGCTCTTTCCACTTCCTGAAATACCAGCTATGGTGTAAACGGTATTAGGTTCAATACCTCCCATACACTGCTTATTAAACTTAGCCCATCTAGTCTTAAGAGAAGTTATAGAATGTTCTCTTCGACCAGATATGTAGTTTATTGCCTCTTGGGCTACAACTGACATTGGTCGTATAAGATTAGATAAGTTCTGTTCCATAAGTCGATTCCTCAATTTTAGAGTTGTCTTGCATTTCTTCCTCAGATTCTTCCCATTGGTGGTCTACGAGCCATCTCCACATCGTCTTCATATAACTTAGTTTACCCTCGTTAGTCTTTTTCTTCATTTCGAAGTCAAGACACTGAATAAGATGCTGAGCCATGGCCTCACTTTGGCCTACATAGACATTAAATAAATGTCTACATTTGTTAACGTTGGCTCTTAGATAGTTTTTCGTACCATCTGGTCGTAGAACGTATATTGGGTACATTTCATAGAACAGATCGAAATAGTCCTGTTTAGGGCGAACTATATCCTTAAGCGTATCTGTTGCATGATATGTAATTGACTTACCTCTCTCGATCGAGGTAATAAGTCCCTGAGAAATTAAGTTTGATATTTCTTCGTCGCTAACTAGGCTGACAATTTTGCGGACGTCTTGATTATAAGTTTTTTGATTCTTATCCAATACCAAACTTAGGAATATTAATTGATTTGAATTTAATCCTGGAATATCCAGGAGTTTTGTGTTTAGTTCAATAATCATCTTATATACGTTGATAAACGATTAATCATCGAAGATTGTCAACTGGCGGTTAACAAACTCACTAGCTATCTTTTTTGCTTTGCTAATGTAGTACTGGTAATCCAGATGACGGTTTTCTATTGGTGTGGCATCCATCTTATTAAGAATTCGGACTCCATGTTCTGTTATTCTTGTTTCAGAACGTTTTTCATACATTTTGTCCTTGACCCTTATAAGATAATAGCCACTATTTGATGCGTAGTATCTATTAATACGTTGAATCAGGTTTCCACCATACTCAACTTTTGATTCCTTATTTACGCTTTGTGACATTAAGAAATCACGGATATCTCTATCCTTCTTAATAAACTTGTCTATCGGTTCATTGTTCAAAAAATAGTTTATCACAGCTTTGGAGATAACAACTGGTGTCATACTATTGTTAAGACCAATATCTGTGATAAACTTGCCTTTCTTTTCTATCAGTCTTGGATCTCCAGATTGAGAGTATCCTTTGCGAACACCAAAGTAATTGTTCACGTCGTACTGATAAAACGACTCGTAATCATCGGATTCGAATGTCAACTGGGTTAATTGCTCGACTTCCTTAATTGCATCGGCTATTGCGAAGCGGGCGGATTTGTCAGCAATGTAGACGACACCATCTGTATTGACTTGTACAATCTTACAATTCAATTCTAGAAGCTTATCCACTAACATAAGTAGTATAAGTTGCCCATTTATACGTATCTTGTATACGTTAAGTGGATCATATGCCCAGCTACTTTCTTGTTGCATCTTTCCGGTAAGAGCATTAAGAGCCTGTTTGAACGCCTTAGACTTTAATAACTCTCCATTACGTTTGGCAGCTAATCGCTCCTTGTATAGAGCGTTGTACACATTCCAAAAATCTTCTCCTAAGTGAACCGGAAGCCAATGGTTTATAATGGCTAACGAAGGATACATAGACGTAACGTCGGAGTGTCCTATAAATTGTTCAGCTGTAGGTTTGTAGACTCTAGGTTCATTGATGGTGTGTATACCACCTTCTCCTATAGAGTAGCAAATATTTGAGAGAACGAACTTCTTCTCATAGTTTTCTTGTTTCTTATCAGACTTACTTGCGTTGCAAGTAGCATTCTTTACATCCAATAAGACTTCTTTCAACTTTGGGTTAGAATATTGTATGAATGGGAGTATAATATCACCTAAATGAATGTTTCCGACTTTTCGGGTACGAGTTTTTAGCTCGTCTTTTGTTGTGTTGGTAATGTCTAAAACTGTGCGCAAGAGTATTTCTTCTCCAAATCGTACGCCACTCATTGACAGTGCATCAAACCCCCATTCTTTTTCAACTTCAAGACGTAGTTCTACATCTTCTTTTACTTTATTAAGCAAAGTTTCAGTAGCTTCTACATCGTTAACATTATACTCTATCATAGCGTCAATATCGCTTTCTTGAATTTGAGCATCAAAGCTTCCTTCATACTCTTGTACATTTGGCATATGTAAGAGTATTTCAATATCTTTTAAGCTTTTCTGCTGCTTTGAACTATAGAGCATCAACATAAGATCAAACGAATAAAAGTAATTTGCATATTTGTATTGTTTTATCTTATCAATATTTCCTGTTTTTTCCGAACTTATTATTTCTTTACTAAGATAATACAGAGAACTACAAATTCTCGAGTATCCCAGTCGCTTCATTCTATTATAGAAACAGATAATATAGTTTATAATTATATCATCGTAGTGCTTATTGTTATATCCGCACATTATATGCTCTGTTCTATTTGTATAGAAGAAGTCAACTAATTCTTTTAGTTGATTTTTTCGACAGGATATCTCGAATTTATATAGGTTATGATTCTCTGAATCTTTACAAGTACAATGAAAACAGTTTGGAAAAACTTCTATGTCATATAGAACTACTGGTCTTTCCTTTACTATCATAGTAGTTCTAATCGGATTCGAACCGATGACCTCCGGGTTATCTACCCGGTGCTCTGGCCACTGAGCTATAGAACCGACCCCGTCGGGTCTGCATGACATACACGATATGTGCGGACGCTGATTGATGTTTTACGTCTTTCGGTACCTTTCTCGCTGCCACATATCAGTACCACATGTTGTCCCTAGTGAGGGTTCGCACCTCGCAGTCATATCCTTTCGGAGCACACTAGGGTGACCAGTGGTGTCCTGGTCAATTTTGAAGAGGGTACGCCTTAAGCTGCCATTCGCATCTTATTTGCGCCTGGTAACAGAAGTCGTCCTGTCTTCTTACGATGGTCTTTAAGGTTTGTACAAACAAGATTACTGCGCTTTGCTTTTACCTTGTTTGTCTCCTTACGAGCCATCTTGATGACTTTACTGTGTTCTGGAAGATTGTTTACGCCTCCATACTTAGCAGTTTCGCCATTGTCTTTTATCTGAGCAACTTCCTGCTCAGAGAACTTGTCGTCCGAATGCTGGAATCGTCCTACAAGTTGTAATTTGTCATATTTAGCGACAACTAAGTCTCTAATACGTTCTTCAGCCGCGACTCTCTCTGCCTCCCAAACCGGGAATTGCTGTGAATAGAATAAGTCGTCTTTCTTAACTGGACATGGGTGCTTTCGCTCCCATTTCTGCAGCTTGTGCTGAACATAGCCTTCCATGAGCTCGATGCGATTAAGCTTCGTAATCTTTCTGCGAGATTCAATCTTAATCGAATTACGCTTGAGCAGTACGAACCAAGGTTTCTTACGAAAAAGACCGTGGATACCATGTTCTTTACAGAACTTAGAAGTAGTCCCATGAGACTTGTTAAAGTCCTTAAGCCACTTCTCCTTAATATCACGATAAACTTCAACACAATCGTCCAAATATTGATTATTCTGGGTATTCATAACGTTGTCTCCTATAATTAAGCTGCCTGTTTAACTGATTTTTGTTTAACTTCCTTAACCTGTGTAGGCTTCTTGTTTACAGCCTTAGCCTTAACCTTGAGCCCACGACGAAGCTTACGTCCCTTAGCCTTAGAGCCGTGACGGAAGTTGTACGTGTTCTTCTCAAGAGTCTCCTTAGCCTTTTTCTTAGCTCTACGGAGATTGTAGAAGTTAACACTAGCATCCTTAGAGCACTCGATAGTATGAGGATCACCTCCCTTCTTATGCTTGTTGTGGTTGCTTGCAGATACGTCTATACCAGCCTCATCGAATGGAGACTTGCTATCAGAACGATACTGATAGAACGTAGCATTACCTACAAGGTCACGCAGCTTTTCTACTACGTTTGCCGGCACATCCTTAAAGAATGCCGTAGAATTGGTGATACATGCGGACTTAATTCCGCAGTCTTTTACCAGTTTCTCAAGCTCTCCCTTCTTCTTCAGAACAGAGTCGCATACAACTGTTATATTGTATACAGTAGCGTTGTCCCACTGTTTCTTTGCGATGTCTATCACCTTCTTGGTGTCGGCATCATTGAGATGCATTCGCTTGCATCGACGGGTAATTGATGCGATGTGACGAGCCTGAGCGACATTACGACGCTCTTCCTGCTTCTTCAAACGCTCTTCCAGAGTGATTTTAACAGGCTCTGAAGCCTTTGTTTTCTTGGAGTCGATCAACTTATCCATGATGCTCTTTTTGCGCGCCTGACGGGCCTCTGCGCGAGCCTTAGAGGCAGCATACTTAGCTTCCTCCTTCTCGGCCTTAGCCTTCTTCTTAGCCGCCTTGAGTTCAGCATGCTTCTTAGCCTTCTCTGCATCAGCAGCACGGCGCTTCTGAATGTTCTCTATTGTCTTATTAGCAGCCTTAGACTCTTCCTTCTTAGCTGCCTCAGCCTTAACTGGTGTAGTTCCTATCTTAGCCTGAACCTTCTTAAGGTTCTTCTTATTATTCTTCTTCTTAGACATAATCTTGATAATTTAATGTGTTAATAATGTTGTTTTTAAGGCAAGGGATTCCTTATTTGTGGTTCGTGTAAGCCTCGATCTTACTCCTTTCGGCGACCCTTGTATTTGTCTCGAACCTATAGCATTTAAACTGCGAGATCCATCTCGAACTTATCTGCAATAGTATCCTTAATCTCAATAGAAGTCTCATTGTTGAACTTCTCAAGATTAGTGTCAAACTTATTTGCTAGTAGCTGCTGCTCGTGAATAAGCTGTGCAATCTTAGCTGATGAGAATACCTCACGCTTAGGCATAGCCTTCAATCCCTTCTTTGCCTTAGTTGATGGATCAAGTGTCTTGATCATCTTGAGCTGAGCTATAGCCTCCTTTGCCTCACATGCTGCAAAAATGCTATAGTTATTTGTCTTCTTAAAATCCTCATAAGAGAATGTAGTAGTACCTGTATTAAGAGCTACCAAAATACCCTTAATCATAATACGCTTCTCACTAAGCTGTATAATCTGATTATACAAGCTCTTGAGATCTAAGCCAGAACCTTGCTTTGCTGCAATTGCCTTCTTAGACATCAGGTTCTCTGCTCGAATAATTCGCCAGTACTTATTGATAGTGATATCAATGTTCTTGCGAATTGTAATAATGTTTGCTGAGTTCAATTTAATTGATTTCTTATTCATATAGTTTGATTAAAATTAAACAATTTACTTGAATCAGCCATTTACCTAGCTCCTATACTACATATTACTGTAATAAAGGATAAAAGGGTATCCATTGGTAACCCTACCCCGCAGGGTGGATTACCTATTCTCCGCAGAGAACTTTTAAGGATGCCCTTTAATATAAACTAATAATATTGTTATTGTATTTTCTTGCAAACAATAACAGTAACGTCATGCATGAATGTGTACTCTTCTGCGCACAGATCGTACACCATTCCCGCAGGAATGTTTCTGTTTATGGCATTACTCGTTTAGCGTTTACAATTCCATACTCCAACTCAATCATTGGTTTACCAATGCAGTCTTTCACCTGCAAAACTTCTTTACGTCCGTTGATATTGATAACAATTTTATCAGGATACTCTTGCTGAGCGTTAAGCCTTGGCCCTGACACCCGGTCCCCCGCAGGGGACGCTCCTACGCCATCAGCAATGCTAGAATTCTGACATACTTTTGTCGCAACATCATACAGTCGTTCTACGACCCAGTTAAAGTTTTTGTCTTTAACTCCTTTCATCACAATTTCTTGCGATAGTCCTTCCATAATAGCTTTTTGGTTAAGCCCTGTGGAAAGACTCACTAGTGCATCCCATACCTTAAGAGCAAAGCTCTCAAATGGTAAGGTTTGCTCACAGCCGATTATCTTGTTCCAAAAATGGAATCTAGTTGAACCAAGAGTAATGCTACCATCATCGTTAATTGTATAGATCTTGTACTTCTCTGTATGGTCCAACTTTTCATAAACGGCTGCCTTAATTTTCGGTTCTGAGAGCATTACTGCTATAAGCTTAACGCTCTTTTCTGTTAAAACAGCCTCCATGAACTTATGCTATCTTATCAGCTGGTTTAGAATCTGCCTTCTGACGCTCGTAGTCGGCAACGATCTTCTCGTTTGCTGCGATAGCAGACAAACACTGAGCCTTAGCCTTATTGGCCTGCTCAATAATTGCCTCAAGGCGAGCGATCTCACCACGGTTAAGATCGTTAAGAATGCCACTCAAATCCTTAGGATCTGAGAACACGGCCTTAGAATTCTTGTCCTTAAGAGCGTTCTGAACTGCCTCCTCTGTGGTCTCACCAAACTTGGTGCTGTTCTCACCGAGAGGGATATCAATCTGGTGCTCGGTGCCCTCATTGAGACGGCAAACGACATCACCGATTGCATTCTGCTTGGTTGCCATAGACTCAATCGTAATGTAGCCGATCGCAAAACGGCGAGGTGAACGATTGAGGACAAGGTTTACATTGGAGCCCTGCTTAGCCTGCTCCAAAACCTTATCATGATCTGGGTTGAACATACGGGTCTGAGGAATAAATACGTCCTGACCAAACATTCTGCCACCGAGCAAGCTCAGTGGGGTACGATTTGACTTAATTGTAGTTTCCACGATGTTTACATTAATTTCTGACATAATCATATCCTTTTTGATATCGTTATTGATTAACTAACGATATGATTTTTAAAATATGGTGTATTTTGGCTACACCTTTGCCGTTGTTTATTGAATAAAGCAACGCTGATACGAAGATACTCGGTTACTACTTTGCTTACTTAGTTTTCTAAAGAAAGTTCTACTATTGTAGACGCTTTTTCATAGACTTAGCTACACTATTTCTACTACAACAATAGGGTAGTAGACTTGTAGCAGGAATTACGTACATATGACGTAATTAACATTTACTGGATTATCCAGGCCCATCGTCTAAAGCTTTGAATGCTTTCTTTGCATAATCAAATGCTGAACTATTTTCTGCTATTTTGTTCACGTTTTTTTCTAACTTGACTATTCTAATCTTCGTTGGTGAAATTTTGCAGAGCAACTAACACTCATAGAATCTTAGAATCCTTATAACCCACGAAAATATGTAGAATCTCGGTCGTATTTCCCTTACTATACTTACAAGATATTCCTACACGATTGTTATTAAAGCAGATGATCTCTACTGCTAACTTAAAAGCGACTGTCAGCTAGGTCTCCTCTCTGCGGTACTCGGCTTATGGCATGTACCCAGTGGTTGGTTATCGGAATGTCTCAGGATCAAACCCATCACGGACTTTACGGCTTTTTACATCTTTGCTGATGTTTGCAATTTTTCTGTACCGGTATTACTACCTCCTATTTATAGTGCACGAATATTGGGAATTCAACCCATGCATTTCATCTTGTCACCCACTTATAAACGTAATATACATGTATAGAGACAGTATACACATATAATATACACAGTCGTTTTACAACATAGAATATAAGCTGCCCATCAACTTCCTGCATTGCTTCGAACCTTTGTGTTTACATATACTGTTGCGCAGTATACTTTAGCATGGTTGGCATATCGGTTGGCACTCGATTTCTTTACCTCAAGTCCTTACTTACAACGTAAGATACACTCTATAAAGGGACATCAATTTTTTGTTAAACATGTTATCTTTTAAACTTTCTAGATTTTCATAGTCTATATCTCTTGCATACAATATACGCATACATAATATACCAGCTTACTACTCTGTAGAGACTATATAATATTGCATATCATAATACAAATAAACTATTGGTCTAAATTGTTTTGGATGAAAGTGGAGGTCAAACGATCCTGGCTGGATATATCTCGAATCAACTTTCTACCTATTTTGCTATTTCTTATTCTAGGATAGCTTTCCATCAATTTTCTTTGACTGTAACGGAGTCATCGATCATAGTCTCATGAACGATTTAATTTTCATGGAAATTGGCTGTAAGTTCGGATTGCCTAATATCCTAATTACAACTGGAATAGATTTTCACCGCGATCTTCACCCGCGTACGATACTCCCGTAGAGCTTCGATTAAGGGACTGCCCAACCCTTGTGCTTGTTTTACTTTTATATACCGCATAAACAAGAAAAGCCTGGCGGTCTACCATGAACTCAGACGTCTTACACCTCATCCCCGGCACCCCTTCAATGGAGTTGTGACGAATCGAACGTCAAGGACTATATGCCAACGTATTCACCATACGTCCCGTGAGTATTACCCTCACGATATTGCGTCTTAGATAATTTTTTCGGCCTTTATACTAGCTTTGGACACTAGAAACACTACCTACGGCTTAATAATACTTCTATATTGTTTGGGATATCCTCGGTTCTTCCAGCACCATGCACCATACCATGTATGCAATTCTGTTCACCTACTGGGGACCAATATAGTTCATCTCGTGTAACGTTCGTGTATGCTTAGTATTATCACATACAATTCCGATACGGTTCATTATGCCCTTCTTGGGACTTATGCGTTTTTAGATTACACAGCCTCATCCAGCTTGTCTCCAGACGGTTCTCACAAGTCCAGCTGTGTAATCTCTAGGAGTTGATACAACGCTACTCCTACCTATATCAAACTGTTTCGATGTTTGATACATTTCATCCTACCTTTTGAGTGATCTCGCCCTGCAAGACAGGGTTAACATATTCTCGGATCCAGTTAATATTCGTACGTAGACTAATGGGATCTACTATATGTACTTACCTAATTATAGTGCATAGGGTTCTTATGTTTACTTACGCACATTAGAGGCGATTTGGATATAATCACGGAGCTCTCCCTTACGAATGGCAGAGTCATGATTAGTGGAGTCGACCTTTTCTCCAGATTCCATAATATACAGAAGTGGTACATACGACGTATCTGTCTTCTTAATTACGGTGCGTTTAACAATTGTCTTTGCAGGCAACTGTTTATGATTACAAGGTACAGGCACTTTTACCTTAACGGTATCATGCACTGTATCAGGATTAGCACGATTCATCTGACCAAACAAATGGTCCATTGGTTGCGATACAGTAGATGCTGCTACTGTTTGCACTGTCGTTGGGAGTGGTACATTCTTGAGGTCTGCAATATTCATGCCGATCGCAAGAAATGCTGCACCTAGCAACGTTGTTACTAATTTTTTCATACTTTGATAGTTAAATTATTTGCGTTCACTTTGCCATTGGATATCAAAGGCTCTTCTAACGCGACCAACTAGTTGTGAACCAGCTTTCTTAATTGGCCGTATTATTTTTTTACCTGAGCCTTAGCCTTGCCCTTGGCTTCCTTCTTCTTGTTCTCTGCCGCCTTCTTATCAGCTGCTTCCTTAGCAGCCTTGGCAACAGCCTCTTCCTCAGCTTTGATCTCCTCATCGGTCTTAAATGCCAAGTCGATAATATTCTCCTTAGCATAACCAGCGAGTGGATCAGAAGGGTTACGGAACAGATTAGAGATGATACCTGCATACTGAGTAGCGTTATCCAGCATAGAATCAGACTTAACCTTAGCCATCATCTCTGGAACTACATCGCGATAGTATGCACGCTTAATAGAGATAACAGTCTTCTTAGCGAAGCTATTACCATCCAAGAAGTTCTTCTTCAGGTTCTCAACAAACTCACCTGGAGCTGCAAGAACCGCTGCAGTAGCCTTATCGGCAAATGCGATGTTCTTGTTAGCTGTATCAATGTGAGCCTGAACACGCTCCTTCTCAGGAAGCTTGTTCTCTTCCTCAATCAGAGTCTTACCCTTAGAGCGAACTTCGTCAGCACTGATAAGAACAAGACATCTTACAGCGTCTGCAATCTGATTGTCGGTATACTTACATACACCGGTATTCTTGTCTGTAGAATGGTCAAGAAGCTCACAGAACGCAGATACAGGAGATCCTGATGTAGCGGTAACATTGAAGAGGTGAGCGCCAATTCCATAAGTAAGAGTTCCGACACGACCCGTAAGGTTAACAACCTCACGAAACACGTCATGGAAGCTCATGTTGTTGACACGCTCAAGATTACTCTTAGCAGAAGCAAGAGCCTTCTCAGCGTTTTCCTTGTACTTCTTGTCCTTGGTGTCCTTAAGTGTCTTTTCGGCGGACTCGATCGCACGCTTAGCTTCGATAGAGCGATATGCTTTATAGAAGTTTACGCACTGCATAATGCTGTCCATAAGCTTAGAATCACGATTCATAGCCAGGAAGCCCGACAACGCCTCCTTAAGCTCTTCTTCGTCCTTGATCTTTGTAGGATCAAAGACCTTACCTGCTGTTGCAGCACGAGCCTGTGCGTCTTTGTCAAGATTCTTTGCAGTCTCTTCTGAAACCTGTACAGCTGCACCTGTAACCTCAACTGCTTCAGCGTCTTCAGCCGAAGGCAAGAGCTTAGCCTCGTCAAAGTTTACACCAATCTCTTTAAGAGCTTCCTTAAGCTCTGGGAGCGCAGACTTGCGAATTACTAACGCAAAGTCACTAGAACCATACTTAACCTCATTGCACATGCATACAGCAATGCCAAGAGCATTAATATGATTAATCTTGTCGATGGCTCCCTGCGGGATACCTGTATGCTCTGCAGCGTTCTCATCCAAGAAGAAACGATCATGAGCCATCTTCAACAAGTCTACCTGATGGTTACGATCCATGCTTGACCCACCTGTTGTTGTGAGCATAGCTGCAGCCTCAACAGCTGCATTTACACCGTTATCACCATTGTTGTTATTCTGGGCAACCTTAACGTTACCCTTGTTCTTTTTATTAGCCATTTTGATAATGTTTAAAAATGTTGTGTACTACGCTGCCTTTTTAGCAGCCTTTCTTAATTCGATAACCTTGGCATGCTCCATGAGACTAATTACACCATTTTTGATAGTGTACTCAATTCCATAGTGCTTGTTTACCTTAGTCTTTTTGGTAAGCGTGTGTTGCACGCCCTGTTCGTCCAAAAGCTTAATAAGCTTACGGAGTCCCTTTTTGTTTCCTACATGAAATACCTTTTCCATAATAGAATATTTAAAACGTTTGATACTTTTCTGGGCAACTAACTTAGATTCAACTTGTGTCGAATATAAAGTTCGTCTTTAACCAATCTTGTGGAGGTTTAGTGAGCACTTTAATATGCTCGTCTTCACCCAAGTTAAGCGCAGCGACAGTATCTACTACAACTATATCCTTACCTGCTGGTTTTGCCTCATCACATGTACCGGCGCCCTCTGAGGGTTCCAAAGCCTGAAGTGAGCACGTCGGTGCCAGCATGGGAGTTGCAGAAGATTTAACTGTGCTGGCTTCACTTTTATGGTCAACAAAGGCACTGTTGACCATGCTCTTACCAGTAAAACCAAGCAAGAGACTCACAAGAATGATCCAGAACAACTTGTTACTCTTGTTGTATCTTGCGAAACCAAGAGCGATAAAAATTGAGAGAATCAATAATAAAAGTGAAGTCATTTTGTTAAACTTTTAAGTTATTTTTAATTTTCCTACGAGTGCGGCTTAATGCTGCTTTTATAGTGCCTGTAGGAGTTTTTAGCACTTTGCTAATTTCATCAACTGATAGATCTTCTACGTAAAACAAATTAAAAATCTTCTGTGTCTTTTTAGGGAGCTTTTCAAACTCCTTTAAAAGAAATTCATGTTCAAGAAGATTGACAAGATCTTCTTCTTCCGAAGAACTAGTTAATTCTACAGGTAGTCGGCCCATATCTTCTCCTAATTCCATAGATTTCTCCTTTATCTTTCGTAAATAATCTATAGCCGTTCTATTAGCTATAATTCTCAGCCATCCGCCAAAAGACGAATAATCTGTGAATGTCGAGAGTTTCTGGTGAACCTTAAGAAATACAACATTTGTAAGATCTTTGGCTTCATCCATGTCATTCACGTAATGAAAGAGCACGTTGTCAACGAACTCCTTATAACGGTTAAACAATTTATTAAACGCAAGCTCATTTCCCTTTTGAGCTTCTTTTATGGTCTCAATCTCAGATTGAGTGATACGCTGATACTCCATATTGTGGAGTAGGGGAGATCTCTCTCACCCTACCCCTGATAAAACGGAAGATCATATACCATCTTTTGACGATACAGTGACCAAACGTTGTTGACGAAATTGTTAAAGAGGATTAGTCTTAAATCTTTTCCTCCTGTCTTCATTTCTACTTTTTCAAGTAGTCCTGATCCAATGCGCATACGAGTTGTAAGCGTTTTAAGTTTTTTAGTATCGCCAAAGATTATGGTTTTCATCATCCAATCTCCAACTCTACGCAAATCCTCGTTACGCGCATATTCGTACAAACAATTTTCGTCTAGGCTATCTCCAGCACAGAATATATGTGGTTCATACACTAGGCCTTTTTTAAGGTTGTTATGAAACCAGTTAATCACATTTTCTATACTTTCATCTTCATAGCCTAACAGACTAGCTCTGTAAATTAGCATTTTAGGGAAATACTCCATTTTTTATTTTGTTTAATTAAATGTTTTCTTAATAAACTTAGAAAAATCTTCAAGATATTCATCTAGAAAACTAGCCTTTTCTGATAAGAAATTATCAAATAGTGCCATATTGCCACATTTACACGATATTTTGTAATAGTTCTCTAGGAATTTATAGTTATTTTGAAACCATACTACCCAACTATTAACCCATACCCAAAATGCATATTCTCCAGCATTGAAAGTCTTGTTAATACATTCTAAATTTATAGAGTCTGCAAAATTAAAGTTTTGAGACCCCTCGTGGATTCCAAGAGCTTTTCTTATTGACGCATTCTTCTCATCTGTTCTAGGTCTCCCTTTTCCAGTGTTGTAGATTGCTATATTCTCTTGATACACACGGTCTATCCATCGCGTTTTAACGGCATACTTGATTCTTTCGTGTGGTTTCTTACCAATATTTGATAATCTGCCAAACTCTGTACACCATTTAAATGCGAGGTCGACAACATAAGGACATCTGTCCTTTATCATCGCTTTGTATCCCTTTGTCATAACTAATAGGAAGAAGCTGGGGAATCGAACCCCAGACCCAAACCAAAAGGCGACGGTACCAACTTCTTTCTTCTCTCCACTTAGGTAGGAAACACCTAGGCTAAACTTACGCTACGCAAGTATAGTCTACAATGTTATTTACATTGCCGTTTAATTTACAGTATAGTGCTTAATGTATTTATCTCCTCTGTCTGTCAAAACCAAACACGCCCGTGTAGGCAGTTTTACAACATGCCTAGGTTGCCACGTTTTCGCGAACGAAAATGTGATCTGTCATACATAGACACAAACAGAATAGACAGTTTTACAACATGTCTGGGTTGTTGTTGTTCAGATTGAACACCCCTGCGGGAGGTGTGGACGTGAGGGGAGTCGACAAAATCTTCAAGTTCATTGCAACTATTCCACTCTGCTCCACGTTATATTTATATGGAACAGATAAAGAAATATATGCAAAACAGAAAGTTAATAACTTTCGTTTGTGATTGTTGTGGAAAAGAAGCTCAAAAACCTCTTTCTGAATACAACAGAAATAAGAAACTTGGTAGGAAGAATTTTTGTAGTAGAAGTTGTGCAATTCGTTATGCTAATAAAAATAAATTGCATACATTTACAGATAAATGTAGAGAACATCTTTTAAGTATTTGCAACAACCAAATAGATGAATATACCGGTTTTAGATATATCCTTAGAAGTGTCTACAAAAGATTCAAAGAAGTAGATATAGATTTAGAATATCTAAAACAACTTTGGGAAACACAAAAAGGAATTTGTCCTTATACTGGTATAAAATTAAAGCTTCCAACATATAAAAACCATAATTTCTATTTTGATTGTGCATCTTTAGATAGAATAGATTCTTCTAAAGGCTACATTAAAGGAAATGTTCAATTCGTATCATTACCTATAAATTATATGAAATCTACTAAATCAGATATTGAGATTAGACAATTTCTTAAACAAATTTCTTCTTACACTTCACATTTCTGTGAAGATGAGACTATCTCTTCACCTAAAGAGGTGTTGGGCGCTCAAGCTGGTAATTAAGAAGACTATACTTCTCCAGTAGTCGTTGCACTTTCTTGTGGTGTACCACAAGCTTAGCTCAGGGTTAGCATGAACAATACTAGCTTTGAGCTATTATTGTTTTTAGCCTTCCTTGAATTCACCCAATATGGGCTCGGTAAGAACCCCTGTCCAAACAGATTATTTCATACACACTGTACATTCGTTTTGTAAATGTTCTGATGATCAGTCAGAACATTTGATTTAAACCACTTTAGAAGCGTTCTAAGGCATTTTTGCGACACTTGTGGTTAATTACTCCACTTGGTGACATACTCTGCCTCAGAACGCATTAGAACATGGTTGAAAATATATAGGAATCCTCATGATACGAAGATACTTAGAGGGCTATATTCAGCATTTTTGATATATTTTGCAGGGTTCGGTTAACTTTCTCAGAGCAATCAAATCTCCCCGATACAAAGATACGCACAAAACATATTGTTTGATCTACTGTCCCAATTTACTGTGTGGGTTCACATCTCTTCCTCCTATCGTGATACAAAGATACTTGATAGGAATGTTAATTCATTCCTCGGTTCCTTCATTAGCCGGCTACCATAGCCCTCCTGTAATGCCTGAGAACCTACATGCGTGATACGAAGATACTTGCACTGGAAAAAGAATTAGAAGCGATCGAACTGATAGTTGGCATAATACCAGCTGTTAGGATACTTGTCGCGCAACTCACGGTCGTGCTTCTCGTACTCCTGGTTCAGTTCGGTCATCTGCTTACGCTGATCCTCATCGATCTTCTGAGACATCTCACGGAACATATTTGGCGTAATCTTCTGGTCGTCAGGAACGGCGGTACCATTCTCGTCCTTGCCCAGAAGACGGGCCAACAGCTCTGTACGCTTCTTCAGAATATCGAGGGTGATCTTTGCCTTCGCACGGTCCTTACGGACATTGAGAAGCTCCTTAATACGGAGATAGTCAGCACACTTAACGATCTCTTTTACCTGAGAGATCTTACGCTTCTCCTCATCCTGGCGGATCTCTTCTGCCGCCTTGTCTGCGATGTCGGTTACGAGGTTACCCTTAACCAACTTCTCTACAACGTTGTCTACTGACGCATTCTGCTGCTCTTTAGCAGCACCTTTTGTTTCTGCTTTTGCCATTTTGATAATGATTTAAAATGTTTGTAAATAAAATTAATTAACACATGTTACTTCGCCCACACTCCAAGACGGATTCTGAATGAGCTTAGCTCCTTCTAAATTTACCGTTATGTCACATGGAGCATTATGAGCGCAGTTAGCCAAATGAATGAGTGCGAATCTAGCTTTTTGAGCTTGATTCTCATCAGGATATTTGGATTCGAATGCCAATGTTTTGACAATCTTACCCTTTACCTTTTTAGTCGTATACACTGGAATCTTCCACATAATCGAGAGGATTTAATTTGTTCTGAAACTTGTCACGCTTATAAGCCTTTGCTTTGGCCTCTGCGTGGCGTTGACGATACATTTTTTTAGTATTACGCTGTGTTCTGCACATAATTACATGTTACTTTGAACCGTTTTGAATACACAAATAACATCGGTAGAAATACCATAAGAATCACGCATTCTCTTACTTACACCACAAGATATAACCTTGATAGCATTTGTAAGAGATTCGTTGTTAGGCTCATCAGTTACAGCCTCTGTCAACGCAAGCAACAACTTCATTTTGGAGTCGAAGAACTTACCAAACTTCTTTTTTACGTAGATGCACGCAGATTCTACAACAGACAATTCTGTTGCATTCTTGTTTTCTGTGTGGCGGATAATAATGGAACCGACTTCCCTTTCATCCATTGCAGATGCATGCGCATCCGTAATGTCTGATTTAATAACCTTCAGTTGTGAAGCTATTAACGTAATTTCAGATGGGCTCAAACTTGAACCCTCATAAGAGAGAATGATGTACTGTCTCATAGCTAATCCTCCTTTGGTATTATATTAGTACTGGAGGACTGCACGATCTGCACATGCTTACCATCGATAATGGTATCAATTGTTTCCGTATTAGGAACGTCTGGCGGAGTCAAGATATTGTATTGGTCTGATTTGTCTGGCAAGTTCATATATACATGCTTGTTAACCTCAAACTCATGGGATATACTTCCCTTAGTTATTGGTTCCCCAGACTTCTCTAGAACTGATACAACATCACGCATAACCTTTTCAGGTATACTGAAGAACACTGAGTCCTGATGTCTCCACTGGCCTTCTGTTTTCTGATATGTCAACGCATCAGAATAGTCGGCGAATGTAGGATTATCAATTTCCTGCATCATCTTTGATACCATGAGCGAATCATCATGTCTGATTTCACTCTTTGTCTGCTTCACATAGTCACATGATGACACTGCGAAAGCTACAATAAGCATGATTAAGCACATGCTAAGCTTTTCAAATAATCTCTTCATTTTGATAATTTATTAGAGATTTAACAAATGTTAACTATCCGGGTTTTAAAGATTCACGGAATCATCTTTTGTGGACCAGCTAGGGCTTGAACCTAGGACCTCCAGATTATGAGTCTGTTGCTCTAACCAACTGAGCTACAAGTCCGAATTGCGTAGATAACTTGTGAGCCAGGTCTTTTTTCGACTCCACCCTCCAACTTCTGCATTTTGACACCCATCTTCAAAACGACTTATACCTCTCTACGCAATTGTGATACATATGGGATTCGAACCCATGACCCATAGATTAAAAATCTATTGCTCTTCCAACTGAGCTAATGTATCAAATAACAGCTTCGTGTTGTGTTTTACGTCAACCTTAGAAACTGTTAAAACATCTGTGACGACAACGAAGTACAAAGCTCTCCAGCTTGTGATTTTATGCAGACTTGAACTGCTATGTAGGCCTTTAACCTAATAAATCTCGGGGACAGTATAAACTGCCCCCTTGAAATGCAACTAAATATATTTTTCCTCTTCCTCTTCTATTATATCATTCCACGTAAAGTAGAATAATAGAAGACCAAAAATCAAAGCAACTACCAACCATATTATTATAAGACCAATAGCAAGTGTACTTATCTCGCGCACATTACCTAATGCTTTTATAAGGCTAAGCAGTGGATAAAATGAAGCTAACATAATCAGTAAGCTTCCACCTAAATATATTAATCTACTCATGGTCTAATAGTTGTTGAGTTCTACTAAAATTGAGGTCATGCACAAAATAACATTCTAGACTATTGCTAAGATATTCTTTTGTACACCCAATTTCATATTCACTTTGAGACAATATACATACATCATCATTAAGAGCTTCATCAAACTCTAACAACACGATGTTATTATCTCTACATATTTTCTTGAGTTTTCTTACATCGCTATGAAAGCGACGCAACTCAAGTTCAGATTCGGACATTTGTCCATTCTTTCTACGTTTTGCCATAATTAAGGACTAATAAAAATTATTCCGTCTTCAATGCAAGATGGTGACTCTTTGCTATCCAAATCCTTTGAATCGTTTATTCTTGGACAAGAAAAAGGATTGTTAAAGATACATCCCTTGCAATTGTATTGACGTTTAGCCCTAACAATAATGCCATTTATTTTGTAGATTCTGCCAGGACTAAGTTTTTTACTCATAGTTCACCAATCAATTGTAGTTTATACATTGGCTTTTTAACTGGAACGATTTGATAACCTTTAATGGTTTCGCCAACTTTTCGCAGTACTCTAGATACTTCTCCAAGATGAAATGTTCTATGTACAGTTTCTCCATTCTTAGCTAGAATAAAACATACAAATTTTGTAGGATTTGCGTATAATTTATCATACACATAAGATACTTCGTGATAGAACGAACCAACTCCTTTCATTGTATCGATTTTATTCATATCACTTTCTCCAACCATAATTTTTGTAGTTTCTAGCTTTTCCAGACTGCTTGACTTATATATACAACATTTTCCAGTTGATACATCTCTAACAGCTGTGCATTTACCACCAGCTCCAGTGATTACCACCATCAAACCACCCACCATTGTTCCACTTGGTAGAACTCGGCGAACTACATCATTCTTCTGAAATTTCATTTGCGTACAAATTTAATTTTATATCGAACAATAGACGTAATTACGCCATTTCTTAGTCTAATACCAAGTGTTGGCTCAATAGAGAATTGCTTGCATGTGTTGATGTAATTAACAACACTCTTTGAGATTGGAATAACCTCTGAGAATCCTGCTGATTTATCAATATATGCAGCTAGATACTTAACGGTTTTGCCGTTAGAACTAGGTTGTTGTACTATTTGCTTAATACATTCAACCTTACAAACCATAGTGTCGATCGCTGCTTTTTGCTGCGCATGACACTTCGACGTCATTAGTAACAACATTACTATAATGACAATCGCTATCAGTGGGCCAGGATTGTGTTTGTCCGGCTTTTCGTATAATTTTACAGCCATTTTATCATCCTTTAGTAATTTCACAAATACATCCTACAGATTCGAGAGCTGCCTTCATATTGCTAATGTAAGATTCATCAAAAGACTGAGATAATATCACCTCTTTACCGTCAACAGATGAATCCATAATAGCTTTTGCATTTTCCAAAGAAATATTAAGCTGTGCTGATAACTCTCTTGCCGTACTCAATTTATTATTATTTTCTACTTTATTCAAGTATAAATAATAAGTAGTTCGTACTGGCCCTTTGTTGACTTTCTCTTCCATCTCCATAGATGATACTAATGCTAACAATAAACTAACATTATGTCTCATCTCTTTTACACCAGAGCATTCTGTCTGAATCTTGATCTTTCCATCATTCTGGATAGTAACATTCAACATAAGTTCAATGGATCGTTAAGAATTTAACACTTGTCTTGCCAGCTCCTGGAACATTTGAGTGCTTATTGTTAATATAACTGCTCAAAGTTTTCTCAAGAGATTTGGCATTGACCTTACTTAACCCAGAAGAGAGGATCATTGTAGATCCTCCCTCTTTAGCAACTACTTTGTAGTTAAGATACTCAGCATCAGGTTTCCCTTTTGCTGACTGCGGCTTAACTGCTTGGTTATGCGTCTGCTTGTGCTTCTTCTGACTCATCATCTGCATGAATGAATGGTTTGCAATCCAGACCGATGTTCTTGATAGCCTCAGGCTCACTGAGCTTTTCCTCTGCAATACTGCTGATAGCAGCAGCGATGTGTACAAGATGGTTCAGATGAGTGATACCATTGAACTTTCCAGCTACTTCAACTGTTACGTTGATAGACTGCTCATCAGTCTCCTGATTCTTCGTAACTCCAATCTCCTTGAGAATTGGAATGTGCTTCTTGAACTTAGTCTCCACGTAACTTGGAGAATCAAGATCAACGTGGTTAGGAGACAGTATACAAGACACCGTCACAATTGTTGTAGCACCATCAGCAAAAACAGCTGTTTCGACCTTTGGGTAATCATTGCCCATCAATTTCTCTAAAATGTTCATAATTTTGATAATTTAAACATTATTTACTTGTATAGGACTACTTCTCACCTATACTTGAGTTTTGTGTTCCATCTGTAATTCGGTTTCCCTTTGGAGGCTTTGGACTCCCTACGGCTACATTAAACACTTAGGGTTGATGCAACTCAACCCTTATGTTTTTTAATTAATTCAAAATAACAACAATGTAAATTATTAATACAATACTTACACCATTTTTCTTGTTCGCGAAAACCTAAATCGCACATATAACAATCTGTAAAACTAGATATATTTTTTACAATTCTAAATACATTTTTACAAATTGTAATTAACTGTCCTGGTTTATAACTCTTATGAGTACCAGATATCGTTGGTAATTTCATATGTCACCATATTATTCTGCAGTTAATTCATCTACTTTTGATTTTGCTTCCAAGTAATCGCTACCATAGTCTGTCGCGAGGTCTGTATCCATAAGATCAAGACCACGTGTACCATCAAGAGAGTCTAAAAGCGTTTCGGTACATTTGTAGTACTGTTCATACGCTTTGATCCTTTTCTCTGCCTTTTTAGAACTACCTACGTGGTAATTCGATGCAAAGCAGGCACCCACAAAACAACCTAATACTGCTCCTACTAACAGGAGATTAAGGTTGTCCATAAAACTGTGAATTTTGTTTTTGTCCATAATTATTTTACTATAAGTTCAATATCATTAAGTTTTTCATCTTTAATGAAATCCCAACCAAGTGAATCTTCGTCGGCGATCTCTTTATTCAACAAGATAAGAGCATCCAAGCTGCGGTCTTCTTTATCTAGTGCTGTAGATAATACTAAAGATCTATTTTCCCTATCAACACTTGTATACATATCTACAAGTTTTGCAAGGAGAACAAGCTTTTTAATTAACTCCATTTTACTTACAGTAATAACTAATTTGTGTTCTTGTTTCATATATATAATTATTGATTAATATACATAATAAAAACGTGTCTATCTTCACAGACCAGCACGTTGAGCATCGGAATAAAACCTACGTCACTTTTTAGTAAAAGATGATACAAGAAAATCGGTATTGTAAAAAACAAATTGAAGTGGTTACTGGACTCGAACCGTCGCTATTTTGCGCTTTACTATAGCCAAGTACGATACCCATATAATGAATTCGTACATAGTATACCCTCTTACTTCAGCAAGTGTATAATAACCACTGTCTGTCTCTCCAGACTGTCATAGAGAACTAGCACCCTCTTTTTGTACCTCTTGCAATCAGGCAGGTTTATTTAGTTCTCAGCATACATGTAATGCTACGTAATTGTGATTTTAAGATGTGCACGTTAACACCAAATTGACTTATACGTGTTTCGTCAAAACGTTTGTGTCAGATTTTTATTTACCACATCTTCATAAACGGTTTACCGACATGTTTGGGTCATCCCTCTGTGTCCTACAATCGACATCTTATAGCTTTGCAAGTACCATAAGCACGTGTTGTAGTGCATGGACTTGGGACCACGACTGCCACATTACTGCCTACGATTTATCACGTTAGCGTAGGCGCTCCGTCATCCTAGTTTATATACCGCATGAGATAACGGTTCAATACAACTATCTTCACAGACTATTGTATTGTGAAGTCTATAATTGCGCTTTGAGTAATGAATCAGACTACACGATGATGCAATATGTGTAGTTTCGTCTAGGTCTCATCAGTGATAATTTGGAGTAACGTAGTTACGTAATACTCTGTTTTATTATAGACACTCCCTAGCTGTGTCTTAATTTGTCTTGCATTAAAAGCATACCACTATCTTCACAGACCATGGTATGTGCTAAACCTATTGTTGTTACACTTAACAACTACAACCTACATCCTAACTAAAAAACCTGACATTTATATGGAACCTTTTATTAAACTGCGATTCTATAGTCTTTTCCTTTCAGAGAAGGTCTCTTACTAAGAATAAACTTTTTTAGATCTTCAAAATTAATAGGAAGTAATGCACAATATTCATATCTTAATGTACATACAAATCTTCCATTGAGCATAATGTCAAATTTAAAAACATTCATACCACTACTAGTTTAATTGTATTGCGGCTCAAATATAACGTCTTCAACTGTCTTACCAATCAAAGATCTTTTATATTCAGAGTATCTTATTGTATTTGGACACTCTACAATATATCTGATAAATCCTGCTAATTCTTTAGAATATGGCAAGTTGATCATTACTAACAAATCTTTTACAACTTGTTTAGTAAGCGCGTTCACTCCTCCCCATGTATTAGGGAATTTGTTGTACTCTTTTTCCCAGAGCGCTGGTGTGTTGTTCTCGACTAAGCGAATAACGTCCAACACATTTGTTTTGTAAGTTATTTTCATATTGATTATATTTAACGCGTACTATATCAATTTCGCTCCACCCTTCCCAAACACAAAGTCTCCCTAAGGAGACAATGTGTTAATACGCTGGAGCACCTGTTGGCGCACCTGGAGCTCCTGGAGCTGGAGGAACTGGAGACGCTGCCATACCAGGCTGTTGTGGAGCTGGTTGCTGAGCTTGCTGTTGCTGTGCAGTTTGCTGCTGACCACCTCCCATAAGCGATGTTGGGTCGAATGCAGGCTGTTGTGGAGCTGTTCCTTCAACAGGATTGCGGAAGAAGCGCTGTTCCATACGAGCACCCTGTGCATTCTTGCTGTATGGCTCAATGTAGTGAGTGATTCCGTTAGCATCGATAAAATCAATCTGTACAAAGACTGAGATACTGCTGCGGATTACCTTCTGATTGTTACCATCCAGTGTTGGACTACCATCAATCTGATTAGCATAGCACGGTCCTTTAGCGAACTCATACTCTTCAAAGCATCCACCAGGGAATTCGAGTAACTGACCCCAAGTATCTGGGTCTTGTGCAAATTCTGGTCCAGTTTTGAAGTTTGCAAGATTGACATCAAATCCTCCCTGGTGATTAGGGTCGGCTGATGGTGTAGCATACTTCTGAAGAACAGTGAATATCTCAGGACTGAGGTCATCATCAAACAAGATGACGTTCTGCTTCTTTCCGAGCAAAGACTTCTTGTTCTTCATACCGATTACTAAGAACTTACTAATTTTACCGTCTCTATTAGCCTTCTTAGCCTGACCAATAGATAAGGAGATTGTCTTAAAGGCGCCAATCTGTGAACCTGGAATAATTGTGTTCATAACTGCAGTTTTATGTTTGTTAATATTTTGTCTCTTACGCTATATATTAAGAGAAATGCATTTCTTAAGAATAAGATGCATATAAGAATAGAGAGCGATTGAGACTGTTTCACCACTCTATACCTTACTAAACAATATAAACTGTTTAATCTCGTCTTTTAGGAGAATTTGTTTATTAGTTGCCAAGCAAGAATGTGAAGTTGGGGAGATTGTGCACGTCTCCCCTAACATTCCCCTTGCGCAAGTAGTATTGTCATACCATTGTATTTCAAGTACAGTTGTACTGTGTCTGCTACATCAGTCTTATGGTACTCTGATACAGCGCTATCAAAACCTTGTACACGAGTTACTATTCTTCGCTCGTCATACCACCTTACTATTTCGTATTCCATAACTAATATTGATTATTCAACAAACTTTCTAAGTTTGCTGTGTCGTTAGTTAGGAGCAGATGTTTATTAGTTGCTAAGGGAGGATGCAGTATGTCCCAGGTACAGCGTGTATAGCAATATGCCCTCAGACACATTTTAAGGTACCTACAGCGCGTTCTAATAGCTTGCCTGAACAATTACCCAGCGTGTACTGAGATCGTGCCTTAGAGAGCAATTATAAGATTAATCGAGAGATAGCCCGAGTCATATGACCACAATATCTGTAGTTCATAGTATTCTCTACTATCTCTCTCGAATGGAAGAAGAATTTATTTCTTAGTTGTTTAGAGAGTAAATTAGGCACAAAGCCCGCTATTTAGCGAGCAATGTGTCCAATCTAGCTGAAACATAGAGATAAGATGCCATCTGATCAGACCCATCCATATCGTAGACATTGTTACGATCAATAATAGAATCAGCAAGCTGCCCTTTAAGGATAGCAAGTTTGTAGACGGCACGTGATTGTGATTTATGTCCTTGCCAACCAGCTGACATACCAAGAGTGAATGACACGAGACATACTAATGTTGAAATAATGAAGATCTTTTTCATATTGATTATGTTTAAATGTTAATATCATCTGTATAGAGAACTTATTTATTAGCTGTTAAGAGGCTAAGAGCCAGGCATTAAGCCTGACCATTAGTCTCTGGGATAATAACTTGCTCCTGGAAGAAGTGAACTGTGCAGTCTTTATTGGCTGCTATCCAAGGCATCATAACTGCCATCATATCTTCCATACTTGCATACTGTGGGCTTGCTACCCAATAATTCTTCCCCTGCTTAATAGAGCAGCGATAAACTGTCTTTGTATTCATAATTGTATATGTTTAAATTGTTATTAATATTATCATCTGTATGAAGAATGTGTTTCTTAGATGCTTGGCTAAATGGGAGCAAGGCTTATAAAGCCCTGCAATCCCACACGCAGTATGCCATACATCCCAATAATGAACTCCATATAGCACAAAGGAGAATTCGATCACCCATAGTGAGGAGCATTGTTGGAGAATATGATGTAATGATAAATACATCAAGAATGATAACAAACGCAATGATAGACACTGCGATAATTGTGCAAAGAGTTCTATTCATATTGATTATGTTTTAAGTGTTAATATCGTTTGAAAAGTGTAGATGATTTATTAGGTGCTCAGAGTCTTTGACGGGGGTATCCCGGATCGCGTACTTGGGAGGGGGAGCGCTATTACACTGTTTCTCCTTTCTGTACACACACAACAGTTTAAAAAATAAAAAATAAAATAAAATATTCGGCAAGCTCAATAAAAAAGCCGAGGCTGCAAACCCCGGCTATACTCACACTTTCTTAAATTTATCTATAAAGTCTGTTATTTCCCTCATGTATATATGGTTGTCGCGCTCATATATTATGGCATCAATCCACTTACCAGTAGGGTCTTTAAACTTTCCTGCTCCTACATAATTGTAGACATTACCCTTGTATTCGTACTTCATTTGTTTTCCTATTAGCAATTTTTAACCTAATTGACAATAACTTCTTATTAATGTTTTTATCATCCTTAATCAGTCTCTTTGCCACAGTTATGTATTTAATGATCTTTACGACAGGGATTGCAAGTTTTATTCCAATAAGAGAAATAGCAGCCCATAAAGGCAGAATTGCAAAGCATACGTACAATAATATTGCCCAAAATACCAAGTTTAACACACTTGCTGTAACGCTCTTAGCATTCATAGCCTTGCATACCTTGTCAAATATCTCTTTCTCCTCTGCGTTTAATTCGTTTCTAATCTCAGATATATCTACTAACATATTTTAACCTCCTATTTTTAAAATCTCCACCATCTAGTAGTCTCTTTCTTTAATTCATTAAGACATGTCTCATACTTATCTTTCCAATAACTAGTATGCTCTTCCTGATGTGCTAATTGTCTCTGTAGCAGTGTTATCTGAGCATCTCTAGCTTCTAACGCACTCTCGTTGCACTCTGCTGGTTTACTATTCTGTACAAGCTTTTCGTAATCTTTTCTGTCTAGAATTACGTAATCTCTAAGCTGCCTAATCAATTGAACTAAGTCTAATTCCTTCGTCTCCATATATAATGTCCAATAACATTTTAGTTGTTTCGGGACAATCCGATAACATCTTTATCATCTATTCTGCTATCCCCGAACACTTCCTTGAATTTCCAAAACTCTCCTTTTTCATCAAGCTGCAGTGCTAATTGTAGTATCTGCCTCGTTGGAGCTGCTTCTTCTCCTAGATTCTCTAGCTCCTTCAGTAATGTCTGATACGCATCCCTCTGTCCTGGATCCATCTTTTCCCGTCTCTTCATCTTCTGTGTCATTTAAAGTGTCTGTACCCATTTTTACTTTCTTTTTGAAGTTATCATATCTTTCAATAACTTCGTCAGCTGTCACATCCTTATCATTAGGATCGCTTGGGTTATATAATACTTCTACTAGCCCAAAGCTTTTTAATATTTCCAGAAGCTCTTTGAAGTCCTCTTCATCTGCTCCGTCATTAAGTACTTGCATTGTTTCCATCTTTTTGGATTATTTTGTCTGTATTCCTTTATAGTTTTCCCTATAAATGCACACGCTTCGGTATGCGTGAGTATAATTGGTTTTGAGTTAAGCTGCGATCGTTTCATTTGCTTCGTTTAAAGCGTTTACAACTTCAGCCTTGGTAGTCTTTGTTTTAGACTGTTCAATAAGCTTTTGTATAAGTTCGTCCTTATGAGGATTACCTTTTTGCTCGTACATGTGCATAAGGATCGCTGTGGCATTTGAAAACTCTCTAGAGTTTTTGTCAAGTGTGTCTATAAGCTCTTCAAGTTCTTCAATTGTATATTTTCCTGGTTTATGCAAGAACTTTCCATCTTTATCGTACAGATTACTATTTTTACTAATTTTTCCCATTACTATTTGTTCCTTTAAGTATTACCCAACCAGCTGTAACAGCTATTATTGGGATGATTAAAAATATAGTTATTATATCAAATGGATTCATCATTGTCTGGTTCATAAAACCCTAATCTTCTTCCGTTTTTCTCGGCTTTTTCTATTATTTCCGCAGCTCTTAAAAAGTCTTTATCTTTTGCTATTTTGCTCAGCATGGGCTATGTATTTTGTGCACTCTTCCTCTATAATTTCACCATCGTCGTTACGTGTTAAATGCGTGTATTTCATCTTTGATCTGTTGAATTTAAACGCTCTAAACGCCTTATCTCGCTCCTATTTATCATCATATCTATGGATATATTTCATCATTTGTGTAGCATTTACAGATCCTGCTACCCCAAGATTACATAGGTTTTTAATAAAGCTCATAGCCCCGTCTTCTCCAAACTTATGCTTTAGCATACTATACTCTTTTAGGCTCTTCTAGAACCACTAATTGTCTATATCGTATACTGGATCTTGCTCAACAATGTATGCTATATTTATAGGCACACCGTGTACAAAGAAGTATTTACACTACTATGTACAAGGTTTATTTTGATATTGTAGAGATAAGAAATCAGCGTAATATAGTACAGCACTCATCTCAAACTAGTTCATACTTTACTTGCTGTTTTGTTTACACATTCTGTAAAGTATCCAACCAAGTATGCGAATACCTCATTAGTATCTTCAGAGAGCTTTATATGACATGCTTCTAGTATGTCTACAGCTGCATGAAATGATTCATGTGCAAATGTGTTTATATCGTCACTTGTGTTCTTTAGCTTGTTTATTACTATAATTTCACAGTCTTCTCCTGCTATTTTATCATATGCTCCCCTAACAGTGTAAGCCGTATAATCTGACCATTCGTCGTCCATAATTGACGACTCATCATTTCTAAAGCTAAATCTTTTATCTACTATAGATTTATCTGGGTTAAGTATAACGAATAAGTCAAACCCGTATACTGTGTTATATTTATCTATTATACACTTCTTTTTATCCATACTATTCTTATTAGTCTTACTATTATTGTTAAGCTTATATAGCTCTACTATAGTTGTATAGTCTTACATACTGTAATAGCTGTACTACTAAAGTAGATCTCCTAAAGAGAATATATAAGAGAAAGGGTTCTTAGTCTGACTAACCCCTACTATCCCCCTAACGTAAAAAAGCTAAAAAAGTTGCATATTGAATAGAAAAGTGCAATTTATATAAAATTTTTATGCAGTTTGCAACCATTCTTACAAAAGTTTACGTTATGGCGGCGTAAAACAATTAAATTTAATGGATATGACAAAGATTTTAAAGGTTATTAAGCCTTTCTTCGTAATGGAGGTTGGCGATACATTTGAGTACAACGACAAAACAAAGGAGTACAAGAGTGTGTATAACGAAGAGCATAATAGTTCAAACGAAGAGAACTCTACAGTTGTTTCCTCATACAATTCAGTTTACACTATTTCTGAAGACTACGCAAAGATGCTGGTTGAAAACGGTTATCTTGAAGAGGTTATGCAAAACACAAATAATGACAAGCAGTTTGTTAACATATTTGATGAGATTGAACATTTGCTTATTCAGTATAACACTGATCTGAACATTCTCTTAAACTCTGATGATGACACACCTCAGTGTTTGAAAGTCGAGAAAGAGACAGTTCTTCGCAATATGATCAAATTACTCAAACACCTTAAGTCGTTGAAAAAGTAATATGGAAGAAGAGAAGATGATAGATCAGACTCAGTTGGCAGAGGACTTAAGCTCAAAGATAAAGTACGAGTTTAGACAGATGTTCTTGGTAAAGCCGCTTGAGCCTGTTAAAGTTAAAAAGAAGATCTCCGAACCTGTGGCTAAGGACACTAAGCCAAAGAAGGATAAGGATGGGATCGAAGCAGTTGATTACGATGATGTAAAGACAGAGATTAAGGAAGTTGATTCAGATTTCTCTAGAGCTGTTGTACTTAAGTTGCCATATGAGTATACACACCCATATGTTGATGAAAAGATTCAACAGATGCCTATCAAGGTTGGTGATATTGTTATATACAGATCTGCTAGAGGAGCTATGTATTTCGACTTACTTAAAGATTCTCAACTTGTATCTCTTTACGATATTGTAGCAACAGAGATAGTAGAGAAGTAATGAATATAGATAAAGTTTGTAGATAGATCGGACGACAATTAAACGAAGATCCAGAACTAGTAAAGCAAATAGTAATGCATTAGTTCTAGTTTGTAGTTGATGTTATGAAAGACCCAGATGACACTAGAGATGTGTTATTAAACAAACTATTTAGATTCAAGCTTAAGAATAGATTTAAAGATAATAAGAATAAACCATTGAGTCCATATGAAGAAGATAATAAACATTGATCGTAAGCCGATTACGGTTGACACAGAGACGGCTTTTGTAACATCGATAGATAGATCTACAAGAGGAATTGATGATGTATACGTTATTCCGGAAGATGCTCATATCGAATGGAGATCAAGAATGTTCCCAGACAAAACGATTGAAGCAGACGTAAAGAAAGACGATATTCTTGTTACATTCTACGATAAGGATCTCGGTACAGATTTTGTAATAATCAAGTCTACTGATTGGTTAAACGCTCTTAATAATGCAGCAGATGCTGATCAGAAGAGAAAGGAAGAGTGGGCAGCTAAACAGAAAAGCGCAAATTCTGAAGCTCTTGATTGTGGAGATAGTAGTAGACCATGTTAATATTTAAGTTATGAAGAAAGTTGTTAAAAAGACAGTTAAGGTAGCAAAGCCAAAGTATACAATTTCTATGATTGATATAGCTAATGTAAATGACATTGCAGCATACTTTATTGGCCAGAAGATTTTAAATGGCATGAAGCTTACTGATTCAGATATTAGTACAATCGTATCAATTGTTACAGATATTGTACTTGAGGATCTTATGCCAGAGGATTGTACAGCAATTGTAAACGATAATGGTACATACAGAAAGTGTACTGCTATTAGAGTTGAGAACAAGGTTAAGAAGCCTTGGTATAAGCGAGTATGGAATTGGATTACTCGTACTAAGTAATCACCTTTAGAGTCTATTAGTCAAACGGTAAAGACAGCCCGATATAAAGGGAATAGTTAGCAGGTTCGACTCCTGCATAGACTCCATTCATTATTATTTTCATACAAAAGAGTCAAAGAAAACGGGCGAATACAATCGCTGAGAGGTTACGTCGTTTCTCAAATCTCTATAAACTGGGATATCCGGGTGAAACAAAAGGTTTCTGCCCTAGTAGCCCTTTGAGCTACAGGATCCAAATGGCGCCAATACTGGTTCTGCGTAACTCCAGCTAAAGGTTACGTGATTATCGCGGAGTGGAGCAGTTGGTAGCTCGCCAGGCTCATAACCTGGAGGTCGGCGGTCCGAATCCGTCCTCCGCTACTCCTAGGAATTCGTACGTTGGAGCAGAGGTTAGCTCGTCCACAACAGAGTGGAAGGTCGATGGTTCGAACCCATCACGTACAACACTGAGCTTCGATGGTGTGGTGTTCTACATATTTGGCCACCAGGAGCGAAATTGATATCAGAAAAATATGTCGGCTACAATGGTTTAAAGTGTAGCAATGTAGTTTTAGGCAGATAAAAAGCTCGATAGCCTAAGGTGAGCTTCTACAATATTGCCCATTCGCGTAACAGCTAGCGCGCCGGGCTCTTTTGTCCAATGAATAATTGAATATATAATAATGGAAAACAAAATATATAAACTCTCAGACGAACAGTTTGTTGAGTTGCTCAAGAAAAGTTCAACAATATCTGAAGTGTTGTTTAAACTTGGTTATACAGTCAAAGGAAACTCTTGGGGATACTCTCAAGTAAAAAGAAGAATGGATGATCTGAATTTAGACTACTCTATATTCAAAGGAAAATCCGCTGTTATAAAAACAACCAAGTTAAATAATGTAAAGAAAGAAGATATACTAAAAGAAAACTGCAGACATCAGCGTACAGTATTAAGGAGATACGTTATTAAAAATAACCTGATTCCATACAAGTGTGCAATATGCGGATGCACCGAATGGCAAGGGAAAACACTAAGTTTGGAACTTGATCATATAAACGGTGTAAATAATGACAATAGATTAGAGAACCTTAGGTTTTTATGTCCTAATTGCCATAGCCAAACTTCTACATATGGAAGCAGAAACCAACAACTTAATAGTTCTGAATACGATATCCCGGACGATTTAAGAAAGATGGTTGAAGAGAAGTATGACGAAGTCAAAAGTGTTAAAAGAGTATCATCAATACTTGGAGTACGAAGATGTGTTGTTACAAAGATAGTTAACGAATCAGGTCAAAAGCATTCTAATCAGAAGTATATAATAAGGTATGATAAAGATTGGAATGAGCTCGCAAGATACGGTTCCCTCGTAGAAGCCGCTAAAGCTTTAATAGAGGCCAACGAGGTTAAGACTAAAAGAGTAAAGACTTGCACTAGAACTATAATGTACAATAAAGACAATTTTTGGTTGAACAGTCATTGGAAAATATTGGATGGTAGCGGGATAATAAATAATCCGCTATTAGAACCTTCTCTAATTGACTCGGAAGACACTGTTGACGAGGCGCAAGCGAAAGCAGCGTGACAGACTAAACGAGAAGGCTGACCTTAGGGTTGGATGCAATAGTCGAGCTATGAACCCCGGAGGAGTGGGGGCAGCACCTACATGGGTAACAATAAAAACATATTATAAATACTATGGAGTTAAAATTTAAGAGACTTGAGGACGAAGCGGTCCTCCCTATTCGTGGCACAAAAGGTGCTGCAGGAATTGATTTGACTTGTATTAAGATTGATACAGCTCTTAATGAGGCAAATCAGCTAATGTTGGTTTACCATACAGGATTGGCAGTTGAGATTCCTGCCGGATATGTTGGTTTACTTATACCACGCTCTAGTATTTGGAAAAAGTCATTATGGCTTACTGACAATGTGGGCGTTATAGACGCTGATTTTAGAGGCGAGATAGTAGCAATTATGAAAGCTACAACAGATGTAGTTCCTGCTATTTATAAGCAGGGCGAGCGCTTCTGCCAGTTAGTCATTGTTCCAGTACCAGAGTATACGATTACAGAAACATCTGAGCTTTCAGAGACCGAGCGAGGTGAGAACGGTTTTGGTTCAACTGGTACTGATAATAAGGAAGTTAGCGCAGCTACGGGAACTGAGGCACAGGCTAGCGAACAGCCACAGTCCGTACCAGAGCAAGCGGCGGCACAAGATGGTGCTGAGGTAGGTGAGTGACAAGCTTGACAAGCCTACATAAAGGGGATTACCGAAAGGTAGTTCCCTTTTACTGTTTATATATAAACAATATAGTATTAAATAACATGAATTTTAAGAAACAACCATTAAAAGGTGTAGAGATACATGGCGCTCCACAAGTTGGTACGCGTACAGTAAATATCTTAATGGGCGAACACGCAAACGAATTTGTCCGTGGTGATATTATGGATGCTAATGCAGTATTGCAGGCATTTGATGAGCTTAAGGGTAATGTTGATACAGATCACGATACTCTTGAAGAGCTTGTCAATGAAATCCATAAAAATGCTAATAATATTAGCAATAATAGCACATAGATACAAAAAGTTGATGCCGCATCAAAGGCTAGAGACGAAAAGGAGAAAAACGATAGAACTGAAGCTGACAACGCTCTTGGTTAGAGAATTGACGAAGAGACAGCTGCTCGTAAGGCAGCAGATGCAGCAGAGTTATCTAGAGCAACATAGGAAGAGGCTAGACTTGATGCAGCAATTAAAGCTGAGGCTAATACCAGAAAGCTTAACGATAATACTATCACAAGTGCGTTGAATGCAGAGATTGCCCGTGCAAAGGCTGCTGAAAAAGATAATAGTAACTCAATAACAGCAGAGGCTGCTACAAGAAAATCAGAAGATGATGCTATTAAGAATTTGCTTCAGAACGAAGTAACGAGAGCTACTACTGCCGAGACAACTCTTCAGGGTAATATAGATAGAGAAGCTGAGGAAAGAAAGGCTAGTGATAACACTATTACAACTAATCTTAATAATGAAATAGCAAGAGCAAAAGCTGCCGAAAAAGACAACAAGGATAGAATTGACATACTTGATGGAGATTCTAACACAGAAGGATCTTATAGAAAAGCTATCAAAGATCTTATCAATGGTGCTCCAGAAGCATATGACACCCTTAAAGAAATTGCTGACAAGCTTGCAGAAAATGATGACCTTCATCAGGCTATTGAAGAAGCTATTGCAACAAAGGCTTCTAAGACAGAGCTTAAAGCAGAATCAGATAGAGCAAAAGCTGCTGAAGCTGATAATGCCGCTGCAATAACAGCAGAGAAGAATAGAGCTACACAGGCAGAAAGTAATATTGCTTCAAATCTCAACAAAGAGATAGATAGAGCTAAGAAGGCAGAGCAGGCTAACACTACGGCTATCACAAGCGAGGTAACCAGAGCTACTGCAAAAGAGACAGAGTTATCTAATTCCATTGCTGCTGAAGCTAGTACTGCTAGAGCTGCAGAAAAGGCAAATACAGATAAGATTAATACAGAAATTCAGGATAGAAAGAATGCTGATACAACACTTAATAACGCAATTAACAAAGAGGTAACAGATAGAACTACTGCTATTTCTAATGCTACAACAACTCTGAATAATAGTATTAATTAGGTTAGCACAAATCTTGCCAATCTTACAACTACTGTAAACAACATTAGTGCATCAGTATCAAATATCACAGCAATTAGCACAGATTATATTAACGGTTTAAGCTAATAAGATATGAAAGAGAATATTGAAGTAAAAGACGTACAGAAAACTGAGTATCTTGACAAGAATGGTCTTGATATGTTGTGGGCAAAGGTTAAAGAAAATACACACAATTAGGTTGAAGTAGAAAGAAATAGAGCCATAACACAAGAGACTAGAATAATTGAGACAAAAGCAGATAAATCTGAGCTTAATAATTACGTTTCTGACACTGCTCTTAAAGCGCTCGAGAAGAAGGTTTCTGCTAATACTGATGCTATTAGTGATAAGTAGGATGCTGGTAACTATCTTAGTTATCAAACTCTTAATAATGAAGGATATTACGAAATACCGGATATTCGTATTCCTAGTAGCGGCGGCATTACTAAAACAGACATAGATTCATAGAGTATATCCGTTAATTGTGATTATCCAGCCAGCCATACAACAATTACATGTGACGGTATTTCTAACACTGATAATAACGCTAATCACGTTTATGCTACAGATGGCTCTATAGCTGATTTGACCCAATACGCTAAGAAGAGCGAGATTACTGCTGGAGGCAATGTTGATGATGTGCAAGTTAATGGCGTAAGTGTTGTAGAAAACAAGATAGCTAATATTAAACCTGCTACTAAAGAAAATCTTGGAGTTGTAAAGGTTGGTGATGGTCTTAATGTTACTGATGGTGCTATAAGTGTTGACACTACTGCTATAGGTGCTGGTAACTATATTCCTTATGAGAGAATTGATGATCATATTAATTATAAAGTGTATATTACGAAACCTAATGAAGGAATTTTATTTGATGCAGGCTCTGATAGTATATCTATATCAAGAGGTGAAATGAATATTAAAAGTGCTGTACGTGAACTTAGTTTCACACCAAGTTTTATCTGGTTACAAGAAATTAGTGATAATGGAAACGCAGAGATAATTTTGGTTTAGCTGAACGAAAATGGCTTATGGTTGAAGGATGGTGATAATAACCATGTATTAACTTCTCATGGCTCTACTATAGATATAAGAGAATATGCATTAAAGTCAGAACTACCTACTGTTCCAACAAAGGTTAGTCAGCTCTAGAATGATAGCGAGTTTATCGCTAAGTCTGTTTATGATGAAAAGATTGCAGCACTTGAAGCTCGTATTGCAGCACTTGAAGCTAAGCATACAGAAACTGCTTAATGAAATAAAAAATAACGTTAAGAAAGACTTTAACGTTTAAGCTAGGTCTTAATGAAAGCATGACGGGGTTCACTGCCCCGCCTAGCACAATAGATTCTACCACGCCTCCTTCCAAATGCGTACCAGGGTAGGACTTTTATCATTCCTAGGTGGAACATACATGGACTCCAGAACAGGTTCAAAATGTATGCAATGTTCTCAATCTAAAGATACCAAGCACATCAACAATATATGATGTTACATACACAGCAAACATGGCTTATGCTGATTTCTATCCAGAACTGCTTACTGAGCATTAGTGTGTTAAGTATGCAATGGCAGTAGCAAACGATGAAGATGGATATGAAGGAATATAGTTTTGCAGATGGGTTGCTGATGTAATGGCAAAGAAGGAAAATATAGATTGGAAGAAATTTAAGTAATCTTTAACTGTGGCGTTTTAGACGTGGTCTTCAATGACACCACAGTACTATAATTAATAATAATTTAAACGAATTAACATGACTGAATTACTATCATAGAATGATTAGGTTATCGAGAAGAAACCAAATCCAATCGAAGAACTTAATACAACGATGGCTTAGTATTATTCCGTATTACACTCGAAGATTTATAGTCACGAGGGCAATACTGATATACACGTAACTTCAGATGATAAAAAGATCTGGAACAATAAAGCCAATTAGTCTGATTTAGAATCTGTTAAAGAATATGCTGATAGTTTAAAGTAGTCTTTAGATAAAGTTAAGCCAGATATAATTAAGGAAGTCGAGACTATGATAGATAATAGTAAAGACATTAATTTATCTGACTATGCTACAAAGGTTTATGTAGATGCCTAGATTGCCGCACTTAATATAAGTGATGACATTGCTACAAAAACATGGGTGTCAAATAACTTTGTAAACTCTACAAATTATCAAAGATTTGATTCTACAAAGTATTATACAAAAGATGAAATCGATAATAAAATAGCAGGAGCAAATGTAGACAACTATCAGATAACGGAATTTAGTTTGGCTAATGATTATCTTAACCTTACATAGAATAATGGTATATCTACATAGGTGAAACTGTCTGATGTGTCTGGTGGGGCAATAACCAGTGATAATTTGGATAGAAAGTTATAGGACTATTTAAAGATATCTGCTATAGGAAATATTACATTTACTAGAGGCGGAAGAATAGTTACAACATGGAATCCTGCTGCAGAAAATGCTACAGTAGAGCTTTCTGGAGGAAGTGGTGCGGATTCTTAGAGCGGTGGATATTATAAGCCATACTTTAAAAATTATCCATCAGATGATAATTTGCCTACATCACAATTACCAATAGTTGGATAGAATCCTACAAATGCCGGATGGAATTCTGTTAATGTAAATCCAGAACAAGGATATTTTACATGGGAGATATGGGTATACATTAAAACCGGTGGAGGCTTTGGTGATATTATTGGTCCAGTTTGTATTTCTGGAAAAGATGGAGATAATGGATCAGATGTTACCGGAAAGGAGTATATATATCAATTAAATAACAACTAGCCTACAAAGCCAACAACAAAACCAGCATGGGGAGATGTTCCAGCTGGATGGACTGATAATCCTACGGGAATTGACTCTACTCATCGGACAGAATGGATGATGTACAGAACGTAGGATGCAAATGGTGTTATAAGTGATTGGCTCCCAGCTAAAGGCCCTGTAATTTGGGCGCATTGGGGTAAAGATGGAACAGATGGCGATGGCGTGCAATATATATTCTGCGCATTAAAACCTGGTGAAACTACATCTGTATTTACTGGAGTAAATGATCCTACATCGTGGACAAATGATTCCGGTTTTCAGAATGGAAGAGCTGGAGAATACATTAAACCAGGATCTAGATGGACAGATAATCCAATAGATATCAAAACAGCAATTGGTTACGGTTAGGGGTCAAGTTAGTATGTTAGCATAAGAAGATACAGAGGATCCACAGGAAGCGCTGAAGATAGCGATGGAAGATGGGGAGCATATAGCGAGCCTAGCTTGTGGACATATATGGCTAAAGATGGACAGAGTTCATCATAGACATTGAAAGGATCTCCTTTAAGAAATAGAGGCGCATGGTAGACTGGTGTACAATATTTTGATGGTACAACTTAGTCTGACGGAGGATTGTTTTATTAGGACTTTGTATCATACACTCATTCTGTCGTAGCTGATGGAGCATCTAAGAATGTTACAGATTTCTACGTTTGTAAAAGACAGTGTACAAGTATCGTCCCTACAAATACTGATTATTGGGACAAGCTTAGTGATATGGGCCCAATATACACCGACGTCCTTGTAGCCATGAAGGCGTACATAAAAGAGCTTACCGCAGAAGAAGTTATAATCACAGATAACGAGAATATTGTAGCCGGTATGACTTCTGGTAATTCTGATAAAGTTTCTTCTCAGGGTAATGTGAGAATATGGGCCGGCACAAATGATAAGAATGCTAGTAATATAGCAGAAGCTCCATTTACTGTTACCGATAAAGGTGTGTTAACATGTAGAGGAAACGATGGAAACATCGTATTAAAAGATGGTACGATCTATTTTATTGTTGGTGGAACTGAATATAAGCTTGGTATAACAAATGGTAAGCCAGACTGGATTAATAGTGCCGGAGCAGATTCTGTAGAGACTTGGTACAGAAAAACAGAAACAAGTACAAATATAACATTCTCTGCCAGTGGTTCATTTAGTGTGAAAGATAACGTGTATTACACAGACGGAACAATGCATAGCACTGTATCTGGAACATATTACAGAAGAATATCACATGGTGCATGCTTGTACTACATTGGTTCACAATTATTCCTAGCATTCGACAATGCTCTTGGCGTTGAAGTTTATATGAAGGCAACATTTAGTAATGGAGTAAAAACTATTAATGGAATTGTTGCGATAAGCGGATTTGCTTCTGTACACTCTATTCCAACGGATAGTAATCCTGGAAAAGTTAACATTAATACTGATAGAAGACAATGGTGTTCTATAGAGAAGGAGGATAAAGGCAGTATTTTTAATATGTATTAGGTTCAGGGATTTGGTGCTCCTGATAAATTTGGATAGCTAAATTATGCTACTGTTGATAGGAATAATATTACATATGGAAGTGGTACTGACGACGGTATATATATATTAAAGCCGACATCTTCAGAATCAGTTAGTTCAACTGGAAAGATATCAACGTGGATGAGCTAGTTTAACGAAGATGGATCGTTCCATCCAGAAATAATAACAAATCATTATAATGTTTGACATAGTACAGAATAAGATATAGTTAAGTACAGAAGATCTAGCTATACCACCATTTAAAGACTTCTATAACAATGCTAAAGATAAGCAAGATGCATTAAAGAAGATCGAATTCATAGTGTGGAGATACAAATGGAATAGTCCATATGAGGCATATCCAGAGAAAGAACGCACATGGAGAGTGGCTGAGGCTGTATTTAATGATAAGGATTACAAACCTGATGATGCTGTAAAAGAATTAGCAAAAAAGTTTCAGGAGTTGCAAGAGACTCCTGCTACTCGCTTGCTTAAATCTTCTAAGAGCGCAGCAGAGGGCATTATGAACACGATGGATAGCTATGCTGAAGAAGAGCTTGATATAGATACGGCTAAAAAACTTTCAGCTATATTGAAAGACGTTAGTGGTATTATCAAGTCATTAGACATGGCTATGAAGTAGGCAAAAGCAGAGCAAGCAGAAGCTGGTAGAGTCAAAGGTGGTGGCACTATTGGCATGTACGAATAATTATGATAGACTTTAATTAGAAGCTCCATAATACCGATAAGTTCAGATAGGCAGCCATCTTCTTTGAAAAGCATGGATGCTATACGCTAGCTCCAGTCGGTACTACTGATTATAATAAATATTGGGAGCAAGAAACAGATAGGTGCAAAAATGGTTATATAGCTCCAGACGGAGAAGGCATAACTGGATACAACTACTTCTATTTGAACTATAGTCCAATTTTTAAGCTTGTAGAAACAGAATACACAGATAGAAATGGTGATTTAAGAAAACGAAGAGAACGTATATTACAATTCCCTAGCTTTTGGGATTACGACTATTATTATTTTTGTGCAATAGAAGAAGCTGAATAGCAAGGTAAGCATATGGCTGTTTTGAAATCAAGACAAAGAGGGTATAGCTTTAAAGGTGCGTCAATGCTCGTACGAAATTATATGCTTATTCCTGGTTCTAAGAACTTTGCTGTAGCTTCAGAACAGAAGTTCCTTATTGGTGATGGTTTGCTTACTAAGGCATGGCAGATAATGGACTTTCTTGATCAGCATACAGCATGGGCGAAACAAAGGCTTGTGTCAACCCGTATGGAAAGAGTATCTGGTTATAAGGTTACAGATGAATTTGGTAAACAGACAGAAAGAGGATATCTTTCTAGTATAGTAGGCATTACTCTTAAGAATGACCCTGAACGTATCCGTGGTACTCGTGGTAAACTTGTACTATGGGAGGAGGGAGGTAAATTTCCTGACCTTCTTGATGCTTGGCGTATTGAATAGCCTTCTGTAGAAACTGATGATGGTGTAGCATTTGGATTGATGATAGCGTTTGGAACCGGAGGTACGATAGGTGCAAGTTTCGAAGGACTAAAAGAATTATTTTATAAGCCTAATGCTAATAATGTGCTAGCATTCCCTAACATATGGGATGATGGTAGAGAGAATACAGAATGCGGATTCTTTGTTCCAGCTTATTCAAATCTAGAATCATTCGATGATGATGGAAATCAAAAGTTCATGGACAAAGATGGTAATAGCCTGAAAGAGTTAGCTATACAAAATTTAATAGAGCAAAGAAACAAAATAAAAGACGGAGGTGCTAGCTAGCAATCTATAGACCGTTTTATATCTGAGCGTCCTATGAAGCCAGCAGAAGCAGTATTGGAGCTCGGTAAGAATATATTCCCTAGAAAGTTATTGATGGACCAGTTAACCAGAATAAGGACCAACAAGAAGCTTCAAAGTATGAAGCATATAGTTGATCTAGAATGGGATGGAAACGGTCAAGTAAAGGCTACAGAAAAGCCTAGTGGGGATATAACTAACTATCCTCTTAAGAAGGGCGATAAACCGCACGGTTCCGTAGTTATATGGGAGTATCCAGTAAAGGATCCTCCGCTTGGATTATATATAGGAGGATGCGACCCGTTAACATATCAGCGGGGTATAATCGAGCAAAAACGGTGAAAGTCTAGAACAGAAAACACCGTGCTAATCTTATAGATTGCGAAAGGCTATAAGACAGTGTAACGCATAGGAGATGAATAAATATAATTCTCCCACGAGTGCTCGACGCCAATTTGGTGATAATATATGCTGAACTACATGGGGACATGTAGAAGTTAAGATAAAAAGCTTAACGATAACAAATTGATGACCACGATGATAGCTTTACAAACTCTCTTGGTTCTACATTTATATTTAAGCGTGTAAGAGCTGGAGAAGCTTGGACTGATGTGATAGTAGCAGAGTATTCTGGACGACCAGATACGGCAGAAGAGTACTATGAGAATGTACGCAAGCTACTTACATTCTACAATGCTAGATTATTATTTGAGAATGAAAGAAAAGGAATCTACCCTTACTTTACGAATAAACACTGCGATTACCTCTTGGCTGATTAGCCAGATAAAATCATATCTGAAGTCTTCAAAGACAGTAAAGTACAAAGAAGAAAAGGATGCCACATGACCAAACAGATTAGGGCGTATGGCGAAGGATTGATATTAGAGTGGCTATTAGATGAGTTTGAAGAAGGCCACCCTAATGTAGAAAGAGTATACAGCGAGCCTCTAATAGAAGAGCTTATAGAGAACGATGGTGTACGAAACGTAGACCGTGTAATAGCTTTATGTATGGTAATGATATACAGAGAGGAGCTCTATTAGGTAAAGGTGTCGTCTGCAAAAGAACAAAACAAATAGGTTGAACTCTTCGAGATGCCGTTATTTAGCAAACAATGGTTTGAAGAAGATAGCAGCACAAGTGAAGACGGTATGCCGATATTCACATTTTAATACATGGAAGATAACTTATACAATTCAGCTTTCCCCAGACAAAAGCTTCCTCTTTCAAAGAAAGGAAAGAAGTGGCAGGAAGATTGCGTTAACTATATTATAGGTGAAGGTAACGTAACATCTGGAGGAAATAGTACATCATATTACGGAGAGCTGTAGACCTATTATAACTTATATAACAGCATCTTCGACGAGAAGGATTTTAAATCAATTACAAACCCATTCAAGGTCGAGGATGGTTTTCCTGCTACTCCTCATGACTTTAATATTATAAGACCTAAAGTAGATTTACTTATAGGCGAGGAGACAAAAAGACCTCTTAACTTCAGAGTTATCAGAACTTCATAGGAGGCTACATCAGAAATGCAGGAGAAAGAGAAGTAGATGATACTACAATATATAGAAGCGGCTATCACAGCCAGAATGAGTCCAGAAGAAGCTCAGTAGTTCCAGGAATAGCTACAGTCTGGAGAAATTATGCCACCAGAGTAGATAGCTAAGTATATGGATAAGGACTACAAAGATATTGTAGAGAACACTGCATATCATTCACTTACATATCTGAGAGAAAAGCTTGATCTTGACAACGAGTTTATAAAAGGCTGGAAAGATGGATTGATCTCAGGTAGAGAAATTTATTATGTTGGCGTACTCAATGCAGAGCCATATGCCGAAAGAGTTAATCCTATATGTTTCTCTTACGACAAGAGCCCAGACTTGGAGTTTATTGAGGATGGTTCATGGTGTTGCAGAAAGATGCGTATGCCTATTACAGAAGTATACGATAGATATTACGACAAGCTTGAAGAGAAGGATCTTGATAAGCTTGAAGAGATGATTGGTTCTACTCCTGGTAGAAACCTTGGAGACAGAAGTCCTGTTGATATGGGTATACAGTTACGTATATACGATAACCCAATATTCGAAGGATCCGGTAAATCACTTGTAAACGTATGGCATTGCTGTTGGAAATCTTTCAAAAAGATATTCTACGTAACTACTACAGATGAAGCAGGACAACCTTAGATTAACATAGTTGATGAAACATATTAGCCTGTTGGTAACGAGGTTAGTGTAGAGCCAGATTGGATTATAGAAGTATGGGAAGGATACAGAGCTGGTAGTGATTTGTACTTTGGTATACAGCCTATCGAATATCAGCATGTAAGTATTGATAATCCTAATAGTCAGAAGCTTCCTTATTGTGGCGCTATTTATAGTAATACAAATAGTAAGCCTAGATCATTGGTTAGTATTCTTAAGCCATTACAGTATATGTATATTGTACTGTGGTACAGACTCGAGTTAGCCATTGCTAGAGATAAAGGCAAGGTGGTTAATATGGATATTACATAGATTCCTAAGTCTATGAATATTAGCCCAGCTAAATGGATGCATTACTTATCTAGTGTTGGTGTTAACTTTATTAATCCATATGAAGAAGGCTGGTGTTTCGATCCAGAAACCCTTGTAGCTACACCTAGTGGTAATACTAAGATGAAAGATATTAAGTTAGGATAGTTTGTATACACTCCTGGGCATCATTTAGCTTAGGTTACAAATCTTTTCCACGGAGAAGACGAGATGTATAATATAATACCATCTATAGGATCCGATGTACAGAAAGTTACAGCTGACCACTTAGTCAGATACAGATACAGAATAAATGGACACTCTGATTCTGAAGTACGAGTAGATAAAGCTAGAGATTTAATGCTTAAGTTCAAGTAGAACAAATATTATGCACAAAGATGTTTCCTTGAGAGAGAAGACAACTTCTTCGATCCTAAAGAACCTAGTAAGTTTGGTGGAAGAGATATGTATTTGCTTGGACTCTGGCTTGGAGATGGTACAAAGAATACACCAGAATTCGAATCCATGGATCCAGAGATAATACAATACCTTGAAGATTACGCTTGTACACACGGATTAAGATGCTCTTATAGACATAAGGATGGTAGCAGATCAATGACAATTAGACTTAGTTCCGCTAACAACAAAAAGAAAGGATAGGCTTTCTTTAATCCGTTTATAGAAGATCTTAGATATTTCGGCGTATACGATAACAAAGAAGTAAGTAGTTTACATATAGATAACATTGATGATGCTTTAAACTTCTTAGCAGGATTAATAGATACTGATGGAAGCGTATTTAAAGGAAATGGAAATCATAAAGGGTATGTAGAATTTACACAATGTGAATCACATAAAGATATATTTGATTTATTCGTTGACTTGGCGAGAAAATTAGGATATAGAGTATCTGTAAAGAGAAAAGAATCGGTTGTTAAGAAGATATATAAAAACAAGACTGTAACTATTTCTGAACCTTTCTATAAAGCTAGAATATTTGATGGAAATTACGATATACCTACAAAAGTAGAAAGAAAGAAATTCCATTTTACATAGGGTAGAGTATATAATAAAAACTATTCGCATTTCAAGATAGAGTATGCTGGCAGAGGTGAATATTACGGATTTGCCATTGATGACCCAAAGCATGAATTCTTACTCTCTGATATGACAATAGTTCACAACTGTATCCCAGGGAGAGAAGGAGGCAAGCCTGCCCAGTTTAACCAGATAACAGCATTGGATCTTACAATGTCTAATGTTATAGCTGAATATATACAGCTGATGGATAAGATAGAAGAACTTGCTGGAACTATCTCTGGTATTACAGCACAACGTGAAGGAGCTGTAAGTTCGTCAGAGATGGTAGGTAATGTAGAGAGATCCGTGGTACAGAGCTCGCATATTACTGAGCCATTATTCTGGGTTCATAACCAGTGTAAGCGAAGAGTGCTTAATATGCTCCTCAATACAGCTAAAGGTGCTTGGGAAGAGACGGGCAAACAGAAGCTTCAGTATATCTTTGATAATGGAGAAAGAGCATTCTTGGATATTACTCCTAAGTTCTACTACGAGGACATGGATGTGTTTGTAAGTGATACATCTAAAGACCTTGAGAATATACAGAAACTTCAGTAGCTTATACAGCCAGCTATGCAGAATGGTGCCAGTTTGCTTGAAGCAGCAGAGGTTCTTACAAACGACAACTTCAATATCATTAAGCAGAAGCTTAAGGATATGCAGACTAGACAGGAGCAGATGCAGCAACAGCAGCAGGAGGCAGAGGCTCAGCAGCAACAGCAGTTGCAGCAGATGCAGAATGAAGCTAAGCAGCAAGAGCTTATGTTACAGGAAGCTCAGATGGATCTTCAGAGATATCAGATTGATCAAGATAATCAGACTAAGATAGCTGTAGCGCAGATTAATGCTTATCGTGGAACGGAAGATATGGATCAAAACGATAACGGGGTACCAGATGTTGCGGAACTTGGCAAGCAGGCTCTCGAGCAGCAGAAGATTAATCAAGAGGCTTATAATAAGCGTTACGAAGCTAAGTAGAAGCGCGAGATAGAAGACCAGAAGATTTAGCTTGAGAAGGATAAGATGAAGCATGAGACAGAGTTGCAGTCTCAAAAAGATAAAGCTGCGATGGAAAGGGAATAGCTTAAAGCTAGAACCGCCATCCGCAATAAAACAAACGCGGAAGCTGCTAGAAGTAAGTGATTATGAAGTTCGACAATAAGACATTTTAGTAGAAGTATGAAGCGTGGAAGAATGGCGCTGATTACTGGAAGGATATTAGAGGAATCAACTTGGGTGGAGACACCCAGGCTGAGGAACCTAGTCCAGAAGAGCAGTAGTAGATTGACTAGAGTGTTTAGTCTATACTTAATGCTTACAATGAAGGTAAAGATGTTAATATAGCTGAAGATATTATTAAACCATTACCTTTTGATACTCCATTAAACGAAGAGCATCCAATACTGCACAAATATAAAGGAGGTAAGAATGATTCTATTAATACTTTTGTTCACCGAATGGGTCCTCTTGTAGGACAATAGCTAAATAGATACGGATATGGCGATACTGCATTTTATAATGTAATGCGTTAGCTTGCATACGAATCAAATTACGGTAGATCAAGAGTTGCTAGACAATAGCACAATTATGGTGGTGTAGGCTGGAATGGTAAGACTTATACCACATATAAGAGTGACGCAGATTTTGTTAAGGATTACGTAAGGCTTATGCACACTAGATACGGAGCAGCACTTAGAGCTAAATCTACACAGGATTATGCTAGAGCTCTTAAGCAGAAGGGCTATTATACAGATTCTCTTGAGAACTATTCTAGAAACCTTAGAGGCATGGATAGTCTTGTTAAGGCAGCTCATTATCATAGAAATGCACATAAGGACGCTTATAACTATAATGTGTAGCTTAATGATCTTGTATAGGATTATGAAGATGCAAAGAATGCTAGTCCTATAATTATCAATTCTCCTTCTACGAAACAGCCCAAAACTATTAGAGCGGATATTCCAACAACATTGATTGGTCCTACTTAGGAAGAAATTAAGGCTTAGCAATAGCGTGATCTTGATCTGTATAAACAGTAGATGTATAATAATATAACATAGCCTACACTTCCAAATATACTCAATCTACTTCCTTAGAATAACTTTGGTAAAGATTCTTATGGCTAGAAGTTCTGGTGGAGAAGAGGTAATAATCTTAAACTGATATAATTATGGCACAGATGGAAAGTCCTAAGCGAAAGATGTAGAAGATGAATGACTATCAGCGTCATAAGCTCTTTCGCAAGATTAAACGTAGAAGAAAAGCATAGGCTGAAGCAGATTAGTAGGTAGCCATGAAGTAGCTTAGAAAGAAGCTAAAACTACCTAAGTTTGATACTGGAGATGATGCTAGAATGGTTTATCTTAGAGACATTGTTGGACACGATCCATACACAGGGCAAGATATACTAAAAACAGGAGAACGTGTTAGTAGGCGATTACCGACAGTGAATGTTAATTAGCGCGACCTTTCCAAAGTAGATGCTGCAGAACGCAATAAGGAACTCAGAGACCTTAGAGAATATATGGGTGATGAAGCGTTTGGTAAATACATGTCTAATTTATATTAGAGTAAGCAAATAGCTAATTCTGGAAAGACGTGGGCCGGATATGCTGCCGATGGAATTGATGCCGGAATGGCTCTTGGGTCATTTTTTCCAGAAACAAATCTTGCGTCAGATTTATATTTTGCATTACGCGGTGCAAAATAGTTATCTAATGGCGATTATGCCGGAATAGCTGGATTGGCTCCAATTGCTGTCAAAGGTTTACCGAATGCATATAAAATCGCCAGTAATTATATGGATGACGTATATAAAAGAGGCGCTGAAGTCGCAATGAGGACATCTGCTAATCCAGATCCAATAAATGCAATAAAACTTGGATTTAATAATATTAAAGCAGGTAAAAATGGCGGATATCCAAGACTGCTTAATATTGGGAACTATGTAATAACAGGAATGAAGAACGGGCCAAAGGGGTACTACAATAGCCTTGGAAAAACTGTAGAAAATATCAACAATAAAACATTTATGCAAAGATTAATGAATCCAGATATTTATGATCAATAGTATTATACTGGATTTACAAATCTGCATGGAGAAAAAACACCATCTGGTGCTAATGATATGATAGACGCATTTCTTTACCAAAAAGAAATAGATCCAAGATTTGGCCTTAAATTGTATTCTGTTGGAGATTAGTTTGGAATACATAAGAATTATGTTTTGAATAATTATGCTAACAAAATGCATCATATTCCAGTGTACATAACAACCCCGCCTAAAAACAGAATAAGTAATTAGCAATCTGTAAAAGAGGTACAGAAAATAGGTGTTGATACAGATAGTCCACAAGATTTTAATACGTATGAAAACTTCAAGGTAAACGCAGGTGGTCATATTAGGGTTCTTGGCGAATATGGGGAACCTTCTAAAAATGCATTTTATTCTTAGGATATATGGAAATTTAATCCAAAAGATTATACATAGAAATGGGGAGTTGGAAATAAAATTAAATCTTGGGGATTAAAAAAAATTAACCAATTAGGCACACCTGTTATTACTAGATCAGAATGGGAAGAAGCTCCAACTTTTGACAATTGGTATTAGGCTGGACACTATTAGTCAGGTAAAGACATCCATATTAAACCATCTAAGCGTGGGACGTTTACTAAAGTAGCTAAATAGCACGGTATGAGCGTTCAGAGCTTTGCTAATAGAGTTTTAAGAAATCCAAGTAAGTATAGTGCAGCTATGAGAAAGAAAGCCAACTTTGCACGTAATGCGTCAAAGTGGAATAGATAATAACATTACACGGGTTCGATTCCCGTGTAGCGTACAACAATTAAAAATATTAACTTAGTTATAATTTAAATTATGGCAAGAAAGAAGAAAAATCCATTAGGTGATTTTGAAGACGCTTTGAGCTCTCTCGGGTTCGGTGGCCAGGAAGGTGGCGACAGCGTTACAGACATCGATAACCAGGATGTGGTTAATCAGGTGTTAGACGACCCTAATGATGATGTTGAAAATTTAGACAATCCAGATGACGATAAGTCTTCTGAGGATAATAAAGATAATAAGAATGTAACTGGTGATCCTAATGCTCATGATGATGAGACGCAGATCCCGGATAATATTTTAAATAATAATACGTCCGACACAACTATAGTTGATAACGAATAGGATGACGACAATGATGATAATGATCAGTAGACTGACACAGACGTCGTAGATCCTGGAGAGGCAGAATAGATTGGTGCCTTCTTTGACGCATTCGCAGAAGCTAATGGTTGGAGTGTTGATGTAGACGAGAAACCTAAGTCAGTTGAGGATCTCGTAGAATACATCAAAGATGTCGTAGATGAGAATTCAACACCACAGTACGCCGATGATCGTATTGCTAAACTCGATCAGTACGTAAAGAATGGTGGTAGATTCGAAGATTTCTATTAGACACAGCAGAAATCTATGTCTTATGATGGTATAGATTTGGAGGACGAATCTAATCAGAAAGCAGCTGTTCGTGAGTTCTATAGATTACAAGGAATGAACGACGAACAGATTAGTCGCAAGATTGAGCGCTATGAAGATGCTGATATGCTGGAAGACGAAGCAGCTGATGCTGTTAATTATCTTAAGGCGTACGAGCAGCAACAGCAGGAATATATGGCTCAGCAATAGGAGGCTCAAAGACAAAAACAGGAGCAGCAAGCTGCATAGTTCATGAATGACCTTACATCTAGTATTAATGGTCTTACTAATATTAGAGGTATTAATATCCCAAAGGAGGATAGAAAAGCGTTGTTCGATTATATTACAAGAACTGATGCAGATGGCTTAACAGAGTATCAGAAGGCTTTTAATAATAACCTTGTTAACAATTTGATAGAATCAGCCTACTTCACAATGAAGGGTGATGCTCTACTGGGCGAAGCACAGCGCAATGGTCAGACATCTGCTGCGAGTAAACTTAGACAAATGCTCAAACATCAAACAAAAAATCATACATCATACAATGTTGGGCATGAAAAACAACCTCAGGCATGGGATATCGCGTCAAAATACCTATGATGAGACAATTAACATATTATGAATAATTCAAGTTCTTTATTAAATAATCTTCAGCTCTACCGTGGTAAGCGTTTTGCTGACTTGGTAGACGAAAACATGATTGCTAATGCAATGCTTACAAAGCCTCATGAAGTAGCAGGCTTGTTGTCATTGGTTTTTGGTACAAAGGATGATGGTATTTCAACTACCATCGACTTGTTAACTGGTGGTCTTGGTTCAACCATGACTATCGAAAACAGAGAGTATGAGTGGTCTGTAATGATTGATGCTGACCACGCTGTTAATATCCGCTATGCTAAGTGGAATGGCAAGGAGATCACTCCTAAGTCAATTACGGACGGTTTGACCCCAGGTATTAATAATACACCTATTTATCTTGGTCTTGAAGAGAAGTGGTTAGCACTAGTCTGAGCCACGCTCACAGGCAACTGTGTGAATAATTAATTTCGTTAATTGCTGGAAACTCCTAAAGAATTTTAAACCATAGAGTTAAATTAAAAATTATAGATATATGAATAATATAAAAAATGGACAATCAGCAGCCAAGCAAGTATTAGTAAAACCTATAAAAGGTTGGGAAGATAAATATTTGGCATACAGTGATGGAAGGATATATTCTTTACTTAGAAATAAATTTTTAAAACCACGTATGTCTATGGATGGATATGAGAGAGTATGTTTATTTAACGATGGCAAAAGATATGAGTATAGAGTACATCGTTTAATAGCAGAAACATTTATTGATAATCCAGATGATCTTCCACAGGTTAATCACAAAGACTTTAACAGAAGCAATAATTGCCTAGATAATTTAGAGTGGTGTACAAATTACGAAAACATACATTACTCTATAAATAATGGAAGGATCCATCAATTTAGAAACAGAAAATCAGATGGAACATTTAAAATATGTAAAGCATATACATTTACAAATGTATACAATGGAAAACATTTTACAATAATCGGAATTAGGCAAGTTGCAAAACAATTTAAATGTTCTGTTAAAAATGTTTACGCAATTTTAGCAAAGTATCAGAATACTGGAGCTTATGTTGTAAACGGATTTTTTAAGGGTCTTAGAGTTGATTCCGAATACTTGAAGGTTCAACGACTAGCCGATTGCGGCGTAGCTTCAAGCGAAGCGAAATGCGAAACATCCAGTAATGGATGAAGATATAGTCTAAACTTTACAGAGATGTAAAGCAGCCAACATAGCGAGAGTGTTGGCGGGCACCGATTAGCGACCGGTGCTGAATTATCAGGTTTGTCGGACCTGGTGCAATCCTCGCATTTGACAACGTAAACTTCCAGGTACGTGTAAACGGTACTCCATACCAGGATGGTAGCACATGGGTATATGAGTGCTACGTAGCAGAAGGTTTCTAGGGCTCTTACATTCCTTGTGAGTATTTGCTCCCAGGTCGTCAGGTAGACCGTATCGGTTCTGCATACGAGGAGTACAGTGATGAGGCAGATATCATCAACTATCAGACTCCATTTAAGATGCGTAATAGCTTGATGACTATGCGTCTTACTTACGATATCACAGGTGATGCTTACTCTACAGTATTGGCTATCGCTTTGACTGATCCTGAGACAGGTAAGAAGTCTTATTTGTGGTCTGATTATCAGTATTGGAAGGCTCTTCGTGAGTGGAAGAAGAGAGAGGAGAAGCAGTTGCTGTTCGCTCACTCTAACCGTAATGCAGATGGTACTTACAATTTGAAGGGTACTAATGGTCGTTTTGTTCCAATCTCTGCAGGTTTGTTCGAGCAGATTGCTCCAGCTAACGTACGTTACTACACAAAGCTGACTACAGAGTTGTTCGAGGATTATCTGTTCGATCTCTGCTACAACATTATCGGTACTAACGAGCGTAAGTTCGTTGCACTGACAGGAGAGATGGGTTAATTTCTAGCCCCTTATAATAGTAATATTATATAGCAAATCTATTTAATTGCTGGAAACTCTATTAAAATAATTAACTTAGATTAAAAACATTATGACGAATACATAGAAGTTCGATAGAAAATCAGCAGCAAAGACTTTACATAAACCATGTAGAGGTTTTGAATTTAGATATATCGTATATATAGATGGTAATATCTATGACAGATATACTAAGAAGCTAATAAAAAATAACAATGGCAAAGTAACTCTTATAGGTATAAATAATAAAGAGTATGCAATGCCTGTACAAAAGATAATTGATTCTACATTTTGTGATTTAGACTTAACAAAGTTTGATAAAGTTAAAGATCATGATGGATATCTTATAAACAAAAATGGTAGTTTATACAATCAGAAATCTAAACGATTTGTTTCAACTACTGTTAAGAATGGATATATGAGATATAATGTAGATTGGAAAAGAAGACTTGTTCATGAAGTATTAGCTGATCAATACATTCAAAACCCAAATCATTATGAGACTATAGACCATGTAGATTGTAATAAGTTAAACAACAGCATTACTAATCTAGAATGGGTTACTAGAGAAGAGAACAAGAAGAGAGCGTATAATAATGGACTTACATGCGTTATTAAAACTCTTGTTACATTCACAAAAGATAATGATTCATTTACTCTGTTGGGACTAGAAAATGCTAGCAGGGTGTTTAATATTAAGAAGTCTTGCTTATGTACAATGATAAGCAGATACGGAAATAAAGACATGGTTATACCAAGTGGTTCTATGAAAGGTTATAAAATAACTACATAGAAATGTAAATGTAATGTTCAACGACTATCCGATTAGGAGTAGGATTCAAGCGAATCCGATATGGTAGACATCCAATTAGGATGAAGATATAGTCTGGTCCCTTATGAAAGTAAGGGCTCGAGAGAGGTTTGGTTTAGCGAACCAAACAAACATAAACGATTAGAGAGTTCGACCGTATCTTGAAGGAGAAGGCAGCTAGCTTCAATATGATTGATACACACTTCATTACAGGTTCTGGTCAGGATCTGAAGTTGGGCGGTCAGTTCACAACTTACACTATGACCAATGGTATCGAGTTGACAGTTAAGCGTTGCGCTATGTTTGATAACATGGAGATGTTCCGTCAGCTTCACCCATTGACAGGTAAACCATTGATGTCTTACACATTCTTGTTCGTTGACCTTGGTCGTCGTGATGGTCAGGCTAACATCGTTAAGGTGTGTCGTAAGGGTCGTGAGTTCGTACAGTGGTGTACTGGTGGTTCTGTATTGCCAAATGGTTATGCAAACAACATTAACACTATGCGTTCTAACAGCCGTGATGGTTACCAGGTACACTTCCTTGGTGAAGAGGGTATCATGTTGAGAAACCCATTGTCATGTGGTATCTTGTACTGTGATGCTGAAGACCAGGAGTCTATTGCAGTTGAGAACAGAGCAGCAGAGCTCTAATTAATTAAATAACATACAATGTTCAACCCCGTGGTTTCAATAATATGCCGTATGGAATTTAACAGCACTGCAACGGAGGCTAAGCCAATAATATGAGTGTTGTACACGGGAGCTTGGCATTGCAACAACTAATTGAAAAATTATGGTAGTTGAATTAAAAATCAGAAAGAAAAATCCCTGGGCTGGATTGTTAAAGTATAAGCATTGTTTCGATTATATTGCACCTTACTTTACCAGATCTGGGTCGATATACACAGGTTTAACACCTGAGGACGAAAAGAAATTTGAAAAGGAGCTTGGTTATCCAGAAGGCCATCTCGCTAAGAATTCACCATTCTGGAATACATTCTGTGTTAAGGTTGGCTCTAAGAGCACAATCCTCGATGACTCATTCCCACGACAGGCTATGATTATTAAGTTCCTTGAGGGACATAAGAGAGTAGCTACATCACTTGATAAACTTAATGCTGGTAAGGATTACCTGCTTATTAATAGACAGGCTGAGGCTATTGAGAAGAATAAGATCAACAAGCTTCGTAGAGACGCTATTATTGCTTTTGGCAAGCTTTCTCTTGAAGAGATGCGTAAGTGTCTTAGATTGTTCGGTGTTAGTGCTGATACAATGTCTAATGAGCTTGTAGAGTCTACATTGTTCTCATTGGTTGACAAGCAGCCACAGAACTTCTTTACTAAGTGGGTTAACAACAAGACAAAGGAAACAGAGTTCTTGATCGAGAGTGCTATTGCCAAGGGTATTATCCGTAAGGATAGAACACAGTACTATTATGGTTCCGAGATGCTTGCAGACTCATTGCAGGATTGTATTGCATACTTGGACGCAAAGAAGAATCAAGACTTAAAGATCTCGATCATTAATCAGGTTGAGAATAAATAATAAACTAACGACGTATGACGCACAGTGATATTTATACTAAGTTTATGATTGAATATGACAAGGCAAATATAACTTCGTCATATCCGTCGCTAACTGAATATGAAATTGCAACAATATTAGACAAAGCGTACTTAGCTTTAATAGCTCAAAAATTAACAGGGAATAATCCAAGAAGATCTGCTTTTGAATCTGATGTTAAAGCAATTGAAGATTTAAGACCGCTAATAAAACAAGCTTTATTACATGGAGAGCATAGTAATATTGTTACAAATGAATATATTTATTCATTAAACATACAAGACTATCTGTATTATATTTCTAGCACAATATCATTAAACGCTAATAATAGTTCTATAGATAATCAGAAACATATAATTCAGTCTGTTAGTCTTATCTCTCATGAAAATGCAAACAAATTTAAGTCCACATCAACAAATTTACCTTGGGTTAAGAACCCAGTATGTTACATAGATAACAAGCTTATACATGTTTTAATTGATCCGTATGACGTTAAAAATAACAGCGGTGATATGGTGTTAGATGTAACATATATAAAGGCTCCTAACAAGTTTGTAAAAGGTACAAGCTTAGTTGATTTTGGAGATACAGAATTAGAGATAAATGATGCTATGGCTGAAGAGCTTGTTAATTTAGCAATTATAATGTCTACTGAGATTGTAGAATCCAGTAGATTATCTACTAAAATAAACACTAGACCACTAGAATCATGACGCAAGAACAAACTAGAAAGCTTGGTATTGAGTTTGAAAGAAGGATAACAGAAATGTATCCACAGTTCGCAATAGAAGACAAACTTGATACCGATACAATATATTCTTTTTTAAGTGAATATCAATCCTAGTATGTAAAGACTTTATATGTAGCCGAAGGTTAGACACAAAGTGGTACTAGGCAAGATAATAAAATTCACGACATATTGTCTAATCTTATTAGACACGAAGATATCAAACCTTCAAATGAAGTAGATAGCTGCTAGTTAGAGTTTGATCTACCTGCAGATTATTCTATGTATATTACTTCATATAGTGTCGTAGATAGAACTTATAAAAGTAACAAAACATTAGACACGCCAGTATATCTTGATAATGTAAACGTTAAGCAAGATTTGGCTGTTAGGTTTTTAGATGTAGCCTATAACTAGAAAGGGGTTCTGTAGAAGCCATTGGTAGTATTAGATTAGAATAATCAAAATACAACAATCAGACTCATACATGATACTTATACGCATATATCTAGTATAAATCTTACATACTATTGTTACCCATACGCATTCAATGTGATGAAGTTTAATGATTAGGATAAATCAACTGGAGCTGTACATAGTTATTGCGAATTACCTTATAGCTGCTTTGAAGACATAGTTTCAGGAGCTGTAGATATGTATATAACTTAGTACAAATTCAGATTATAGCTTGGAGGTAAATATCAATAGTAGAAACCACAACAAGAATAGGAGGATAAGTAATGAGATATATAGATATATTAGTAAGCCTCGAAAGAGAAATTAATAAGTTTGACGACCCAGTACAGAAACCTTCTACAGATGAATCGTTATTCTGGCTTAATTAGGCTGTAGCCAAGTTTGTTAAAACTAGGTTTAATGGAGATATCGTTCACGGTACGTCATACGAATAGAATGAGAAGCGTAGAAACGATTTAATTAAGCTGTATCAAACAATTGTCTATCAAAGTGACAATATGCAGGTAGACGAATCAGAGCCGTCTTATACCTCATACTATGCGCAATATCCTAATGATTTTATGTTCGCTCTTAACGAAGATGTTATTATATCTGATTTGCAAAACCACAATAAGATTAACACGTGTATGTTTGAGTGTACTTAGGATAGTTTTATGTATAGAGTCAATAATAGTTTAACTGACTTCCATTATAGATATCACAGAGCTAGACCGTTAAGAGTTCGTGTTAATGATGGATGTAAACTATTAACTGACAAATAGTACAAAATATACAAATATTCTTTAGGTTATTTGCGCAAGCCTAAAGAGATAACCCTCGAAAAACCATATGATGAGTACAATGATTTCGAGGATATTATAATGCCTGAGATAATTAAAATAGCAGCACAGATGTATCTTGAAAACAAGAAAGATGAAAGATACCGCACTATTACTCAGGAAGTTAGTACTCAAGAATAAGATAAGAATAATTTTAACGTGGAAAGCCCAGCTGGTTAGGTCCAGTGTAATTAATTAGGGTGAGTAGAAAAAATTAATATATTATGATTACATATGTAAATACCGTATTGGTATCAAATAAGGGTGGTGATACACTCGCTACAAAGGAAGAGCTTGCAGGCAAGCAGAAGAAGGGTGATCTTAAAGAGTTGGTTGGTAAGCTCGTATTTATGAATTGCGACGCAGCTGCTCAGGATGGCTCAAATATCGAGGATATTTATGCAGTTGATGAGAACTGCGATAGATTTAAGATCGGCGTTGTAACTAGCGATAGTTTCCAGAAGGCTGACAAGATGGGTAATGTAACATATATCCCTGTTGTTAAGTGGTCTAATATTATCAATGCAGCAGACATTAAGTCTATTACAAAGCTCGATTATAAGGAGGATACAGAGGATACAATCTCAATTGATTTCTCTACAATTCCTGCAGAGACTTTGGATATTCTTTCAGCAGGTGGTTGTCCTGTAGTACTTCGCCTTACTTTCAAGGATATGCCTATGCGTTATCGTAAGTGGACTGAGTCTTACAGCTATGTAACAATGCCTGGTGATGGTATTCAGAATATTATGCAGGGCCTTGTTAAGGATATTGTACGTGCTTCAAAGCGTCAGCGTGTATATGCAAAGATCGATGGTACTAAGCTCGTTCTCGAGGCAATGAAGTACGATGATGATGAGCAGGCTGTAACAGAGAATGTTTATGCAAAGGTTCGCTTTGATGCAAATGCTTATTGGATGAATCCACAGGCTCCAGGTTGGGCAGCTAATAACAAGTATGATCTTGGTGTTAAGTTCGTTAAGCAGGAGGGTGTAACTTATCCTGCATCAGCAAAGCTTGTACGTGATCGCGAGCGTTCAGCATTTGACTACCAGGGTGTACTTCATCGTTGCTGCTGGTATGATCCACAGCCTAATATGGTTACAAACATTGATAACCATTACGGTGGTATTACTATCGAGTTCGAGAACCAGTATCGTACAGCTGACGATCTCTGGCGCAGAACAAAGCAGACAGTAGAAATCTACGCTTCTAACAATGGTACCGAGATTGGTGCTGCAGAGATCGGTAATGGTCTCTTGACTAAGTTAACTAGCATGGTTGCTGCTCGTCAGAACATCGCTAACCCAGTTAGCAACTCAACTGCGTACGACGGTACAAAGTATTAATTTAAATACCGGGGTGGGGTTCTTACCCTATCTCGGTTTTTTGTTTTTAAACATATTATAATATGCAAAAGATTAGAATTGGAAACGATATTAGATTAAATCTAACTCTTCGTGGTCCTAGAACATACGATTAGGCTAGTATTAAGAAATTAGCTTGTTATTTAATAAACACATCGGTAGCAGACTTTTATACTGGCGAAACATGTTGTAACGACCCACATATGTATGGTCATCCTTGCTTTAATAGATGTGGATGTCCTTAGTATCATGCTTACCCACACTGCTGTAGACCATATCATCACGACTGTAGATTAAGTGGTAGAGGATGTAATCCTTGCGCAGGAGCTCCTTGTATTCCACCTGCATATTGTAAGCCATTTGATAGAGTTCTTGCTGGTTATGACGACAAGTTCTGTTATACAGCATACTCTAAGGTTCTTCCTAAGGCTAACAGTATTCAGTGCTACTTCCCTGCTAAGGATCAGCTTTTCTGTGGAGTATACAAACTTGTAGTTGTAGCAGAGATGTACGAACCAGGTTGGGGTAAGACTGATCTTCATACATACACAATGGATTATGGTGAAGTGCTTATGCTTGTAAATGACAATACTGGGGCAAGTGGCGATATTACTCTTGATGTAGATAAGGACGATATTCTTAATAAGAATATTATTGATATAAGGGTAAAGACTCACGACTTGTATTTGTATGGTGGTAATCAGATTAGACTTGGCGAGCAGGATAAGAAAGATCATTATTATATCATAGAGGTAGAACTTGAAAATGGTTCTGTACTCGAATATACTCCTGGCAATTGGCCTTACGAGAAGCTTCAGTTTGTTGCTACAAAGTCTAGCGTTATATCAATTGAAGAGGAAACTGGTATTATTAGAGCTATTAACCAGGAGAATACAAGTAGTACTTACGTAACTGTAAAGGCTAAGAACAATGATATTACAACAGGCTTTAATGTGACCGTTGTTGGTGGAGACTATGACTATATTGGTTATCTCCCAGTTAGACCATTTGCAGCCAATGTAGAGGACGACACAGAGGTTGGCTTTAATAGAACAGACCAGTCGTACGAAGACAAGAGCCAGGAGTACTATACTGCTACAGGCGTAGAATCTGTTAATACAGACGATCTTAAGAGGGTTGATGATCTTACAAAGCCTGTACAGGTAGAGAACACAAGAGATGGACAGTATCTTTGGATTGTTACACGTAGACCTATTGCTTATGCTGCAAACATCACAGATAATGGTACAACAGATCTTAACTCAGCTATATATGTACCTCTTACAAAGTATCAACAGAAGCTGAATGATAGTAAGTACTATTATTGCTGCCCTAACCCAATGAGCGCCAATACTAAGTCTGGTGGCGATATTTTCTATATTAAACTTGAAGCTTAATAACTATGGAAGCAAAGAAAGAAGATATTAAAATATATGGTAAGCTTGTAAATGTTACCACAGAGAATGTTGTAGCTGATGCTGAACAAATCTGGGACTCTTATTACAGAAAGAATCAGACAGCTGTAAACAGATCTATGCGTGACGACTTTACAAAGTTTGCCAAGAATCCTACATTTGAATCTGCCGTATTTACAGGAGACTCTACATTCCAGGGCAATATGGCTGTAGAGAAATCTCTTTCTGTAAAAGGCTCTTCAACATTCTAGGATTAGGCTACATTTAACGGTACTATTAGAGCTCATGGAACCCCTAATGGATTGGTTGTAGACCATAAGATTATTACAAACGACATTGAGGTTATGGGTACATTCCAGGCACTTAATATTGATACTAATAATCTTGTAGTTCACAATTTGTTAAAGGTAGAGAATGGTGGTTCATTCAGAGTTGATGGAGATACTATCCTTAACAATCTTTCGGTTAGTGGTACTCTTGATGTTCCTAATGCTACTACAGCTAAATATGGAAGCGTTAGACTTGCTACATCACCATCAGGTTAGGCTAGTACAGATGTTCTTACAGTTGGCCTTGTAAAGAATATGCTGTAGTATGTTCTCCCTACATCATCTGAGAACAACATACTTATCTATAGTAATGGCAAGTGGGTTACATCTGCTATTGACTAGGTTATTAATAGCAACGCAACTATTAATGAGCATATTAAAAGTATTACTAAGAATACATCTTACACAAAGAATGAGGTATATACCAAGGGAGATGTGTATAACAAGTCTGAAGTAGACAATAAGATTTCTAGTAATATGAACACTGTATATACTAAACAAGAGGTATATACAAAGAGCTAGACATATAGCAAGTCAGAAATTACATAGCTGTTACAGGATCTTAAAGAGTCAATTCTTAGAGAGTATAAGGATAATTGTCTGTGGTAGACTAGTGGAACAGAATTTATTGTTCCTAAGGATAGTAAGAAGATTAAGGTTAAAGCTGCTTATAAAGAAGAATTAAATTAATAGAGGAGGTATTTATGGAAGAATCAAGTTATAAACATAATTATGAATACCTCTCTATTGAAGAGGCTAAGTCTATTATAAGTGGAACTTTTGTACAAGGAACCACAAGTATTGGAGGAGAGCTTGCTACTAAGTCTGATATTGACAAACTGCTTACTAATGCTGATAAAAGGTTAACATCTATGGTTCCTTCTACTGTTGCAAGTAATGAGTTTGTATGCTTCTTTGAATGTGTTGATAATAGAGTAGATCCAACTGGCGTTCATGTTACAAACATAATTATACAGGTTGGTTAGAATTAGAAGATACAATACGAATTAACACCATCTAACGCTACTGTGGATACATGTACATATGAAGTAACAAGTGGATCAGAATATGTTCATATAACAGATGGTGCAGTTTACGCCGATGCTGTTGGAGAAGCTACGTGCAAAATAACTATAAACGGAAATGTTGAATCTACATTTTAGATTGAAGTGATCAACGGTAATGTAGAAAGACATTATGGAGATGTTTTTATTATTTAGATTTGTACAGGACATTCTACGGCATTTGTTGATCTTCATTCTCCTGAATATTGTTTTAATCCATCGTCTTGGAATCCAGGGTATAATAATTACATGGTATATCCATACACATTTATCAAAGGAATAGATACTGGAGTATTTCAATCAAAGCCTCAGATGTTAATAGATATTGATCAAATACGAAAAACATATTAGTAGATTAAAAATAAACCATCTTTAATAAAAGGAAAAACAATAGAACAAGCATGTTAGATTCATGGCGGACATTACGCATATGTGTATTTGTATTCCGATAACTGGTGGGAAAATGGAATAGGTAGTGTTAATGCAGTTAAATGTAGATGGTATAAAAAATCAAGTGGAGCGAGTATTAGTTTTGACGGAAGTATGCGATGGTCTACATTGAAAGGATTTACAAATACATCGGATTTTAAAAACATAAACTATCTTACTTATGGTTGTGTATTTGGAAACTCAATTGATAGAGTTATACCTGTTTCTGGTTACAATTACATTAGTGATGATAAAAAAAGTGTTGATTATTTTTTAAGATGCGGAACGTTGTTTTCATTTATAAGGATAGATCTTGACTCTAATAATGAAACGCCTATTTCTGATATTGTATCATTTAATGATGGGTGTTTTGAAAAAGGATACAATATTGATTTAACGGAAATCTAGAATACGTCAAAAGAGTTACTAGTGGACATTACTCAAAACAGCTTAAGCACAGATGGTGATAACATTGAATTAAATATAACTATAAATAAGATAAACAATTCTACTGATATTACTTTTTTAAGATCAATTATGGTTGCGACATGTTACAATAATAACTATAATGATCCGGTAGATACTTTTTGTAGTACAGATAATAATGGAACATTTTTTTATAATGATGGAGGAATTAAACTTCCTTATACAACATAGATAAATATTCCAAAAAAAGATTTTTCGAAAATAGGATTATACATGTGCGCGATTGACACTGAAAGCGGCACTCTTTATAAAACGTCGACGCCAATAAAAGAAATTGTATTATAATGGAAGTACTTAGTAAAACTGGACTAGATACTCTCTGGTCTAAAATAAAGGCTAAATTTGCTCTGATATCTGATCTCAATGCCTTATCAACAAGGGTTTCAACGTTAGAGGCATCATTAAGATCTCTAACTACAACAGTCAATAATCTTCCTACAGCAGTAACTAATGACTAGAAATATCTTCGTAAGGATAGAAACGATTCTACAAGTTATACTATAACAGCAAAAGGTGTTTATAAAGCTTAATTACTATGAAGTTAACATTAAAGAGAATAGCTTTAAAACCAACATATACAATTGGTAAGCTATACATAGACGATAATTATTTCTGTGACACATTAGAGGATACCGTAAGAGATCTTAACAAAGACGGTAAGTTTGATAACGGAGAGAAAAAGATTAAAGGAAAAACTGCTATTCCGTACGGTACGTACGAGATTAAGTGGACATATTCACCTAGATTTAAGAAATATACACCACAGCTTATGAATGTTCCTTCGTTCGAAGGTATCCGCATACATTCCGGAAATTCAAGTGATCATACAGAGGGGTGTTTGCTGCTTGGTGAGAATAAAAAGGTTGGAATGGTCCTTAACTCAAAAGCTACCATAGCGAAGTTTTATCCAATTATAAAGGATGCTTGCGCCAAAGGAAAGGTAACAATTGAGATTAAATGAGCAAGATAACAGGAACATGGCGTGAGAAAATTTAGTACACAACCGCATGTCTCGCGTTTTTAAGCGGTCAAGCTCTAACTTGGATACAGTATTTACAATAGGGTGAAATCTCCACAGGAGTACTAGGGTTTGTAGCCCAAACATTAGTTTATTCTGCTAGTATCTATGGAGTATCTATTTATATACAAGGCAAGTTTGGAGAAATGAGAACATATTTAAAAGAATATTTAACAAACAATGAAGCAGCTAATTCAAACAATAAAGAAGAACTACAAGCTGCTGCTTAACGCTGTTTTAGGGCTTCTAACGGCCTTTTGCTTAGCATCTGGTATATTCTACCATAACAAAGCTAATAGGCTCTCAGAGGAGCTTAAAATGGCTAATAATAACATCGAAGCCTATTAGGATGCCTTATATGGTGCCTAGTAGGCTTCTGGTGTTTTAAGACTAGATGTAAAAAAGTTGTCAGAATATAATGATAAACTTGTATAGTAGATAGATTCTATTAGAAAGATACAGAAGGTTAAAAAGAACGAAATATAGGTAGCAGCAACTCAAAAGTAGATATTAAACGTTAATAAAAGTAAGGGGGTAGGGGGTGATATTATAACAATTATTAAAGACTCTACTTATAAAGATAGTCTATAGTATAACCCTCTAACTAAAGTATACTATACAATCGGTAAAGATAGTGTTAATATTAAGCTTGATGTATAGAATACATAGTACCTCTATATTTATAAACATAGAGAATATAAGAATAAGAAGAACTTCTTTAAGAGACTTATAACATTCGATTGGAAAAAGAAAGATGTATATAAATACAAGATACATAATACAAACGATCTACTTAAAGAAGATAGTATTAAAATAATAGAAGCAATATGAATTACTTTTCACTTAGAACATTAATAGATGATATTCTTCTTATTGTCCGCAATAACAATATAAGTGAAAGTGAGGATCTTTCAAGGGATTAGGTAGCATCTTGGATAATACAATATAAGACTTATTTGCAAAAGAAGAAAGAGGAACAAGATAAAGAAAACGACGAAAGTGAACCAGATGATTCATTATAGTCAACTGTTGGCCCAATCGAACTTATTGTAGATAAAACAGAAAAGAATGTAGATTGTGAAGATTGCTGCTGTGATATCATTAAGCGTACAAAAGATAAAATATACACAGTAAATAAAAGCGCTGATGATATAGTTAGTGTATGTGATAAGAATGGTTGTGTTATACAGTATATGCATAAGCTTAGAAAGCATTATCATAACTTTAGAAGATACACTTACGCAGAGCCTGTATGCTGGTTTGATGATGGATATATTTACGTAGAAGGCGATGTTGATTCAATAAGCTCTGTATACATTACAGGATATATAGATGAATCTAAAACCGCTGACACCGAAGATGATATAACAATACCAGGCTGGATGATCCCTGACATAAAGAAAGCTATACTTACAAACGAGCTTGCATTTATGATTAAGAGACCTAGTGATGATAGTAACAATTCAACATTAGCTAGTGTAAAACCAAATGGTCCTCAAGATAAGGAAGAATAAAAAGAGTTATACGATCTTAGACATATATAGAGCGTATAATAAAATCAATGAGAACGTCCCATATTTGCGATATAAGCGCATATTGGACGAGTTTAATAAAGTTGTAAAGGATGAGATTTTAGAGCGCTCACAGCTATTTAAAATGCCATATGGATTAGGTAGTATATGTGTAGTAAAATATAAACCAAAGTCATATACACCAAAGTCATTATCTGTAGATTATAAAACATCTAAAGAAGAAGGTAAGAAGATATATCACCTAAACGAGCACTCTAATGGATACAAATACAGATTATACTGGACAAAGATACCTAGAACATTTCCAAAAAGATATATGTATCAGATACAGTTTGTAAGAGATAACAAAAGGCATCTAGCACAACTTATATTCAATAAACAAGATTATATAAACATAAATGATATTCAAGTATACAAAATGTGAATCTGTTATAGCCAAGATAATGGCCGATGCAGATATGTCGGAAAAGAATATTCGGGTCACAGATATACGTGAATGGATATTCGAAGCTGTTGAAAAGATAGGTGCACCAGTATAGTATGTATAGAAGGAGTCTGGAGATGATTGTGTTCCTGTATTTGAGATACATGAAAATCAAATACCTATACCAGATGATCTGGAATCTCTTACATCTGTAGCGTATTCTGTAGACGGTACAAATTGGATGTAGGCAAGGAAGGATGAAAGTTCATTTAAACTGAAAGCAAACGCTCATAAGAATCCTAGTTATACTCCACAATAGCCACCTAGATAGCCTTTAATAACACATAGATCTTAGTTGTTAGGTATTAATGGTTCAACAGCTGTATTAAACGTATTAAACAACAAAAATGTTAATGAGCCAACATATTGGATTAAACCTGGCTGGATAGTATTTAATAAAGATAAGGGCTTTGTAAAACTTTCATATAAAGCAATCGCTACCGACGAAAGAGGTTATCCTCTTATCCCTGATTTAGCCTCATACCAAGAAGCGATATATTGGTACGTAATGATGAAGCTCAACTTCCCTAAGTTCTTAAAAGGATAGCTTGGAGGTAAAGTAAGATTTAACTAGAATACTTATTTTTACATGCAGCAGCAATGGAACTTCTACAGAAACCAGGCATATGCAGAAGCAATGATGCCTAATGAAAGTGAAATGTCTTCAATAAAGAACGAATGGACAAAGCTTATTCCAGATTGGGATTCTGATGATACGCTGTTTAATAACGTCGGAAAGAGATAGTTAAACTTTAATGATTACTACTATGGTTACTGATAATAATACATTCGTAAATAGCTTTGTAACAGGAATAGATAGTGACAGCTCTTTAGACAGAGTAAAAAATACCAGTTACTTAGAGGCTAAGAATATTAGGGTGCTATCATTCGATTCTACAAACCAACATGGATCCATTAAACCTATAAATGGAATAAAGCAGGTTGGATCAATAAAGGATGAAAAGGTAGAGAGGATATTAGCTACAGGAGCAGTACGAGATAGAGGTGTAATTATATATATATCAGAGAAAAGAAATAAGCCAGAGTTTTGCATATCCTGTTTTGATAATAAAATTGGTCAAGATAGTGATACTGATAGCTCTGTAAAAGAAATATAGAATATATCTAATATATTTAGATCAGAACTTATAGATTGGCCTACAGATAGATCAAAGTGGCCTAAGAATGTATCAATCACATTCAAATACGAAGGTGATGATAATATTAAGTTATATGTTGCTACAGGATTCAATCCTATAATGGTTTTTAATATAGCGAAATTATATAGTTATAATAATACATCATTTAACACAGTATAGTCTTACCCAAAGATTATATTTCAGAAACCTAAGTTTGTTAAGTATGTAGATGGAACTCTTAAGACATCTTATGTAAGCTACTCGTACTAGATATACAGCAATCATGGAGTATCTACAGATATATCTCCAGCTTGTTAGTCTATACCTGTTATTAATGTACCATCAGATAGAACAGACGTATTAGGAATAAAGACTGATTAGTTTGATAAAAAAACTAATTGTGGTGTTCAGATTTTAATTAAACCAGAGACTGATTATTCTTTTCTTAACAGAATAAAGATATATAGAATCTCAGTATAGATTAACGGTTAGCTGCCAACAATCGAAGTTATATATGACTCTGCATACGAACCAAATAGAAACGGAGATTTCTTTGTGAATGATACAGGCCAGCAAGCTTTGGACACTATAACAATAGAAGAATACAACAGCATGTCTGGTGTACACATTATTCCAAAGGTTATAGAAAGTAAAGATAATATATTGTTTGCCGCAAACATACAGGAAAGGTCAACTTTTATTGATACTGATCTGTTTAAAAAATGGGACGCTAGATCGTTTAGAGCAAATGGACAAGGATAGATAGTTCTACAGAATACATCCGGAGACCAAAAGGTAACATACAAATGGTCCGAGCTTAACGAATTATCTATAAGTAACGGATATATCGAAAGAGACTCTTATAATCCATATAATGATATAAACAAGCAATACTATCTTAGTGATTCGTACTGTATATATGACAAAGATGATTTCTACGGAGGAACAGGAGTAAATGTCTCCTGGAGATTTACAGTTACATATATTCCTATTGATACTTGTAGTACTTCTGGATCGAAAGAGATTGGAACAATGTGGAACGTTCTTAAGGTTAAGAACACACAGGATAGACCAACTCTTTATTTTGTTAATAAGAACGGCCTTTAGAAAGCCGACATTGAGGTATCTACAGAAGAGGGTAGAATTAATAACTCGTGGGTAACAAAGTCTCTTAAACGAAACGAATTGTATAGATATGGTATTATATTATACGACTCTACAGGAAGCCCTAGCCCTGTAAAGTGGATAGCAGATATTCGTACACCAAATTTATATGATAAGTATTTCAATACTTTCATATCACATTACAACAATATGTACGATCTAGCATCAATTCCTCTTGGTGTAGCATTCAATGTTAAAAACTTGCCAGAAGGATGTACCGGATACGAAATTGTAAGATGCTAGAGAAGAGAGCAGGATATAGCTTCAATAGCACAGGGTGTTATTAGTAAACCAATAGTAGGATATAGCACACCTGAATGTCATAGACCAGATAGAACAACATACTTCCCTACAGGATTACTTACAACCGCAATGGTAGCGCAAGGATCTGTATTTAAATATTTTACAGAGAACTACAATCCTGCTAATGATGATAAAGATGCAGATGCGATAAAAGCTGCGGGTAGAGTATGCGCATCCAATTTTGGCAATACATAGATATTCTAGTTTGTATCAGCCGAAACTACTTATTAGCCAGAATCTATAAAAGTACTTACAAATAACAAAGATTTTAAATTAGAGCCACTTAGATATATTTTTGGTCAAAGCGGAAAGTTCTAGAAAGAGAAGCATATTGGAAATAAATATTTCATGAGTCCTGGTATTTCAAATACCAATATATATACAAAACCAGATTAGACTAATGATGGTAAATCCTATGAATGGAAGTACTATACAAATAAGAGCGGTGGTGGATATACTGATTATCAATACAAATCTTCTCCATATATTCTTAAAATGCTTACAGCGCATTTGAAAACTATGTACTATAAAGCTGATGTGTCAGATAAAATGTGGACATGTTTAAGCCCTGGTAAGATAGGTGAGAATATTAAGTATTCTGGATCAGATATGAATAAAATAGATGATAAGGTTTTTGCTTACATAAAACTGTACGAACAAGGATGTTCGTTAAGAACAAGGATATGCGGAACAACTGATCATCTTATTGATTATGGTCCAAGCTCTATGGACGAGCATATTGATAACAATACAAAACTTGCTGATATCGATGATATATAGATAGCTTCTGAGTTAAAATGGAACGAAGTAATTAAAAGAACGTTCCTAGAAAAAGGCTCAAATTCAGATGTTAAAGAAAATGGAAAATGGTGGCCAACAATAGAATATAACAATCATATAGATTCTGTAGGCAAATACTAGTTCTGTAATACTGTATTTTATGGATGTGATGGAGCTGTTATAGATAGAGGAGGAATTGAAGGAGATGACAACACGACAATTGCACACGATATGGTAGATGGTGCAGGCTAGGGCGATGTTATAGGAGATGATAATCCTGGATATATCCTAAGATTCCCGTTTAGTACTGGAGGTAGATGCGCTTTGTTATCAATGAAAAACGATTGCGCAAATATGTTATTCAATAGTATTATTGGAGCATAGTCTTATTATAAAAACGTTGACAACAATCTATAGGAATTCAATTCTTTTTCAAGCTACTATAAAGTCAATATTAATAGTATCCCTGGAACAGTGTTGTGCAATATAAGAAAAACAGTAACTCCATATGATGGGTGTACAGAGAAATCAATAACTGCTAGCACATATAGATCTGATGGCCAGTTCTTTACAAAAGCAAATGAGTGGAACGCTGTATTCGATGGTGATACTTACATATCTGTGCTTGATTACACATCAATGCATAAAGCTACTTGCAACTTCTTAAAAGGAAAGGATGATAGGGCTAGTAGAGATTTCGGTGATTATAGATCACCTTCAATGATGCTTGGATACGCTATACCAGTAGAATCTAATATAAATTGTAGATTTGCATATGGTTACGAATTCTCAAAGAACTCTACAAACGAAGGCGCATCAATGATTTAGATTGAGCCTGCTAATGTAAACAATATGTATACTCAAACTGAGCCAGAGTACTTATTTAACACAACATATGCTGCAGAAAACAATAGTAGAATTCATGCTGCTTTTGACACTACAAATATAGAAGACTTTAATAAGAACGTTGATTATATGTGTAGATATTCTATGTTAAAAGAAGACAATGAGCACATTGATAGTTGGACGAAGTTCTAGAGTTCAAATTACCTTGACGTAGATAGTAAGTATGGTAAAATAACAGGTTTAAGAACCTATAAGCAATGGCTTGTATTCTGGCAGTAGATGGCTACAGGTTTGTTATCTGTTAATGAAAGAGCTATAACTGATAGCATAAATGGAACATAGTTAATACTTGGTACTGGTGGAGTTCTTAGTAGATACGATTACCTTGATCAAACAGCAGGTATGCATAATGATGAATTATGTGACACCCAGTCTAGTTCTACGCTATATTGGTTTGATCACCATAACTAGGAGCTTAGATCATTTGATGGACATGGCGTATATCCTTTAAGCAAAGGATCACAAGCTCAGAATATATTATACAAGTATTAGGATAAAAATTCCGATCCGACATTGTTCTTCGATAATAGAAACAACGAGGTTATATGTAAGGTAATTGGAGAAGATTCATTTGTATATAATGAAGCTGCAAAAGCATTCCCTTCAATTTATACAATACCGTTTGACGGAGCTATATAGTTTAGTAATAAAACTCTGTTAGTTAAGAATATAAACGGAGATATAAAAATCGCACAGTGGGATGCAGACAATAAGTATACAACATCTTGGGAAGAGAAGATATTGCCTACTTACATTAAGTATGTTGTGAATAGCGTTCCTACAGCAACCAAAGTATTTGACAATCAAGAAATAATTACACCTCAAGACGAATTCTAGTATATTGATATATAGGGCGATAAAAAAGATAGGGATTCTTATTTTGGGTTATCTAAAGAGTATAAATGGTCTACTGATTCTGGCATGAAAGCAGAGGATGATTTACATGGAAAGATAACTATAAGAGAACATAATTATAGATACGCTATTCCTAGAGATACTAGAGCAAATGCGTACGGCTCAAGAATGAGAGGCAAATATCTTGTATGTGAAATGTAGGATAATAAGCCAAATACAAATGTTGCTATATAGTATATACTAACTAAATTTAGAGCATCATGGATTTAAGATAGAGAAAAAGAATAAATAATATTCCTAAGTTTAATTCAGGTACTGGCTCATTATCTGATTCGATAAACGGAATTGGTGGAGATATAACCGGTCTTAATTAGTATAAGACAAATATAATCTCAATTCCAACATAGGCTGATATAAACAATATGAGAGGCCCTGGAAAGATAACTATGGGTTTAGGATCTAATTCAAAGCCTACCGCTGGATAGGTTATAGGTCAAGTAGGGAATGCAATAGGTGGAGCATTTGACTAGAGCTCTAAATTTACTAATAGCACATCGAAATCTCTTGGATAGTTTGGCGACCTTGCTTCAAAAATACCAGGACCATATGGATAGGCTATAGGAGGAGTGTTTAAACTTGCTTCAAATTATTCTGGAATGGCGAACTATAGTCACGGCAGTTCCGAGATGATGAACTAGGCAGGAACAACAGAAAGTTCAATAAATGGTATAGGGTATACAAGATAGAATGTAGCAGACACAAAAGCTGCTTATAATGACGTATCTAAAACAGGTTTGAATAACACAGTATCAAGCACTGCTACAGGAGCAACAACAGGTGCTGCTATAGGCTCAATTATTCCTGGATTAGGAACAGTTGCCGGAGGAATAATTGGAGGTATTATAGGCGGAATAGGAAGCTTGTTTGGAGCCAGAAGAGCTAGGAGAAGATAGAACAGAATTGGAAAGAACGCTATAATACAGACAGATGTTATAAATTCTGCTAATATGGCTTCAGCTGACACTGTTGGATTAGAAAATAATTATTACGCAAATAATTACGACACAACTGGTGGGGTTCTGTATGCTAATAGGGGAAAGGATTTAAAATTAAGAAAACGAATTAATAGAGCTAAGGTATGATAAAATAGAAAGTATGGACTCCTAATGGTTATTAGGTTGGTCCAACTAACAGTATGGTAGGTAAAGGTGAGTCTATTATAGATTACACTAATGGTACCGGTACACTTGTAACTAAGGGAAAGGTTGGTGTAGATAATCAGCCTAGCTCTGTTAGACAAGACGATAGAAATGTAATAGCTGGAAACGATATAGACTGGACTAATGGTATGAAGTTCTCACAATAGATAGCGCCACTTACAGCTAGATTACAAATGTATAATGATATTGAAAAGAAGGCAAATAAAAAGCCAAGCATGAGCTCGTTGTCAAAGCAGACAATGCAGCTTCAAAGCGCTCAATTAGAGCGCGCTAAAGCCCCTATTTTATAGGCTATGAAGAATATTACAGACAGGTAGGAGAAATAGCATTAGATCGAAGATTATGCGGCTTAGTTTAAAGCTAATTGTGGTAAAGATAGATTCGCTAATGGTAAGAATATGTGGGAAGGAGTAAAAGACTCTTTTAATAACTGGACTAAAGCTGGTAAAGGAAAAGTATCAAACGCTATGCTTGATACTGGCTATATGATTCCTGCTGTTCTTGAAAAGCAGATGCTTAATCATTGGATGAAAGAAAATCCATTAATGCCAAATATCTATGCCGCAAACAGATATGGTTAGTCTGCATTACAAACACTTAATAGATTAAGAATTAATCCTTACAATTAGTTGTAGAGTCTTAATCAAAACGACAGAGCAGCATACTACAGAATGCAGTAGGATGGTGGATATACTGGAGGATAGAGACAGGCCGGTAGAGTAGCTCTCGCTCTTGGTAATGCTAGAAATGTAGCAGATGTACTCAATAATGCTGATTTACAAAATAATAAGTATAGACAAAATTGGGCTACTGCTGCATTGGAAGAAGGCGGTCAAGATGCTGCTAGAAGACAAGCTGCCAACTAGTATGCGTGGGAGGCTTACAATAGGGCGCATGGTGCTAAGAC